TATTACATTAAGTGAAACATTTAGATTTTCATTATTTAAATTTAAATTTAGTTTATAATCTTCATTATTTAAATTCTCAAGTAAAATACCAATATTTTTATCTTTATTTTTAATTATACCATAAAACTTGGGTATGTTAATAGGTACATATTTATATATATGTTCATAGAAATAATATTCACGATTATATAAATCTAGGTTATTTGACATTATTGTTAGAAAATTTTCAGTAGTATTTTCAAGTTTAATAATACAATTTAATAATTCTTTGTCTGTTTGTATTTTAACATCAATTACATCTGAAATAAATCCACCTTTTAATTTTATATTATTCACTTGTATGTCTTCAATATGAAAATCTAGAGACAATAATATATTATTTTTTATAAAATTTTCATTGTTTGAATAATTAATAACATTATCTATATTAAAATCTGTAAAGTCTAAAAGTGTTAAATTTGCGTAATTATTTAATAATTCTTTTTTTGTATAAATTGTTTCAATACCGATTATACATTTTGGTGAAACACCATTTGCACTTAATAAACCTGTTTTAGAATCTTCAAAAATAATCGTCTTCTTATTTGTGCTATTAAATTTTTTAATAGCAACATTATAAGGTTCTGGAAATGGTTTTGGATTATTACATTCATTTCCTATAATAATAAATTCAAAATATTTATTTAAACTTGTAAATGATAAAATTTGCTCAGCTGATTTACGATTACAATTTGTAACAACAGCTATTTTATGACCATTATGTCGAATTATTTGTAATGTGTGTTCTATACCATTAATAAGTTTAATTTTATCTATATTATTAATAAATAATTCATCTTTTTTATGAGATATTTTTGGCAATGACATATTTTTATTCAAAAATTTAAATTTTTCAATAACAGTATCATCTGTATTTCCAGATATAAATTTTTTAAATTCTTCTTCAGTAAGATTATAATTATAATCAAGTAAAATATTTTTCCATACATCGTAATAAATATTTTCTGTTAATACTATTGTTCCATCTAGATCAAATAAAAAAACATAAGTTCTATCTATGTAATTTTTTACTTGTTCGGGTGTTCCAAGATTATAAACAAAAATACTATTTAATTCAATACCAATGAAAATATTTGTATCTTTTATCATTTGTTGAATTATACATGAAGTATAACACTCGTTATTAAATACAATATTATTTTCAACTACATAATTTGAATATTTAAATAAGACTTCAATATCATTAAAACAGTATATTCCTGTATTTGCGTTATTACTTATTTTAACTTTTTCAGCAATATTGATAATATAATTATTATCATCTAAATTTATGTATGAATATAATGGTTTTTCTTCTTCATTTTTATTGTAAAACACAGCGTTTTCATTAATATTTCTATACATTGAAATAACATCTTGTGTATAAAATGTATCACAATCAAATAACATTGTTTTTTTATGTTTTGTTAAGAATTTGATTTGTTTTAATCCTTCAAATATAGTTTCTGAAGCTCCTTTTGTTTGAAAATTTATTTTAATAAAATTAATAAATGGGTATTTTTCTAGCAACACATTTTTAAAAATATTATCTTCAATATTATAATAAATAATAAAAATTTTATCATCATTATTCAATGTTAAATTATCTAAAACATAATAAATCATTGGTTTCCCTAAAATATTAATTAATGGTTTAGGATCACTATATCCACAATTTAAAAAACGTTCACCTTTTCCACCAATAGGAATAATAATATTCATTAATAATAATTATGTTTAAAAAATAATTATTATTACGCTTAAAAATTTATTTTTTGATTATAAACATAATATCATCCCATCTATTTTTGATATGTCTTAAATCTTCAATTTGTATATATTTTTTATATTCTTCTGGTGTATTTTCTATTAATATTTGTGTCCATTTTATATCAGGAATGTCTTCTATAACAAATACACCGTTATCATTTAGAAGTGGCAAATAATTCTTTACAAAAAAAACCATACTATCTAATGTGTGAGGTCCATCATCTATCAAAATATCGAATTTTATATCATTTTTTATAAAAGTATTTTCAATAAATGTTTTGTTATATGCGTCAACTGATGTAATTAAATTAATTCTATCATTATTTTTAATACAATCATTTACATTTGAGATACAAATGATGTCTAACCCATAAATAGTAGAGTTTGGAAAATAATCATGCCATAATTTTATACTTCCACCATTTTGTTTGTTTTGTTTTGGTTCACCTATACCAATTTCAAGTATATTATTTTTGTCATTTTTTTTTGATGAAAAAATTCTTTCATATGTATTAATATAACTATGAGAAGTATTTTTGTCTGTTAAAGAATTATCTATTAAATCTATTAATTTCGACATATTATAATTTATATTACATTATACTTTTTAAATTATAACGCATTAATAAATATTATTTCTATATTTGTATTTTTTAAGTCTAGTTCCTTAATATAATTACCAGCTCCACTAATGAAGACAAAAATATTTTCTTCTGTACTTTTTAACAAATCATTAAGCGATGAACATAATAAGTTATATCCATAAATATATTTTAAGAACTAAAATATAATTCTTTTGGATATCTATGTAAATGTCTTTCATATACACTTATTTTACAGTCCCATATAGAAATACATTTTTTATTTTTATTATTATAACAAACCCAGAATTCTTGATTATGTCTTAAAGAATTTAAAGGATTTGGATATTTATTTAAGTTGTTAAATTCAATTGGTGATGGTAATGAAATAATATTGTCAGCTTTTGACCACCAAAAATTACCTGAATAATGTAATGTTGGATTAGCTCGTAAATCAACACCACACGCATCATAATTGTTTAATTTTTCTAGACAAGTTTCCCATTTTGTTACAAGAAAATATAACATATATTGTATTTGGTCTTCTATACAAAGATTAATGTCTTTTCCAACATTTTTAGTATGTAAATATAATACATTATATGTAGGGTTTATCAAACAGAATTTATATAAAAAATTTAACGTTGGTAATTCATAATCAGCAAGATTATCAGATAATTTTATCATTTTAATTTGATTATTATGATTATATTCTCTAATATCAGCAGTGCTTAACGGAATTTCTTCTGAGCCAATAAAACATATATAAATGAATGTAACATTATTATTCAATTTGCTTTCTTTTATAATATCTAAATACTGTATTATTCTTTCTTTACATTTGTCTAAAATTGCGGCGTGAATAAATATTGCGGTATTCATTTAAATAGTTAGACATAAAATATTATGTTTAAATTATAAATTATTCAAATTATAATTTAAAGAAAATATAATTAAAATATACATAATATAATGAAACTTTTATTATTTTACTTAACAGATGATAGACGTCACTATACATTCCCACATTTTATTAATATGATTAATGATTTAAATAATAAAAAAGAAATAAAGTTATTAATACTAACACATACAAATGATAACAATTTTTATAACGAACAATTAAAAAATACTAATTTTGATTTTATTATACAAAATGTTAATCATGATAATAATTATTTAAGAAAAGTCCATTTTGCGTGTAGTTATGCTGAACAACACAATATTCCTTATGTTATGAAATGTGATAACGATATTTTTGTTAAATCTCAGACACTCGACTATATGATTGATAATTTACATTTATTAGAAAACAGCAGACATTTAACAATTGGTCCAGTTTTAACTTCTGGAATACCTGGTATAGAATATTTTAAGGAAGAATTTTTAGATCAAGAAGCTAAAGAAACAATAGAAAAAATGTTTTTAAAAACAAACTTTTATAATAGAGATGGTGCTGTATATGATTTTTTAAATAAACATACTCTAAACGCAAGCAAATGGAATAAAGATGCTTTTTTTGAGAGTGTAAAATTTATGAATCATCATTATAAGGGTATACATCCAATCAGAATGAATATTGAATCCCTAAATTTTTTAAATAATTATATTATTCAAAACAAAAATAGATTTATGAAAGACAATGAATTAAGTATTATAGATAATGATAATTCTCCTTATTTATGTAATAGTATTTTCTGTATTAAAACCGAAACATATAAGTCTATTATTACAGATAATACTCTATATGTCGATCCTTTTGAAGAAGTTCCATTAAATAAATATTCATGGAGACACAATATGAATCATTTATTTGTTAAAAATGGTTATGCTATTCATATGTATTACAATTGGAGTAATAATCATATAGATAGTGAAAAGAAATTTTGCGAAAGTTTTTTCAAAATTTAATTACTTAAATAAATACTAATTTGTAAATAATATTTAAAAAAAATCCTATATAAATATAAATGTCAATTACATTTTCAAGTTGTTTTTATATTTTAAAGTCAAAATTTGACAAAACTACTTATATTAATTGGATGAATAATTTTATTTCAATTGTAAATGAGTTTTACTTAGTAATATATACAGATGAGAATAGTGTAAAATACATTAATACAAAAAATAATCCTAGAATAAAAATTATCATAAAACCAGTTAACCAGTTTTATACGTATAAATATAAAGAATTATGGATTAAAAATCACAAAAGAAATAATTTATTGAATACTCGTGTTGAATGGGAAGTAAATATGTTATGGAATGAAAAAATATGGTTTACAAATGAAACGTGTAAAAATAAATATTTTGATACTGATTATTATGGATGGTGTGATATTGGATATTTTCGCAATAGAAATGTTGATATAAATACATCAAATTTAATGAAATGGGGAAATAATAGTAAAATAGAAAAACTAAATAAAGATTATATTTTTTATGGATTAGTAAATCGTAATTTACAATATGTAAATAATTTACAAAATACTATCAATAATAAAAATACTATAGGATTACCTCAAATACCAATTTTAGAAGACCAGCATTCAATCGGAGGTGGATTTTTTATAAGTCATAAAGATAAACTTGAATGGTGGGTTGAAACATATTATAAAAAGCTTGAATTATATTTAACAAATAATTATTTAGTTAAAGATGACCAAATAATAATAGCTGATTGTATATTTTCACAAAGCAAAGAGTTTTGTCTATTACAAGAAAATAGTATGTATGATAATTGGTTTATGTTTCAAAGATTTCTCCAATAAATTAAGTTAATTATATAATAATATTCAATTACATCTTTTCTCATTTAAAACGCCCATTTTTATATTAATTTTCCATTAATGTATATTTTGTTATCATAATTATAATAAAAATCAAAACATTTTATTTCATTATCCGTTGAATAAGTTGGAATAATATTGTTTGATGAAAAAGATAATATACCTATAATAATTTTTGACTTTAATTTTTGAATATTATTTTTTTTTCTATACTCATTTAATCCTTTTATTAATATATATTTCACTTCATTATCTAACCCTTCGTGGTCATCTGAAATATAATCAAAACAATATTTACCATAATATGTCTTATAGTTTTTTCCAACTTTATAAATAAAAGTAATAAATGGCATATACATTATTTATTTATTTATATTTAAGTAATTTTGGGCGTTTTAAATTAGAAAAGATGTAAAACTATTTAATTCAAAATATAAATAAATTTATAAAACAGTTTATAAATTTATTATTATACACAAGTAATAAAATAATAATGAAATTAATTTTTTATCATTTTTTACATATATATTTTTTAACTGAGTTTGAAATTATATTTTATATTTATTACATTATGCCTTATGAAAAGCAATTAATTTTTAATTTATTTGACACGAGTGATTTAGAAAAGATATTGCCTTTTTATAATAAAACATATATTGAATTATATAATAATAATAAATACAACAATAATAAATGTAATGCATATCAAAATAGGTTAGATAATTACAACTCAAAATTATTCAATTATTGTATTATATATATTATTATAATAAATGTTCTATTAGTCATGCTATTTATAAAAGACATATATCAAAATTACAGCATTTTTTGTGAAACAAATATATCTCCAACCAATCAAAAATATAAATTATCTTGTAATCCAAGCTCTTCGTTAATGGCTTTCAAAAGTTCTCAGAATATTGCTAACGATTATAAAAAAAATGACGATAATGGTGTAGAGTTACAAGATATTAATATTAATATTGAATCGGCTCATAGTAAAGATTCTAATAAAGATTCAAATAATGAATGTAAATCCATTAGGATAAAAATTGATGATATTTTCATTGTATATTACTATAAAAACTCAGAACTAATTAAAGAAATTTTCAAATTGATACAGTTTATTATATTGGTTGGAATATTTGAATATGGGTTTTTTATAACAATTGTGAATAAATATAAAATCGCAAATATTGATACTATTTTATGTAATATTGAAGGTAAAATATTATAAGTTATATTTATATAAATATAATATATTTGTATAATATTATAAAATGATAAGTATTTTAATTCCTATCTATAATGGTATTGAGTTTATAGATGAATCTGTAATGTCAGTTATAAATCAAACTTACACTGATTGGGAACTTTTAATTGGTATAAATGGACATCCTGAAAATTCGAGCGTGTTTCTAAAAGCAAAACAATATGAAAATAAATCAAATAAGATTCGTGTTTTTGATTTTTTCAATATAAAAGGCAAATCAAATACTTTAAATGAAATGATAAAGTATTGTAATTATGATTATGTAGCTATTTTAGATGTAGATGATATATGGTCAACAGAAAAGTTGAAAATTCAGTCTATTTTTTTAAATAATTACGACGTAATTGGAACAAGATGTGTATATTTTGGTGAAAAAAGTTTAATACCAAATATTCCTATAGGTGATATTACTAATTTTGATTTTACTAGAGTAAATCCTATTATAAATTCTAGTTCTGTAATAAGAAAAGAATTGTGTTTTTGGGACAAAAACTGGGATAGTGTCGAAGATTATCACTTATGGTTACGACTTAGAAAGATGAATAAAAAATTCTATAATTGTGAAAAAATTCTTGTTAAACATCGAATCCATAATACATCAGCATTTAATTCAAAAGGTAATGATTTATTAGCTCAAAATTTATTAAAATCTTACAAATAAGGAATTATTTTCTTTAAGTTACTTTGGGAATTTATTATATTTTTAACATATGATTTTCAAAAGTCGGTGGGCCAAACAAAAAATGGACAAAAATAAATGTCCATTTTTGCAAAAGCCAAAAGGTTTTGGCAAAATGCATCGTTGTGACCATAATTTTTTTTAGCGTCTCATGACTTTTTTTAAAATTTTCAATTTGTGACGATAAATTTTTTATTTTTATAAAGAATTAAGTATTTTAATTAAAAAGAATTTAGGAATTTTTATATTTTATATATATATGACAACGGACGACAACATTTTTGTAGCTAAAAGTAGCTTCGATTTTTACTGCGAAAAATGTAACTATAGAACGTGTAAAAAAAGTAACATGGAAAAACACTATTCGACATCTAAGCATACAAAAACAACGATTTTGACAACGTTTGACAACGATTTAGTAGCTAAAAGTAGCTCAAAAAAATATACGTGTGAAAAGTGTAATAAATATTATAATGATCGTGCTGGTTTATGGAGACACAATAAAAAATGTTCAATTAATAATAATATTAATAATAATAATATAATCGATGAACATAATCAAACAGAAAATAAAGACGAATTAATTAATTATTTAATTAAAGAGAATCAAGAATTTAAAAACTTAATACTAGAAATCGTAAAGAAAGATAATTCATCTTCTGTTATAAATAGTCATAACACAACAACTAATAGTCACAACAAGACATTTAACCTTCAATTCTTCTTGAATGAAACATGTAAAAACGCAATGAATATTTCTGATTTTGTCGATTCAATAAAACTGCAATTAAGCGATCTAGAAAATGTGGCCAAAATAGGTTATGTTGAAGGTCTCTCTAAAATCATTATTAAGAATTTAAATGCGCTTGATGTAACTGAGCGCCCTGTTCATTGTAGTGATTCAAAACGAGATACAATGTATGTTAAGGATGAAGATAAATGGGAAAAGGAAAATGAAAATAATCACAAGGTTTTAAAGGCCATCGAAGACATTGCAAATAAAAATACTAAGTTAGTTAAAGAATGGAAACAGAAGAATCCAGAATGTGCAAGTAGTAAGTCACATAAAGCCGATGTATATTCACATATAATGATTGAAGCTGTTTGCTCTAATAATGACGCAAATAATAATAAAGTTTTAAAGAAAATCGCAAAAGAGGTCACTATTGATAAAAAATAATAAAAGGAGAAAACTAATTAAAAATAAAAGGAGAAAACTAATTAAAAATAAAACTTAAAACTTAAAAATAAATATTAAAAGTTAAATATAAACATGGCATTTTTATATTTAATCGATTTAGTCACAAGTATTTCTTTACATATAATTGTTAAATGTAGTAGTTGGATTATATACAGTTCAGGTAATGGTTTATATTATTTATATAAGAAAATTAGACCAGAGTCTCAAATTCAAGATGTGAAAATTGTAGACAATGACTATGTTATAATAACACGCGAAGAATATAATAAATTAATAAGCAATGAAAATGAATTAAAAAAACAATAATATTTTTATTCTTATTTACACAACATAATTAAATTGAGAATCATAAAACCCTTTATTTTTGTTATATTCTACTTTAATATAAGGATTTTCATCAATTAATAATAATATTTTATCGACTGTTGTTTTTGCCAAAGTTTTATCAATATAATAAGATGATATGTACGATTGAAATAAAGTTAAAAAATATAGATTATAATCAGTTTCAATATCGTAATTTTCAAAAGACGTTATTAACTTTTTACAACATTCATAACATTCTCGATGATATCCATAATTTCCGTAATTTTTTATTATACAGTTATAAATATAATCCACACTAGTATTTATGCTAAGAAAATTATTAATTATATCTTTATAATCTCCATAAGACCTATTTATATCATCATAATATTTATCTAAAATTTCTAAATAAAACATCTCTTCACCATGACCATATCCTAAGTTCGTTGTTTTTATAAAAACATTATTAAGCTCTGTTAATATTTTTATTCCAATGTCTTTATTCCCTATCAAGAAAAAACTACCACAAACAACCCATCTATATTGGTTATAATATTCTCTTAAATTATCACTTTCAGAAAATCTTTTATCTGTAACATTTAATATTTGAATATGAAATTTATCTCTTGTAGTATTATTTAGTATTTGTAATAACATATTATTTTTATAATTTAAACAAATCTTAGAAAAATTAATTCCAACATTAGAGTCAATCCAACCAAATTTTGATGTATTAAAGGGGTTTAAATTTATTGTTTCTAATACAAAATCAAATTTACTACAACAAATCAAATGACTTTCTGCGCAAGTTCTTTCATCTATTGTTGGATAGTATTTTTCCCTATTTGTTTTTACAATATCAAGATATTTATAAACATTTAACTCTTCAAATTCTTTTACAATAATTTTTGTTAAATGAATTAAATTTAGTTCATTTCTTATTTTGTAAATAGAGTTATATAAAATACTATTTGTAAAAATAACTAGATAACAAGGGGTTTCTAATAATGACTTCATATTATTTATTGAATCTTGCATGTTTCTCGATTTATTGTGATATTTAGTTAAATCATAACACGCAGTTACAAGAGTACAATCAGGTATCATTAATAATAATATAAAAATTTATTGTTTATATTATTTATATTATTTATATTATAAACAATATTTCATCTAAGCTTCAATTTTTACCCAAGTTGGATGACATAAATCTGAAGTATTATGACCAACAGTAGGACCAAACCATACAGAAGGATAACACACTATTTTGTCCGGACTAGAATTAAATCCTGCTCCCCACCAGCTAAAAGAACTATTTGCAATAATATTATGACTACAACAACTCATTAACAATAACTGTTCCCAGTCAGCCAATAAGTTTGAAGCTCTAACAAAAGTGTATTGCGGATATACGGATGATAATTGGTGTATTATTTTAACTACATCATTAACGTCTTCATCTTCACAAAAATATAAAACATTGAACTTTTTGTCTGGATATTTTTGTTGAATAAATTGTAAGCATCTTGTATAATAATTTATATTCATAATAGGATGAACATGTTGGATTTTTTTATAATCACCCATACGAAAATGCAAACTAATTGAATTATTTAAAAAATTCGCATCTATTGAAGAATTAATTAATTTTATTTTTTTAACTACATCATTTTTTTGTTTTTCTATATCAAGTAAATTATATATTTGATTATAATATTCTTGAAAATATTTATAACTTTGAAAATAACCGTGTAAACAAGCATTATTTCCCATAAAAAACTGACTATTAAAACTATTGTAATGAAATCCATTTTCTCTAACCTGTTTCAATGGTGGAAAATTATTTCTTAAAAATGGTGTCAATTTATGAAATAATGAATTCCAATATGTATGCCTTTGTGTTGTTCCTTCTCCACCACCTAATGTTTCTACATTTAAAAACGCAAATGGAACATGGCCTTTAATAGAATAAGAAATAGTGGCAAAAATTTGAAATAATTGGTTTCCAAGACCTCCCATTAGATTACAAGTTAGCATTTAGTGTATATAATATAAATAATTGTTTTGTATTTATATCTGTATAAAATATATTTTATTTTTTATTATTATTTTATTATTATAATATAAATAATAATAATATGACTTCTATTGATAATACTAATTCTAACACTGAATATAATTATAATAATGAATATAATATTGTCAGTGGTGAAATAACACCAAAAGCATCAGCACCACCATTTACAGAAGAATTATTACAACAATATTCTAGTGGAGATACAACTCCAAAAGCATCAGCACCACCATTTCCATTTCCAATGAGTCATTCATCATTTGAACCAACTATTACGTGTTTAATTATAGCTCACGGAATTGAAGAAAACTATAAAATAAGTTATCATTCAAATAAAAATATAAGGGTATTATCAAGAGCTGGTCTTCCTGGATGTTTAGGAATATGTGGACCAGGAGATTATGACGATATTTTTGACGAATATGAATATAAAATAGATAAAAGATTATCATCATATCAAAAATTAGAATATATTCAACAAAAATTTCTTAGTGAACAACAATGTACAATGTTATATGATACAATTAATCGCGAAAATTACGATAATAGATCTGGTAAATATTCTTTAGATATCTTTTCTAAAAAAGGACATAGTAGAATATATAAACCTTTTCATGATCATACTTACATATTTACTTTCCCACCTGAATTTAAACAAGGAATACATATTCTTGATGTAAATAATCCACTGCCAAATAGTGGATTAAAATATATGGATAATTTAATAAATAAACGTTTTTTTTTAGATGAATTTAATAATCCTCAACAAGTAAGAAACAATATTGGAAAAACACTTAAAATCTTTTTAGATTACATTTATTTTCCTATTGATATTCAAATTAAAACAGATTATGAAACTATAGAAGATGTAAATACTAATTTTATACCCAAAAATGAAGATGAAGAAGAAATAAAAAAAATGTTTTTGGAAGGATGGGTAGGAAATATGAGAAAAATATGGAAAGGAGGTGAAACCAAATTTTTTACTCCAAAAAATATTAATAAAATGTTATTAATGTATGCAGATAATGTGAAAACAAAAAAATTAGATAAATTAGATAAAATTTTTAATAATCTTATGTCATATTTTGAAGAAAATAATTACAATTGTGAAAATATATTTGGATTAATATATGAAATTAAAAATACTTATAAAGAAGATGAAGATAATCGTACACTAATAGAGAAGTTTTATCCAAAAATTTTCTCAAGTGAAGCAGATTGTTTAAGTTTTATTATTAATATAATGAACACTTCGAGTGATTTATATATAAAACTAAATGATGTTGTTTATAATGGTGATATAAATGTAAGCATTAAAATGAGCTCAATTATTGATTATTTAAAATCAAGAGGATATAAAATAATTAATTTAATTGACTTATCTTGTAGATCAGTACATGGTCAAAATTATGAAGAAGAAAATGTAGAAAATCTTAATAAAATTAGTCAAGAAGAATATGAAAGGGCAAATGATCCTACATCCCCATTTGCTAGAGATAAGGGTGGATCTAAAAAATCTAATAAATCGAGAAAATCTAAGAAAAATAAAAAATCTAAGAAATCTACTAGAAAAAACCCTAGAAATCTTCGCTAAGTTCAAAAATTTCTTCTGTTTTTGTCTTATTTGCCAACGCATAAGCATCTGTGCGTTTCTCAAAGAAATTGGTTTTGCTCTCTAGACTAATCATTTCCATGAAAGCAAAAGGATTCGTCACATTATATATCTTATCATATCCCATTTGAACGCTTAAACGGTCAGCCACATATTTAATATATTGTGTCATCATATCCGAATTCATACCAATTAGACGACACGGTAACGCATCACATATAAACTCGCTTTCTATTTCAACTGCCTCTTTAATAATATCGTGTATTTTAGCCTTGCTTAATTTCTTAACCAATTTGCTATACAATAAAACGGCAAATTCGCAGTGAAGAGCCTCGTCTCTTGAAATCAATTCATTACTGAATGTGAGACCAGGCATTAACCCGCGCTTTTTAAGCCAGAAAATACTGCAAAATGACCCGCTGAAGAAAATTCCCTCTACACAGGCAAAGGCTACTAGACGAGTGGCAAAACTACTGCGATTATCATGAATCCATTTTTGTGCCCAGTCTGATTTCTTTTTGATACACGGGAAATGCTCTATGGCATTGAATAATTTATGTTTTTCTTCCTCGTTTTTGATGTAAGATTCGATAAGCATTGAATAAGTTTGTGAATGTATATTTTCCATTGCAATTTGAAACCCATAAAAGGCACGAGCCTCAGAAATCTGGACCTCACTCATAAACCTGGAAGCAAGATTTTCCAAGACAATTCCATCACTTGCTGCGAAAAACGCCAAAATCATTGATATAAAATATCTTTCGTCAGCATTTAGGGTGTCCCAATGCGTAATATCCTTTGTTAAATCGATTTCTTCGGCACGCCAAAAACAGTCAATCTGGGTTTTATACATCTTCCAGATGTCATCGTGTTTAATTGGAAACATAACGAAACGCTTATCGTCAGGGGCTAATAACGGTTCTTTAGATTCTTTTGACATCCTAAATAATATATATCGTATATTTTAAATTCTTTAAAAAAATTAGTATAATTTTAAAGAATAAATTATATAATTTAATTAAAAAAATAATAAAAATATCATTAGTTTATAAGTAATGTTACCTATACGTGTAGTATTTAAAAACAATGATGAAAAATTATTAAAAATAGATGAATTAATAGAAGTAAAACGTCAAATGCTACAAGATAAGCAAAAAACCATTGGAAAAATTGCGAAACAAAACAAATTTTTAGAAGGTGTGAAAAATGATTATTCAAATTATAATAGTATTATTATGAAACAAAAACACGAACAAATACAAGCGTTGGAATTAATCCATAAATATATTAATGATTTAAAATCAACTGAAAAAATATCAAACCAAAGTATTGAAGAAGCAAAAAATGATCAATTTAAAATAATGAATGAAATACAAACAATAAAACAAAATTTAGAAGGTATTGTTAATTCTAATAACTCATAATTTTTCATAATTTTATAATTTATAAATATAATATATATATATAAATGGCGGCACCACAAGCATATGTTCATCCTCCAGATAATCCATTATTAGCTCCTTTGAATCAATTAGGTACTTCAATTGATACAAATTATACTAATTCATGGACTTTAAGGGAATTAATAAGAACGAACGCACAATATATTTTAGACCAGTTAGGCAGAATCCAACAATCAGTAACTGATATGCAAGATCAATTTGTAGCAAACCGCAATATGGTCGTGCAACTTCAGAACACAATCTATGATTTGCAAGATCAATTAGCGGCAGCACTAGCAGCAGGTCAAGCTGTACAAGCGTTACAACAACAAATTGCTGATTTAACAGCACAGAGAGACGATTATGTTAGATGGATAAATGATTCACTTGGTCTTATCAACCGTTATAATGCTTACGTTCAGCATATAAACGGATTACAACCCGATAATGTTGAAATTACAAATTTAATAACACAGATAAATCAAAGATTAAGGCAAATAACAGACCTTTTTGGATCACCTCCCCAAGCCCCACCAGGTGCCCCGGGTCCTCCACCACCTTATAATGGTCAAGGTGGACCTGGTGGTCAAGGTGGTCCTGGTGGTCAAGGTGGTCCTGGTGGTCAAGGTGGTCCTGGTGGAATTCTATCAAGTATAGGTAATGCGTTTGGCAACGTATCTGGTTCTAATGCTTCTTCTGCTTCTAATGCTTCTAATGCAAGTCAAGGACCAATTGGTAGTGCTTTAAACAGAATTATTGGTTCTTCATCTTCTGCTAGTAACAATTCTTCTTCTGCTTATAATCCTAGTTTTACAGGTAATAATAATAGTTCTAGTTCTGCAAGCTCTCAACAAGGAGTAGGAGGACCAAGACGTAATCGGCTTTCACCGCCACCACCACCACCACAATCAGTTTCAACAAATTTAGCTAATCAATATGGTCAATCATCATCAAATTTTAGTGGTGTTAATCCAATGCGTTCTCAATCTAATCAATCGAATCCACAAAATTTAAAACAAGCTGGAACAAGAGTAGAATACAATGTGGGTGATATGGTTAATTTCAATATAAATGGCAGACCTATCAATGGTAGAATTACTGCTGTATCTCCATTTGATGATACATATACAATACAAGATCCTCGAACAAGTACATCATACCCTGATGTACAATACAATAATATTGCAAGAAAATTTCAAAGCAGTTCTGGAGGTAGAAGAAAAAGAACAAGAAAACACACCGGTGGATGGAGATTAAGTTCTAATAAAAAAACTTCAACAAGAACTAGAAGTAAACCCAGTAGAAGTAGTAGAAGTAGTAGAAGTAGCAGAACTACTAGTAGCACTAGCAGTAGTAGCAGACCACGCAGAAGTAGAAGAAGTTCTAAATAAATTAGAATAATTATATAATATAATAAAAATTATCATATTATAAATTTTTACATCTTTTCTCATTTAAAACGCCCATTATTATTAAATATATTATATTATTTATTACTTTTATGTTTTTTACTTTTTTTTACTTTTTTACTTCCATTTGTTCTGTATTTTTTATATTTTTTTTTATGTTTTTTTGTTTTTTTTCCTCCTCTTTTTCCTGTAATTGAAACACCAAATCCCGTCACTCCATCTCCGCTTATAATTCCAATATTTTGTTGCGCCATTTCTGCTAACCGTCCTGGATGAAACTGTTCAAGATAATCCATATAAGTTAATGGAACAGACCCAGCAACCGGAGGTTCGTCTGTATAAACTAATGTGTGTATATCCATACCAATAGGACCATTCCAATTTTCAGTTGAATTGTATGGATAATTAGAAAAACGCATAAAATAACTATGATTATCGTTATTATAGTATTGATCATCTAGAACAGGCACTTGTCCTCTTAAATTAATAAATCCTAAAAATGTCCCTAAAGGTACTAATGTATTTCTATGAGGGTGTTGAGGAACATCATCAATCGGCATATAGTAATATTTTTTAGAATTAGCATTATCAATAAAAAATTGACGACGCACATCTGTGGTTGTGTTTCTCTTTGGAACACGTTTTAACTGGTCGTTGTCTATTTCTCCATGCATTTCAAGCGATTGTCCTATTCTTATAAATGAACTTGCTGGAATTTCATTATCCATAATATAATGTTATATTATAGATTTATAATAAAAATGTGTAATGTGTAATATATTTATAATAATGGGCGTTTTAAATGAGAAAAGGTGTAAAAGGTATAAAGGTCTAAAGATCGTTATTCAAGTAAGATTGAAATAGAATAAACGCCTCTTTAGGTTTATAAGTAGGTACCTCGTGTCCTGCAAAATGAACAGTAGCAAATTTCAATCTAGAATCATTTGAAAATGGTGTATTAAATGATGTAACATATCCAGCCATTTGTCCATCCACTTCCCACGTTTTCCATAAAGATTTAACAGGAAACCCCAAATCATAAATCCATTTTTGAGTCCCAACTGTTCCACAAACACCATCATCGTCACCAGAATAAACCAAAATATTTAAATCTGGACTGCTCTTTGAATTCAAAATCTTGTTATAATATTTCTCCATTGGTTTCATTTTATCGATATATTCATACTTAACGGTGCGAGAGCATTCATCCCATTGAATATTTGTTTTAACGTGTAAATCATTCTTTACATCTTCACGATTCAAATAATCAGCTGAATAATTATCTTCACACGGTTCATATTCATCTTTCAATGGAATGCTTTGGTGTAAAGACCTAATTTCTGACTCTTGATTAGAAAACATATGCTCATTCAACCATACTTGTTGTGCTGATAAACAAACGGGATAATCTAAGGCATATGGGTTCAAATTACCGATTTTCTTCATAAAATCAAGCATCAAGCTAGAGCAAACAGAATTGTTTAACAGATTTGCGGTTTCAAGACAACCAGAGGCAACATATTTATCCCAAGAAGGCTTAGGCAATAATTGTTTACCCCAGTAAGTCTCCATTTCAGCTCCTACTCCAGAATAGTAGTCCGTATAAGGATTGCCCACAGCAAAACCCTTAAAGTTCAACAGTTTACCTCCTTCACTTCCACTTTGAATATTTTCGTTATATTGAATAATTTCCCATGCTAATGTAGGCATATAATGCCCTCCATAACTTTCACTTGTAATGTAAAGAGGCGAATCAGCAAACTCCGGAAACTTCTTTAAAAATTCAAGTATCGTTTGAAGGTTATCTTTAGCTGCCTGGTCATCGCCAATTTTATAATCGTTTGTGTCATCCGAATACGAAAAACCGACGCCAACTGGTTGCTCTAAAAACACCATATTTGCGATTTTATTCCATCTCCATTCATTCATTTGAAGATTACCATTAACATCAGGTCTAAATGGCCCTTGTTCGGTTAAGAACCCGATTAAGCCACTACACCCAGGTCCACCGTTTGTCCAGAAAACAAGCGGGTCTTTTGATGGGTTTGACTCAGATTCAGCAAGCCAATAATGAATATTTTTCTTTGTTTCTCCTAAATTTAAATAACCACTAAATTGATTGAATTGAATGGGTTCGTTTAATCCATACAAAGTTGATACTTGATCTTGAAGGGCCTCATTTGTATAACTAGATACAAAGTTTAAGCTAGATATAATAGATATAATACAAAAAATAGGGACTAGCATTTTATATTATAATATATATTTTATTTTTATATGATTTTTTATATTAATTTAAGAATGCTCTATTTCAGGTTCCATAACAGTCTTTCCTTGTGCTTTCTCCTCGGCAATTAATGCGTCCATTCTAGGTCTAACAATATTCAAATAATCGAGCATCATAATTCGTTTAACATCAGCTGGTAAAGTTAAAGACTTAGTGCAATTTTCATCTATTTTTTCACATGTTTGTATATCAGTTAAATTATTAAATTCAACTACATAATCATTCCATAATAATATAGAAAGGTCGATTAGTTTACCATTGCTTTCATTCATTATAATTTCTTTCAATTGACGTTTGTATCCTTCGCCTTCGGCAAAAAATTTACCCATTTTGAACCCAACTTTACAGTTTTCATCTTTATCTTTATTTACTTCACGACTGAATGATACCATTTTTATTATATAATATTCAATAAATATTTTTAAGTCATTGTTTTTATTCTTATTTTCCATCTTTTCTCATTTAAAACGACTATAAAATAATTCTATAAAATCATTAAGTTTAAGATTAATTTTTTCATCACGTTTTCCAATAATAAACTTTTTCATTATTTTTTTATCAAAAATATACACGTCAATCGTTTTTTTATTTTCTATAATATGTTTTACATAACGATGAACTCCATCTAATATATTATAATTTGAATCAATTATAATTGGATATTTTATATCAGCATTTTTAATTCGAGATACTTCATCTTTATACTTTTTATTTTTCATATCATTAAGAACGTCAATCGGGCGAACATTGTTTTCCCAACTATTATATTCTAAATTAAAACTTAGGTCATTTAAATTTAACTTATTTTTATTTGGTTTATATAAATTTATATAAGCAAACATTAATGCTGTAGAATACTTATGTTTATTATCTGAAAAATATTCTATCTCCATATAAATAATAAATATATTATATAAAAAAATAGGCGTTTTATTTGTTTTATATTTATTTTTCCACATTTGTTCATTTAAAACGTAACATACCTTGTAACTGAGGATAAACTCGACAATTTTCAGGCCATTTCCCAGTTATTTCCCGTATTTTTAATGAATTGATATTGCTTCTTCTTTTTATAATTGTCTTTCTTAAGGCAAAAACCTTTTTCCATGTGCGCTGAATTAATTTTATCCAGATTGTTTTAATGATACATACACAATGTCCTGTTTCTAAAGTAATATTTTCAGCTATTTGCGGTCTAATATAATCATCTTTAGATACAATATTATTAAAATTTTTAATTCTAGAAAATGGTGATGATTCCTGACTAACTAAATTACGATAATATGTGTTGTAATTATTGCATATTTCATTCATTATATTAGTATTTAGTTTCTTAAATCTTGAAATATTTAAATGATAATAAAATAATTTCCCACCATTTCCTTTACCATGTAGCTTACAATACAATTCACATAAAACTATATTGAAACGAGTATTACTTTGTTCATCTGGGTTAAAATAAAGGTCATCTTCATCTGAATCATAATCTGATTCAGAATCATAAACACCGTGTTGTTCTTCAATATTATTTGACATTGTATTGTAATTTATTTATATTAATTAAATAATAAATAAATATTTCATTTTTTTTTAAAAATAATATATATAAATGAAGGCTAATGCGATTTTGTCGAATTTGTTAACAAGTAAAGTAGTATTAACAATTATATTTTGGTTATCTTTAACAAATATTATTGGTTATTTAATATACAACAGATTTGATGTTGTAGTGTTTTTTGTTTTAATAAGTCTAATAATTACTTACTTTAGTAAAAATATGATAATAATTTTAGGTGTTCCATTAATTTTAGTTAATTTGTCTGTATTAGGAAAAAATAAATTCAAGGAAGGATTAGAAGGTCAAACTGCTGAAAAAGAAAAAGAGAAAGAGAAAAAGGTTGATGGAAGTCAACCGGCTGTAATATCGCCACCAGATGTAACTCAATCAACTACTGAACGTGTAGATACAGAAGTTAAAACTGAAAAACCCGATAGTTTTGAAGTAGGTCGTAATAAAAATAAATCCAAGTATAATATTGATTATGCCGCAACAATTGAAGATGCCTATGATGAATTAAATAATATATTAGGAAGTGATGGAATCAAAAATTTAACAAGCGATACTCAAAATTTGATGCAACAGCAAAAACAATTAACTGAAGCAATGACACAAATTCAACCATTGATGCAAACTGTTGGTCCTTTATTAGATCAAGCAAAAACAATGATGGGTAGCATGCAAAATCAAGGTGGTATGGATCAATTAAATAAAATGGCCGCGCAATTTAAACCTTCTGCTGTAAAAAAATAAAAATAATCAATAAACAAAGCAAAAATAAAAAATTAATAGATTTATATAATTAATCTAATCTAGATATTATATAAATGAGAAAATGTCCTCCTGGAGTTGTATGTGTTGAAAATGTTTCGATGTTTTTCATAGCTATTTGTTTATTACTTGTAGTTTATCTTATTTATTCAAATATGAATAAGAATATACAAATTAACAATCATCCATCCGAAAAAATCATTGTTAAGAATGAAACAAGAGAGAATCCATCGTCCGGTTTATTTAGTTGGTTTCAACAACCAAGCTGGCCTTATAATAACATACCAAATGACACTTATTTGAACCCATATTCGGCACCATTAAGGGATGAAAGATATTTAGTTCCACAAATGAATTATATTCCGCCAGGAACTGTACCTATTAATGTAGCCACAAGTGCGGTTGAAACATCTTATAGACAAGTAGGAATTTTAACACCCTTAAATGGCAGTCAAAAAGATAGTATATTGCCATTAATGGGTCGAGTGTTATTCAACCGAAGAGATTTATGGAATTATTATACCATTAGTAACCAACATAATAATGTAAAATTACCCATTTCGGTTAAGGGTAGAAGTGCGTTAAATGATAATGGAGTTGATAAACTGTATAATGGAGATACAGTTTATGTAGAAGGTGCTGGTGAAGCATATAAAGTAACTGTTTATGATAACGATACGATAAAATATTTACCTTTCATTTAAAATCAATAACAATATATAAATATTAAAATATATTGTTATTTTATTCCCTTTTTTATAATTATTTCTTTTTATAAGATTTATTACGCTTTTTTCCTACTCTAAATTTACGTGTTTTTCTGCCACCAGTCTGTGATTTGACTGTTTTTATTTGTTCAATAGCATCTTTCATTGTATCTTGTATTTTTCCTATTTTTGTTGTTAGTTCGTCAAGTACTTTATTTGTTTTTTCATTTTGTTTTTTCTGTTCATTTTCGTTATAAGATTTATCTGCTTCTAAAATTTTTAATTGAGGAGCATCATCACTATTGCCTGAATTTGTATATGTGTTTTCAGAATCTGGTTGTTCATCTAATGGATTCGGTTCAGGTGCTTCATCTAATGGATTCGGTACAGTTCCTTCTTCCATAATAGGTTCAGGTCCTTCATCTAATGGATTCGGCACAGTTCCATCTTCCATAATAGGTTCTGGTGGAACATCTAATGGATTTTCTACTGTACCTGGTTCAACAATAGGTTCAGCAGAAACTTGATTAGGGTCCACTTGAGAATCCACCGGAGGAAGAGAAGAATCAACTGGAGGAAGAGAAGAATCAACTGGAGGAACATCAGTTGAAACTTGACTAGAATCAACTGGAGGAAGAGAAGAATCAACTGGAGGAACATCAGTTGAAACTTGACTAGAATCAACTGGAGGAACTTGAGAATCAACTGGAGGAACATCAGTTGAAACTTGACTAGAATCCACTGGAGGAACTTGAGAATCAACCGGAGGAACATCAGTTGAAACTTGACTAGAATCAACTGGAGGAACTTGAGAATCAACCGGAGGAAGAGAAGCATCAACCGGAGCAACTTGAGGTTCGTCACTAACAGGTTGACCACCTACAAGGTTCATATAAGCAGACTTCTTCAAAGTTTTATTTGCTAAATTTAATCCCTTTCTTTTTCTAAATGTATTTCTTTTTTTATTATTAGATTTAGACTTTTTCTTATACTTTTTCATTGTTTGTTTATTTTTTTTGTACAGTTTCTTTAATTTACCTTTAGTTAAATTCATTCTTATATAAATAAAATAATATTTTTATTTATATAGTTATATATTAATATGAGTAATAATACAACAAACACAACAAATTCTCCAGTTAACATAAGTGCCCAAAAAATAACTGGTAAATGTGACTTAAAATGCGCATACAATTTTGACTATCCAACTACTAATGTAATAGCTACAAATCAAGGACTTTATATTGCTTTAAGATTCGATAATCAAACTAGCACACCAGTAACATTTAATAATACTAAATATAATGTCGTGCAGATGCTTATTTGGAATACATCAATTCATTTATTTAATGGAAGTAAAACAGCTGCCGAATTAATTATTATGCATTCTCCTCAAAATGGTGGTCCTTATTTCTCTGTATGTATTCCCATTGTGCAATCTGATAATTCAAGTGATGCTTCTAATTTAGTGACTGAAATAATACAGTTAGTTTCTTCAGGAGCTCCTGCTACAGGTGAAACAACTACTTTAAATATAGCAAATTTTACATTAAATAATATTGTTCCTGAAAAACCATTTTACAATTTTAATAGTACTCTTCTAGGTGGTAATTGTATTGCATATGGAAATACTTTTGCTATACCATTAAGTCAATCAACGCTATCGAAATTAACATCAATGATAAAACCTTTTAATATAAGCGATACAAATGACGGTGAATTATTTATAAATTCAAATGGTCCCAATCAAACTAGTTCAAGTGATGGAATATATATTTCTTGTAGCCCAACTGGTAATTCAGAAGAGACAACAGACACAACATCTAATAAAAATACAAACACATCATCGTCATCATCAGGTTTTTCATTCGATATTAAGAAATATGCTTCTATATTATGGATACTTCTATTTATAGTTATTATTATAGTTATAATAGCAGGAATAAATTTCTTAATTACTAAAAATAATAGTAGCCCTAAAGGTTTGACAAATATTAAATTACATCCAGATAGTGGTAAAAGTTTTTTCTCAGGATTTAAAAAATAAATTTAAATTAATAACTTATAAAAAATATAAAAATATAAATAATTATTCTATTAAATTTAATAAATAATTATTCGATTCATTAATTAATTGGCGAAGCATCGTGTAAATCTTCTAAAATAGGTGAATAACTTGCTTTAGACATTGAAGACCCACCTTGAACAATAGGTGCCATCTTTTTAACAACTTCTTGTTCTAAAGTATATGGGAATTGATTTAAGGCCGTAAATTGAGATGATTTTTTGATTTCAGTCGGTTCATATTGTCTTAAAGCGTCAATTCCAGTAACAGCAGAAGAACGACGAATCAAATCAAATGCTACAAATAAACTAAGAACTGCTAAAATAGTATTACTGTGCATAAATAAATAAACAACAAGCATTAGTATAACAATTTTACCAACCATTGTATCCACAGCATTTGCTACAGGGTCAGGAGTTTTATATCCCATAATCAAATAAATTATGAATAAAATTGACAGCAATAATTCACCCATGTGTTGTTTTTTAAATAAACTAGAAAACTCTTCCATATATTATATACTTATACTTTTTATAATAAAATTTACAAAAAGTATAGAAAAATAAGAAATATAAATAAATATTTCTTAATATTGTGCATATGTAATTTTTTTATTTTACTATACTTTTGTATTTTTACATTATAAAAAGTATATAAACACATTGTTCTAAATATAATTAGCAAAACATAATGAATACATATTTAGGTCAAAAAGGATATACTATATCTAAAAATGAAATAAGCATTGAAAAACAAAAACAAATTCGTGAAGATTTAACTATCAAACCTTTTACACATGGTTCCCCAGGGCAAAATACACAAGTATCATTTCCGGCATATAGAGAGTCGTCAAATAAGATGTATGTTCCGCATTATTATGGGGTGGAAAAATTCGGGGCTCCTAAAGAAATAAAAATTTCAGAAGGTATTGATATTAATTTAGAGTTTGCGGGTGCTCTAAGAGAAAATCAAGAAGTAGTTGTTAAAACTTACATTGACCATGTTAATAAGTGTAAATATGGTGGAGGATTATTAGAGCTTCCTTGTGCATATGGTAAAACAGTTCTCTCACTTAACATAATTTCTTGTCTAAATAAAAAAACATTTATAATTGTTCATAAAGAATTTTTAATGAATCAATGGATAGAAAGAATTCAACAATTTCTCCCGAAGGCTCGTATTGGTAAAATACAAGGTCAAATTATTGATATTGATGATAAGGATATTGTTATAGGTATGTTACAAAGTTTGTCTATGAAAGATTATCCTAGTGACCTTTTTCAAAGTTTCGGACTAACTATTATTGATGAAGTACATCATATTTCAAGCGAGGTGTTTTCTAATTCATTGTTTAAATTGGTAACAAAATATATGTTGGGTTTATCAGCCACGATGAATCGAAAAGACGGGACAACAAAGGTATTTAAAATGTTTTTAGGTCCGGTTGTTTTTAAAGGCAAAAGAGATGAAGAAAGGGATGTAACAGTTAGAGCAATTGAATATTATGTTGATGATGAAGAATTTAATAAAGTGGTTACTGATTTTAGAGGTAATACGGCATACAGCACAATGATTAGTAAATTATGTGAGTATAATAGAAGAAGCGAGTTTATTTTAAAAATCTTAGGTGATATGCTTCAAGAAAACCCGAACCAACAGGTTATGATATTAGCTCACAATAAAAATATATTAAAATATTTACATGACGCTATAGCATTTCGAAATCTGGCAACGGTTGGTTATTATGTTGGCGGAATGAAAGAGTCAGCATTAAAAGAAACTGAGAGCAAAAAGGTCGTGATTGCTACATATTCCATGGCTGCCGAGGCTTTGGACATAAAATCACTTACTACATTAATTATGGCCACACCTAAAACGGATATAGAACAAAGTGTTGGAAGAATATTGAGAGAAAAACATAGTCAACCAGTTGTTGTTGATATTATTGATAGTCATGATACATTCAAAAAACAGTGGCAAAAAAGAAAAGTATTTTATAAAAAAGAAAATTATAAAATAATTCATACAAAAAGTAGTATTTATAATCCTGACACTTCTAAATGGTCAGTAATATATGAGTCATCTAAAAAAATAAATAAATCGGATGAATGTGATAATTCTGACGAAGATAAAAACGAAAGTAATGATTCTAATAAATGTCTACTAAAATTTAAGAAGTAAATTAAAAAATAATTTAAATAGTTTGAATGCCTTTACCAGTAGAATGGTTATAGTTATCAACACAATTACCTCCTATAACTTTATAAGGCACAGGATTTGCTAAAGCTGAAGAACCCGCGCTTAATACTCCGCCAGTAGAATAAGTCGGTGTGCTTGGAACATTACTCATATATGACCCGCCTTGTTGACGTCTACGGCGTCTACTAACACTTCTATTTCGCCTATTTGAACGTCTGCTCATTCTTCTACTTCGTCTTCTTCCGCCAGCAATAGCAATCGATTTTGTCAACGATCTACTTTTAGAAAGTTGTTTCATAATTTGACTTATGGTTTTCTTTTGTCCGCCTTTCATCTTCTTATATTGTTTAGTGATATTTTTTATTTTTCTTTTTAATTTTTTTCCTCCTCTCATACAAGAAGTTGGTATTTCATTACTTCCAAACCCACCTGGATAGTTTGAACCATCTTTGTTTACAAAATCTCCATTAATATTTGCTCCTGGTGTTTGATTTCCATATCCTAAAAATGACATTTATATATTATTTGTATATTATTTATTATTTATTGTTTATTTTTTCCATTAATATATACTTCATTTAATTCTCTTCTATTTACTAATTTTGAATTTATATCGGCAATTTTATTAGGAACCCATTTCTTAAACTTGTTATTATAAAAACAGTACATTTTGTACGACTTATCTAAATATACAAATTTATCTGCCCTATCATCCTCAAATTCATCTTCATCGTCACTTTCTTCTAACGCATCTAAATTGTCATTTTCCTTAATTTTTCTAAATAGTTTGTTCATAAATACGCTTTTATTGTAATCAGGAATATATGCGATATCATATAAAAACTCACTTGTTGTATCGTCACAATATAAATGATATATGTCGTTTTGTATATCTGGTTTAACATTAAATATAATTTCTCTCTTTGTAATATGATTATTTTTAACAATGTTCTTATTCATGTATGGTATATGTAGTTGTGGAATAAGAGGAGGAGGAGGTGGTGGTGGTGGATTAGGAATACAAGGAACTATGGAAGCTTCTATTTTTTTTATAACTGGTTCGCTATTTAAAAAATTATTTATATTTTTATAAGGCACAAATAGTAAGACATTTGCTTTATTAAATAAAATAAATTGAATTTTATCTATTTTATACTTGATATTTTCAATTTCTTTTAACAGTTCTTCTAAATTATTTTTGATTAAAGGCAATCCAAAAACAATGAAAGAATTATTATAAGATTTTTGTTTAATATGTCGTGTCATAATTTCATCAATAATACTTAATTTTTTACCCCATTGAAAAGATGTCACATTTTTCCCCTTATAATATAAGACATTTTCAATTGTAAAAAATGTATTTCCCTTATAAAACACGGTTCCATAAAAGATTGTTCCATAACTTAACTCTGTTGAGAAACAGCAGTTCATTATTTTGATATTTGTAATTTTATAATTATTAGAATTATTGCTATTATTATTATGATTATTATTATGATTATTGCTATTATTATGATTTCTATTATTAGAATTATTGCTAAAAGCTAATTCCATAATAAAACAAACATCTTGATTGTTATAATTAGTAAACCAAGCAAAACATTTTTTGCCTTCAGGAATGGCAGTTACATAATCTAAATTATAAACTTTCTTATGTATAATATTTTCATAAGAAAGTTTCACGCTTGGGAATTCGTCTAATATTTCTTCATAATTTAATTTCAAGTATGACATTGTTATATAATATATATACACTAATCTTTATATCTGTTTTTAAAATTTATTTACAATTATAAAATTTTAAATAAAATACAGTATTTTCTAAAAACTTGAATATGCGCTAGATTCAGAAAAAGACTTTAAATTATAACTTTCACCACCACTTGTATCCATTTGTTTTTTCAAAAAACTTTTTAATTCATTTTTCATTGAATTTTCATCTGGTTTTGGTAACAAATCAATTTCCGTATAACTAACTTGATTGCTAGTAATATTATTAATATTACTACTAATATTATTAATACTACTATTATTATTATTATTACTAGTATTTTGCCTATCAGATAATGACATTACATTAAACATATTTTCATATTTTTGTGTTGGTGTATTTACTAAATCTTTTATTTTTGGAACAGTTAATGTCGATTTAAAAAAATTAATTAAGTAATGAACTAAAAAAATTAATATAATTGATAGTAATGTAATTTGTATACTCCAAAATAACATATAATATCTAAATATTAGTTTAACAAGGATAAAAACACATTTATAATTTCTTTTTGTAAAATAGTATCAATGTTTTCTTTAAAAAAAACTTCAATATAAAAATTATTAAGTAAGAAATTATCATATTTACTTTCATCATAATTATTATCATAATTCGGTTTCATATTTTTCACTCCTTCTATTACTAAATTAATCATGTTCTGATTCTGGTTCTTAAATTGATTTGCGTTAGGTAATCCATAATAAAATTTTGTAATATTTATTGAAATATGGTCTGGTGGTATTTGATATACATTTTCATTAGTAATAACAGTTTCATCTATAACATAATTTACACCATTTACAGTCTTGTTTACTATATTTTCATTTGATATGTTACGTTTATAACAATTATTATTATCAATTATATATATTCCCTCGTCACAATATATTTCGACAATATCTTTTTTCATAAGAAAATAGGTGTCTAATTTGTCTAATTTTTTAATTAATTTATTTGGATTATAATTTTCAATGTAAATTTTCATTAATAAATTATTAATTGTAAACTATTTAAACCTATATACAAAACAATATATATTAAAATAATGGCTCTAAATATTGTAATTGTTGAAAAAACAGGCGTTTTAAAATCACTTGCTATTAAGGAATTCAAAGAAGAAGAGTTATTTAAAAAGTGTGGATTTAAGAAGGCCGAAGATTTTGTAAAGCAAAACGAATGGTCAATGAAAACTGAAGGCAGAAAATATATAATACAAGTATTTGCTAAGACTGAAGGAAGACCAAACAGTGAAAATAAATACGATTTTCCACCCCCAATAGACACAAAATTATTTTTCGGTAATTGTGCCATAGTGGCAAAAATTAGAAACGATGATGGTTCCATTAGTTTTACAAATTTATCATTAGAAATGTGGGAAAAAATGTATGAGAAGTTATTTGGCGGGTTTGAAGACTTGACAACAACTGCTGCTGAAGATGAGAATGAAGAAGATGAGCTAGAAAATGTGCCACAAAATAAGAAAACAAAGCACGGTTATTTGAAGGACGGATTTGTAGTAGATAGTAGTGATGGTGATGAGGAAGAGGAAGACGAAGATGAAGAGGAGGAGGAAGAGGATGATGATAGTGAAACTAATAATGAAGAAGATGGTGAACTAGTTCTTGAAGATTTAGGGTCTGAACTGACAGAAGAGAGTTATGATTACGAAAGTGAATCGGAAGATGACAAGAAGAAACAGAAGTAAAATATTATATAATTTATTTAAAAATATTAAAAATAAAAATTTTATAAATATATTATAAAATGTTTACAAGACTAATCATTAGTTTTATTGCTTTAGCATCTTCATTAGTTTCAGCTGATTTTATGTTTTCTTATGATAAACCAATTACGGAAAAAACAGACGTAAAGGATTTTTTGAATTTGACAAGCATCGTAGGAACAAGTACAGGAGGCCCTTACACATATTCTCAATCAGGACATCATTTTTACGGAACAGGTTATGATGGTTCCTATATTGATACGTATAGTTGCTGTTCAGGGCAATCTGGGTCGTGTCGTAATAATCCTTCTTGTCAGTGTCAGGTTGCGGTTGGTCCTTTACCACAAGGCACATATACACTTGGTAATATGATGACATTTAAAGGTATGCAATATTGCTATGAATTGTATCCATCATCATCAAATAATATGTGTGGTCGAAGTGGATTTTTAATTCACGGTGGCTCTTGTTCTGCTAATCCGTCTGAAGGTTGTATAGTAATTGAAAGCGAAAATACACGATATAAGATTAAAAGCGGAGCTACATTAAAAGTTATAAATTAAACTTATATTTTTAAGATTATATATATAAAAATAAAATTGATATTGATTTAAATATAAAAATTGTATATAAATCAATAGAATATGTCATCTACAAGAAAGATTGAAAATCCGGATAAGTTTCGTTCAAATATTAAAGATAAATTGAACACACTTTTAGAAAATGAAAAGCACTGTTTAAATTTAGAAAAGGGTATTTATAATTATGCCTTAAAAGAAGCTACAAATAGAAAGGTTCTTAAAAAGTGGGACAACCCTTATTTCGTCCAAATTTACATTGACCGACTACGAAGTATATATAATAATTTATCTAATAAAGAATTAATAGACCAGGTCAAAAATGGAACAATCAAGGCACATACAATTGCCTTTATGACGCACCAAGAAATGCAACCAGACAAGTGGAAGGAACTTATTGCTGCTAAAACAATCCGTGATACGCATAAATTCGAAACGAATATTGAAGCTTCTACGGATACCTTTACTTGTCGCAAATGTAAGTCTAAGAAGTGTACTTATATGCAAATCCAGACGCGTAGTGCTGATGAGCCGATGACATTGTATGTAACTTGTATCGAATGTGGTAACAGATGGAAAACGTGTTAATAAATAATATTATAATAAATAATTATCTATATTTTCAATTCTCTGAGGAATACTATTTCTTCTTCATTATCATTAATATCATGATTATTATCATCTTCGTAATTTTTGAAAGTTTCTGGAAACTCTTCAAAATAATTATTTTTTTTATGGTTGTTCTTAAAAATATAACGTTTAAAAAATATAAAAAATATATTATCTATAAAATCTTTAATTCTTGACATTATTGTTTTATATATTATTATATAAAACAATATTTATATTAAACTTAATTATTACCAAAATTTGTAAAAGTATTTTGATTTTGTAATACAAGGTATATTATCATAACTATCATCTAAATATTCATGGTCTGTATTATCGTCTTTTATTTCGTCTTTTACTTCGTCTTTTACTTCGTCTTTTACTTCGTCTTTTATTTCGTCTTTTACTTCGTCTTTTACTTCGTCTTTTACTTCGTCTTTTACTTCGTCTTTTACTTCGTCTTTTACTTCGTCTTTTACTTCGTCTTTTACTTCGTCTAAACAAGCATTATATTTTTCATTCGATTTTAACAATTTTAATAAACGCAACTGGTTATCTAAAATACTATCTAATTTTTCATTTATTTTTGTAATTTTTTTATTATTATATTTAATATAATTAATATATTGTAAAAAATAATCATTATTTATAATAATGCTATAAACTATTGTAACTCCAAACCCTAACGCAAACGTATAAACACATATATTATTTCGTGTGTATATTGATATTGAATTTGACATGCTATTATTTATTATATTAAATGAAAACCATTTAATATAATTTTATATTATAATACTTATTTTTAAAATTTATAAAAACACAATATTATCAAAATTTACAAAGGTTCCAGACGAAAATTGCGGTATTTGTTGATATTGCGATTGTTTCAATAAATCACGCATTGTTTTAATGAGTTCTCTCCAGCTACAACCAGGCTTTTGTTTTAATCCTTCCAATAAAGACCATGTCATTGCTCCGGATGCCTTGCCATTGATAAAAGCATCGGCGCTCGTTTGTTCATCTGTACAACCACTTATCATAAATACATTTCCATTTGTTTCTAATTGTTTTGAATTTTCAGTATATGTGTCATAATTAAGACTGTCTAAGTATTGATATTTTAAATCTAATACAGAACCACTAAAGCAACTATCAAACATAGCAAATAAAGTAACATCTTTTTTCAAATAGGTTTGAATTAATGATTTTATTTCGTCATCAAGAATGCCCTGTAAATCACACGATACTATCATTTCATCATAACCGTCTATTTCATCTTCATTTCTATCTATTGTATATGACCCGTGACCACTATATAAGAAAAATAAAAACTCACCTGCTTGTGAATTAACAAGTAAGTTTTTAAATTCTGTTAATATATTTACTTTATTAGCTTTCTTAGGAGTTAAATCTGTCAAAATTTTTATATTATTGTCTTTAAAGCCTTGTTTAGAGATTCTGTCTTTAATACAATTTACGTCATTAATACATCCATACAATTCATTTTTTGTTCCTTTGTAATTGATTCCGATTAATAGCGCTTTTTTAGAGTTATTATTCAAATTATTATTACTAATATTAATTTGCTTAGGAATATAATTTTGTATTTTTGTAATTGCCTGTGTAAGGGCGTTTTTTAAAATATTTACATTTGCGTTATATTGATTAATTAAATTATTAATATTTCTTTGCTTTACAGATTGACTCATAAATCGTGCTGACTGAACATTTCTAACATTATTAATTAATATAGAATATAAACTCGATACATTTGTATTATAAATGTTTTGAAATTCACTGATTCTATTTTTCTTATAAATCTCTAATTCCGGGTTCATTATATAAAATATATTTATAATATTAAAATTACAAATATATTAAATACCACATTAAACATGTGATTTATTTTTTCTTGATTTATTTTTTCTTGATTTATTTTTTCTTGATTTATTTTTTCTTGATTTATGTTTTCTTGACTTATGTTTTCTTGATTTATTCTTCCTTGATTTATTTTTCCTTGACTTATGTTTTCTACCCATACCATATTGTTCTTCATCGTTTTCATAAGGTTTGAAAAAATCTTCTATAAGTGGCATTTTTTCAATATCCGATATTTTATTTTTTTTATAAAACATACTCAACAAATTATTAATAAAACTAAAATTCCTTTTTATATTATTAATGGTTAATTTAATTTCTTCTTTTGCTTTTTCTTTTTCAAAAACCACCAAATCTGCCCTTTTTACTATTTCTTTTTCAAACTCTATATTTTTTTTGGCAATATTTTCTGCGTATTTTTTGTCTTCTGTTTCTTCAGTTTCATCTTCTTCAGGTAATCCGTATATTCTACTTGCTGATTCAACAATATTTCTCACACGGCTAAAAATTGGCGTTAAATTATAAAATAATTCATAAAATTGTTGAATTGTCCTCAAATACCATAAAGCATATTGTGTTTTATTTCGTATTGGATCACTAGCATTAGGAGGAGATATGAATCTATCGTTCGATTTTAAATAATTTAGTTTACTTATAAGGTCTAATTCTTCGAATGGTGGTTTTTTGAATAAAATATCATATATTATAACACCGAACGCCCATAAATCATTATTTTTTAAGTTTTTAAAATTCATATTATTACAAAAAGGTCTGTCATTCTTTGTAAGACATCTAAAAATTCTTATATCAAAATAGGGAAATGTACCTCGCATGTCAATATCACAAGGAACATTTAACACTCCGCGTTGCTTAATTTTATTGATATCAACATTTTTCTCAGAATCTCCATTATCATATTGTATATCGAAATTTGTGTTGCTGTTAATTCCTGTTATAGTACCTTTAATCCAATCATTATTATTCTGATAATTACCTCTTATTCTCTCACCTATTTTAAAGATATGTTCATCATTTATACAACTTAAACCAAAATCAATTAATTTTGTTTTGTAATTATTCTTCGAAACTAAAATATTCAAAGGTTTAATATCATAATGTGCTATACCTACACTATGTATGTATTTTATGTTTTTATAAATATTTAAAAATATGGTAAATAGTATATTAGTAAATTTTTCTTCACTATATTTAGAAGCCTTCATTTTTTCAATAAAATCATCCAACGTAACAGTATATTCACCATCATAATCAAAAAAAATGTATACTCTGTGTTCATCTTCCATTTCACCTCTATAACATAACGTATTTTCAGCACAAAACCAGTTATCCTTGAGATATTTTAATACTTTTATTTCCCTCTGTATATCATTTAGTTGTTTATTGATTTTGTGCATGTCACTCGTTGGACGTGTTAGTTTATCCATAACTTTAACTACATAAAAAGATCCATCTTGTATTTTCTCTTGTACTGATATATTTATTTCTTCTTCAGTTTTATTTTGTGCACTTACAATAGCACATATATATGTCGTCCCTTGACCCCCTTTACCTAATTTTTTTATTTTTATTAATCTCATATCCTGTTCAGGAGTAATTCGCCAATTTTTTTTCTTTGTTTCTTCTTCATAAGGATATAATGTTGATTTAAATTTCGGTTCTCTAAATATTTTAGATGGTAAAGGTCCTGTAAATTGAGGATTTATTGTTTCATCTACTGTTTCATCTACTGTTTCATCTAGTGGTAAGTATTGATTACTTTCTTCTAAAACATCAGGTCTTCCAGTAGCGGCTAATATTGGTGGAAGATTAATACTTGATGACTCACCCGCATCTACTAATTTTGAACCAGGATTGTTATTTTTATTATTAATATTAGGTAATGAGAATTCACTCATTTATTATTTATATAATATCCGTATAATATAAATAATAAAACAATTATAATATAAATTTATTTATTTACTCATCTAAACAACAAGTTTTATAAATAAGTGAGGTAACTTTATATGGATCCATATTTGCCGGAGGTCTTCTATCCTCAAAATATCCACGTCTATCTTTCGCACATTGTGTCGGTATTCGAACCGATGTATTTCTTGTTCCAATACCATAAGAAAACTTCTCATAACTCGATGTTTCGTGTAAACCAGTTAATCGTGCACGATTTGATTCGTCTCCATAAGCCATAATATGCTCATTATGCTTCTTTGATAATTTATCCATACGTTTGTATATTTCTTCAATGCCATTTTCACCCATCGTATATGAATCACTATAATTTGTATGACAACCACTACCATTCATGTTTTTTACTGGCTTAGGGTCGTAACAAACAGTATAACCATATTTTTCTGATATTCTTTCTAATAAATAACGAGCTACGTAAAACTGGTCACCAGCACTGAGACCATAACAAATACCTATTTGATACTCCCATTGATTCGGAGACACTTCTTGATTTGTGCCACCGATTTGAATATTTGCCTTCAAACAAGCCATTAAATGTTCTTTAACAATCACTCTTTGTAAACCAATATTTGTTATTAATGGCGAGTAAATATTTGTCCCACAATAATAAATATTTGTTTTAATATCTTCGTCTTTATCTTTATCTTCAATAACAGGTATAATATGTTTGCCTTTTTTTAAAAAATATTCTATTTCTAGACCGAACCGTGGTTCAAATTCATTAAAGTTTTGTTTAAATATTTTTTTAGCATTATAACGTGAATTTGATGGCAATGGATTACCATCGGTATCATATGTATCACATAAAACAATATAAGAATTTTCTATATCCCTGTATAAAGGATTTACGCAACAAAAAACTGGGTTTAAAATTACTTCAGTATTACCTGAACTAGATGCTTGGTCAGTAGATGAACCATCATAATTCCATTGAGGTATTATTTTACTATCAAAGAAAAAACTAAATTGATTAAATCCAGCCAATTCAAGAACTCTTTGTTTGAATCTTAATTCGCCGGCTCCACCAATCCATAAATAATCAAAAATAATATTTTCTTTAATGTCCATTTTTTATTATAATTTATTTATTATATAATCTTTAAATAAATTATTTATACTTTATATTTTATATTTTACATTTTATTTTTATTTTTATTTTATATTTTACATTTTATTTTTATTTTTATTTTTATTTTTATTTTTATTTTTATTTTTATTTTTATTTTTATTTTTTATTTTATATGAAATAAATTATGAATTAATAAATAATAATTTCTAAGTCTTTAACATTCCAATATTCGCTACTACCATCAGGCAATGGTCGTTTAATAACAAATGGAATTTTCTTTTCACGCAACTCTAATTCAGCAATTAGATATCCATCAATAATATTATCAGGAACCTTGACAAGAGGCTTTGAGCCTGATTCGATTTGTTTCGCTCTTTGCCCGAGGATCCTTGCTCGCTCATATTTTGTCAATATTGGTATTGTTTTATGTAATGGGTCAATTATAATGTTGTCTTTATCTCTAACAATTCGCGATAAAGATGTAATTTCGTCGTAATTATGATGAAGACATTCAGGATGATTATCTAAAATATAATTTTTATTAATATCATTGTCAAATTTTTGTAAGTAATTTTCATCATCATCTTCGTCATCATCATCTTCGTCATAATCATAATTGGATGACATAGAAGTATGTTTAATATTCGAATTCGATTTTTTTTTCTGAACAGGTTCATCATCATCATCTGGCCCTTTAGCTTCACTAGCGTCATCATCAGTATCATCATAATAATCTTCATCCTCATCACCCGGACCTTTCACTTCATCATCTATAATCACGGAATTTTCATCTTCATTTGCTTCATCTTCGTCATCTTCATCATCTTTTAATTCTTCCGCTTCATCTTCCTCATCACTTTCAATATCGAAAGCTTTTTTATTTTGTAAAATATTTTTTTTCAAGGGGGTTTTGTTAGTAGCAAAATCTTCTTCATTATCGCTGCTGTTATAATCTTCGTCTTTATCTGATTCAATATCGCTCATTGTTACTATATTTACTAAATATTCTTTTAAATAAAAATAAATCAATTTTCTTTTTTAATAAAAAATAAATAAATTTATTAATATTTTATTAAATATTTTGTATAACAAACAATATTTTCACCTTAATTATTTTCATTGTTTTTCCATACAGTATCACATGTAGAACACAAATAAACATATTTAATATTTACAGCATCATATCTCAAATATATAATTTCACGTTCTCCCGACTCAGGACTATCAGAAGCTTTTGATGACCCATGATTTGTTTTACAATCTGGATTCGGACACAATATTTTACTAACTCGAGGCAATGTAGGATCCAATTTTGTGTATTTATTAATAATATGGTTGAAAGATTGTTCCGATTTTTTAATTTGAATTTTTGAAACACATAAATTATCAATAGCTAATAGTGAATCTTTGTTTCCACATTTTCTACAATAATAAACGAGTTTATTACTGTCTTCGCTATTTATTTCAATATAATACATATTACTACAGTTAGAACAGAAGTGCATTTTATTAATATAATATACTTTTATATTATTTATTTATTTCAATTTTTTATAAAATATATTATTTATTTTAATATAGTTTATAAAATTTATTTTAAATTATTCTTACAATCGACAATCTTATTTCGTAATAATTCATAATCAATTAACACATTCATAGTATAATAACTTGTGTGAAATACAGGGTTCTCTTTAAAAACTTCACTAGAAATTGCTTTATCAATAAACTCTAAAAACGCATCATAATTTTTCAAAAAATTCTCTTTCACATATGTATAAAAAATATCAAATTTATCGTTATAAACAGCCGTTTTTTTGTTAACTATGTCACAAACAGCAATTTTAATATTAGAATATTCTATAATTTGAGTATACTTGTTGAAATCTTGATGTGATTTTGAAACACCTGGTTCATTTAATAATGGGTCTTTACATAAAAGCGTACACAATGTTAATAAAACCGTGCGAATCGATTGACAAGACGTCCATTGTTCGCCTCTCCATGTGTTTAATAAAGAAATACATACTTTACCACATTTATATAAATTAGGATTGAATCGAATATTTTCACCATTTGTACAATAAGTGACCTTCGGAGGCTTATATGGATAATCAGGCGGAAAGTTTAATTCAAAAAAGTAGTTTCCTCCAAAATAAGGGGTATCTGAAGGCCCTACAATTAAAGCATATCCTTTTAACATATCACTATCGTCATGAGTATAATAAATACCATTATCAGTTAGAGGATTTTTATAAATATCCTTTATATCCTTCAATAATTTTTGAATAGTATCTTTTGAAACAATTGTAGTCATAGTTATAAATATTTATAATTATATTTTTATATTCATTTTACAAAGTAATATAATAACAAAAAATAAAATTATAAAAATTAAAAATCAAAATTAAAAATCAAAATTAAAAATTAAAAATAAAAAAGTTAAAATTTTAATTTTTTAATTTTAATTTTGATTTTTAATTTTTAATTTTTGATTTTTGATTTTATTATATAAAAAAAATGAAATAGAATAATATCTATATATTATATTAATATGAATAAAATGATAAGTAACAACACTCAATTTCCTGACCTAAACACATTTTTATCAAATCATAATGCTAATGATACAAAACCAGGCGTAAAAAATACACACACAAGAATCCCTGATTCAACTTTAAATATACATCCTGGCTCGTATCATATTCCGAAAGAAGAACTGGCATTGTTTCATACAATCTATTATGAGCACATATTTGTAAAAAAAAGAAAAGAATATTTAACAGAACGTCAATTAGTCGATAATGGTCCTTTGTTAATCGATGTAGATTTAAAATATGATTACGATGTTACCGAAAGAAAACACAATAAACATCATATTATTGAAATGATATCTTTATATTTGGACGAACTTAAGACATTTTATGTTTTTGACGAAAACACCAATTTTGACGTGTTTGTTTTTGAAAAACAAAACGTAAATCGGTTAGAAGAAAAAAATATTACAAAAGATGGCATTCATCTTTTATTTGGAATTCAAGTAGACCGAATTATACAAGTAATGTTACGAGAAAAGATGTTGACTATTATACCCGATACATTTAGTGATTTGCCTGTAAAAAATAGTATTGATGACATATTAGACAACTCGATTACAAAAGGTTCAGCTCCGTGGCAAATGTACGGTTCTAGAAAGCCTGGTCACGAAGCATATGAGTTAAGCCAACATCATAATATTACATATGACAAATCAGACGGTCAATTTATGTTGAATGAGCAATCAATTAAACAGTTTGATTTAAAAAAGAATTTTATTAAATTGTCAGCTCATAATGAAGAAAATCCTAAATTCGACATTAATCCTAAAATACAAGATTTATATAATAAGAAATTAGAAGAAAGTAATCGAAAAAATAGTTTTACTGATTCGAAAATAAAAAAAACGTATAGTAGAAACAAATTAAACTTACTAAACATTGAAGATGACAATGATGAATCGGATGCTATTTCATTGAACGATATAACAAATAAAGAGGTATTGAATCGTGCTGTCGAAGATATGTTGAGTAAATTGACAATATCTGAATATGAAATCAAGGAAATCCACGAATATACTCAGATTTTACCAGAAAAGTATTATGAGCCTGGTTCACATTTATTAAATCGTCAAGTAGCTTTTGCCTTGAAACATACGGATGAAAGATTATTCTTATCGTGGATTATGCTTAGAAGTAAAGCAAGCGATTTTGACTATAAAACCATACCGACACTCTATTATGATTGGAAGAAATATTTTAACGTATCTAAAGAAGGTGTCACAAAGCGTTCAATTATGTATTGGGCAAAACAAGATGCTTTTGATGAATATGAAAAAGTGAAGCTTAAGACAATCAATCATTATATAGAGCAAACATTATCCGGACAAGCTGAGTATGACGTAGCAAAAGTCTTATATCAAATGTATAAAGATAAATACGTTTGTGTAAGTTATGATAAAAAGGGTATATGGTATATATTTAAGAAACACAGATGGGAACTAGACAGAGGTCTCACGATAAGAAATGCGATTTCAGAAGAATTGTATAATATATATTATTCAGTGCGTGATTCATATGATACCAAATTAGAATTAGAAGAAGATAAAAATATAAAGGCAGAAATGCAGACAAAAATATCGACAATTAGTGCGCTATTATTGAAATTGAGAAAAACCAATGATAAGAATAATATTTACAGGGAAACTATGGAAATATTTCACGATGCAAATTTTGTTAAGAATATGGATACAAATAAATATTTATTGTGTTTTAATAATGGTGTAATTGATTTTAAGAAAAAAATCTTTAGAGATGGATATCCTCAAGATTATATTACTAAAACTACAGGTATTAATTACGTTGAATACAATGCTGATAATACAGAAATTAAGAGCATTACTGAAGACATCTTATCATTTATGGAAAAGTTATTTCCTATTCCTGAATTAAACCGATATATGTGGGACCATTTGGCTTCTTGTTTAATTGGAACAAATATGAATCAAACATTTAATGTTTATTTTGGTAGTGGAAGTAACGGTAAATCAATATTAACTGATTTGATGACGCAAACACTCGGTGAATATAAAGGAACTGTACCGATTACATTAGTAACTGAAAAGCGAAATAGTATTGGCGGAACATCATCAGAAATTATGCAATTAAAGGGTATAAGATATGCTGTTATGCAAGAGCCTACTAAAGGTGTAAAGTTAAATGAAGGTATTATGAAAGAGTTGACCGGTGGCGACCCGATTCAAGGAAGAGCTTTGTACTGCGAAAGTGAAACATTCGAACCGCAATTTAATTTGGTAGTTTGTACAAATAATTTATTCGAAATTGGAAGTAATGACGATGGTACATGGAGACGTATTCGTAAATGCGATTATTTATCAAAGTTTGTTGATGAAGGTGAAGAGCACACGGATGATACTCCATATGTGTTTACGAAGGATAAATCTTTAAAGGATAAATTGCCTAAGTTTGCTCCAGTGTTTGCTAGTATGCTAGTAAAGCGTGCGTTTGAGACAAATGGAGTCGTTATTGATTGTGATATTGTGATGGAAGCATCGAATAAATACAGAAAAGGTCAGGACCATATTGCTGCGTTTGTTACTGAAAATGTTTGTAAGACTGGTAATGCTAAGGATTTAATTAAGAAGACTGAATTAGTAAATCAATTTAAGTTCTGGTTTCAGTTGGAGCAAGGACAGAAAAATGTTCCGAAAGCGCAAGAGTTATACGATTATATGGATAAGAAATTTGGTCATCATAAGACAACTGGATGGCATTGTGTGAAGATTATTTATCCAGAGGCTACGGATGAGATGAATGATTTACAAGGCAATGATAATTAAGTTTTATGAATTTATGAATTAATAAATTTTATAAAAATGATTGAACTATTGAATTAATAATAAAAATATTTTTTCTTATTAATTTTTGTTAAAAAATGTTAAAAAATGTTAAAAAAATGTTAAAAATGTTAAATATTTTTATACACGTTTTTGGGTAACATTTCTGTTGTTTGATTATATAAATGTATGATTTGTGTTAATAACCACGATGAAATAAATGGATAAATAATTAATAAAACTAAAATTACTATTTTTAATTTAAATGATAAATTCGTTGGAATAACAAAACAACAAATAATATATGAAACAACAACAACAGCATAAAATATAAAAATAATAATATAGTATTTCTTTAAAGATTCGATTCCTTGTTCTTCATAATATGTTTTCCTATCATTTGTTACAATATCACTCTTCATAATTTTTAATTTGTTTTCTAGTTCAATATTTTCCTTCAAATAATCTTGATAGTATTCGTATATATTACTTATATTAATTAATAAACCATCATATGTATTAATATTACGTGTTTCATCAATAACTATTTTATTTACATCTTGTTCTATAGTGGTTGTTATTTGTTGTGCTTTGGCTTCTAATTCTGACTCTTTATATTCAAGATATGCTGGTTCACCTTCTAAATATACAAGATAATTTTTAAATGATGTTTCAACTTGTGTTGGAGCTGTTATAAGATTTGTTTTTGCCGCTAAATAGGTTTTTCTTAATTGATTAATTGTTTTCTGTCTTTGACAATTTTCATCACAACTTAACGCTTTTGTAGCTTTATCTATGAAGCTATTTAAGCTATTTTGTTGAGTACTATTAACATTTTTAATATTTTTTTTATATTTGGTATTTTCTTGAACTAATTTTTGATTTTGTTTTACTAATTGATTATAATTTTTTTGACAACTCATATTATATTATACAATTATAAGATTTTTTAAAAAATTACCAAAATTTAGAACTATTTTGCGGTTTAACATTATTCCCTAAAATAACATCCGATTTATTATAATTAGTAGCATGTTTTGTAAAAATGTCACTTACAAATGATTCGGTACTTGTAGTAGTTGTACTTCCGCTTGCGCTTGTACTAGATGCTGTAGTTATAGTTGTTGAAGCCGTAGAATTACTAACTTCACATTGATTTGCTGTTGGGTTATAAGTTAAACCAGTAGGGCAACAAGCTTCACCTATACAAGTTCCACTGCTACCGTTAGTGCTTGCCCACGGGTCACTACCATCACTTGAATTTGCTACAGGAGCTGATTTTGTGTCAAAATACCATGTGTATTCTTGATAATTCATAGAATCTCGTGACAAAATAGACATAAATTTTTCCCATAAATAATATGAGCCTATAACTGTTATAATTATAACTAAAATATAATAAATTGAATCAGGTAATATACCCTTATTTTTTAATAAAGAAAGTATAAGAACTGGTATTAAAATATAAATAATATTTTTCATTAAATCACTGTGTTCGGCATATTTTTGTCCATAATAATTATTAATTTCTACAAGGCGAATTTTATTGTTTTTTTCTTGTTCTAATAATTCTAAACGTTTTTTCGATTTATTTAATTCTTGTTCAACAATTTCAATCGCTTTTGTTTGTTCTACTAATGTATTTGTAGAGTTGTATAAAGAAGTTTTAAAAAAATCATTTACACCACCCAATGTTTGATATAAATTAACGCGCATATTTGAAATATTATTAATTTTAGAAATCATTTGTTGCTGTTGATCAGATGATATATCCGGTTCATTTTCCAAATTGTTAAATAATTCTTGCTCCAATGTTTGTAAAGATTGAATATCATTTAATATCTGAGTATTATTTTCTTCCATATCAGGTAAATTATTTGTATTCGAAGTCATATTATATAATTTATAACAAGATAATTAAATAATATTATTATTTTTATTTATATAATATTCATTGATAATAACACGGTTCCTACGGCTAAAGTAGTCCAAAACATATATTTATAGTTTTCCTGTAAAACAATTATATCACTATCATTTAATATATTTTGAACATTTGTATTTACAGCTGAATTATAAGAATTTATTTTTTCATCTGTTTTTTTGTATTGATTTAAATACTTTCCTAATTGTAATGTATCTATTGCTGATTGAGAGGTTACTTTAATATCGCTTAAATTTAATTTGCCGTTTAAATTTACTATTTTATTTGCTAAAAGTTGTAGTTTTGTTTGGAGTTGTTCTAGTTTTGCTTTTTGAACACTATTTATTTTTAAATTATTCATATTACCTCCTACTTGTTGTCCAGAACTGACATAATTTTGATACTGTATTGTATCAATATTTTGTATTAAAGAACTTACACCAGCAGGCAATGGTTGAACAACTTTATTTCTTAAATAAATGTCGGTATTTGTGTTAGGTTGCCTAGCACTATTTGGATACATTTCACTTGTTTTTGGATAGCAAACACTATTTGTATTATCAAATACAAAACCTCCACAACTTTGATTATTATTACACGCTGTTTGACAAGTATCAACTGTAGCATTGCCAAAACTGGTCCCAGCTATATCTTGTCCCGTTGAATCATAACCCGGAATTTTTGTATAATTAGTTCCTAATTGAATATTTGAATCTGGATATGTATATAATTTTGAATCTTGGTCGATATAAGATAATTTCTCCATATTACCTGGAATGCCGACACTACTTATTTCATATAAAGAATTTGCGTTTAGACCACCACCTGTATTACCATCAGCCATTTTTTGACAATTTATACCTGTTTGATAAGTATATAGCACAAGATTTCCGTCAGCCTGCATAATTAAAACTAAATCACCTTTTGTAGAACTTAAAAATTCACCAGGATTCAATACAGAATCAATTGGCATCCAATTTTGTTTGAACTTATTTTTAGAAGAGACCATTAAAGGATTGCCTTTTTGTTGTTTACCGGTTGTTCCAGTTTGCCATATTAATCTTTGATTATCATTCGGTCCACTACCCAAATAAATACGCATATTGCCGTCATCTTGAAGAATTAAAAAATAACTTGTTTCGGGTGTGTCAGTTGTATAAATTGCGTTAGACCAGTCACCGCCACTCCATGAACCATCGCTAATCTTAGTACAATTTTTAGCTATACCATATTTTTTAGATGCGCTCAAATTATTACTTGTAAAACATTGTGCGTTTTGACCTGTATTTGATGATTGTAATCCATAATATGTAGCACCAATTGATGCGGCAGCTTGTTGACAAGTAGCATTCGTATATGGACGTTTTCCGTTATTATAAGCAGTCATAGCTCTATTTTTCGTATCTTTATAGCAACCAATATAATTGTTTGGAGGTGGCGTATTATTTGGAGTTGAAAACACAGCAGTTCCATTTGAATTATTCACACTTAGAGAACCATTTTCGAAACTAGCACTATTTCCTGGTTGTTTATCAGTTTTTGAAGACCATAAAGCTGTTTGTCCGGATACAGCATATGATATACCATTACTTCTTGAAATAATCGGGTCATTTGATACCGCACAATAACCTGTCGATGTAGTTGGATTTACATTTTGTAATGCAAAATATTTATATCCATCGTCAATTGCGGCTTGTTGACATGTACCATATGTATAAGTTCCATTTGAGTTATTGCCTGAAGACAATGATATATTTGCTAGACAACTCCATCTATCAACTGTCCCAGTAAAAGTTATTTGAAATGGACCACTTGTTGTAATATTAAAAGTTTCTGTATAAGTTGTCCAAAATCCCGAAGATGGAGTAACATTAAAAGTTTGGGTTGCTTGCGATGGTGTTGAATTAGTACTAATAATTGTAATAACTAGTGGATTACCGAACATAGTAATAGCAGAAAAAGATAAACTATATGTTCCAGCTGTTAAATTTAAAACTTGATAAATATAACTACTACCATCCATTGCTGCACATTGATTACCGCCTGGATAAGGAATTTTAATCCATGGTGAAAAAATAGAAAAATTATTAAACATATAAGCATTAAAATACCATCCAGGAACAGCTGTATTTGTAGCAGTATAAACTTTGTAAGAATTATTAGGTAATACAGGTTGTGAAAAATTTCCATTTACAATCGTAATATTACTAGGAGGGGGTGGTGTAGCTCCTATAAATGTCATTTTTGTAGGTACATCCGAATAACATCCTAAATATTTTGTTACTGGATTACTTATAATTGAATTTACAAAAACGTTCTCTCCTTCATTGCCACAACTTTGCCCTTGTGTCATTGATGTTCCTACAATGAGTGGTGGAGTAGTAGGTATTGTGGCTCCTTCAATATAGGTTGAAGAAAATGGCATATTTACATCGACAAACTCTTGTTGTGAAGGGCAACCATTCATTCCAGCAGTAGCTTTATAAACTTCAAAATTGGCGTAAGGTTTTGCTACACCTTTATTAGTAACATAGCAAATTGTTCCATCTGAAAACTTAATATTTTTACTTAAATATGGATTATTTGACCCGGTTCTACTTATATATGTATTAACAGAACCACTAATTTCACTATATAATTGTTGATATTCTTCTAAAGCTTGATTGAAATTATTCTTTAAAGTTGTAATATTGTTTTCTTGTGCTGGAGATAGTTGTGCTTGTAGTAAAACATCTTTAGATTGTTGAGTTGTATTCATTTCTGGACCGTTTTGAAGAGAGAAACCTTCCATTACATTTTTTTTGTTTCTATTCTGTGCCTTTTTAAATTTATTACCTTGCGAAAGTGAATAAGACTGGTTTAATGATAATTCATTATACTCATTTTTTGTGTATAAATTTGAATTATCCCATATTTTATATTCCTTTGACATGTCTTTTTCTTTAATTATACTATCCATTAATATAAATATATACTAAATTTATATTAATAATATTAATATTAATATTATTAAAATCTAATAAAAGTAGAAATAAAATAAAACTACTAGTAAAATAATAAATCCGCAAGTAATGTGTTTATGTTCACTATCAATTAGTTTACCTCCCATTTGATTTGTAAATTCATTCGATACATTTGATGGTAAACACAATATTATTAGCACTATAATAACAAAAGCAACAAGAAGATATTTATATACAGCATAGTTTTTATTAACTATTAATGTGCTGTTTGTTTGTGCTTCACTAATATCATCAAATTCTTTTAATTGTACCTCTATTTTATGTCTTTCAGACACCAGGGTTTTATAATTTTTAGTTAATGCTTCGCTTTGCTGTTGCCTTTCTTCCACTTGTTTTTCATAGATTGGTTCTCCTTTGTCTATTTGTTGTGTTAATTTAGTGTTTAAATTCATTAATTGTTGATTTAATTGTTTTAAAGTATTTAAATAATATACTTCTGGAGGAACAATCGCACTTGAGGATTTTTTCAGTGATAATTCTCCGTTTACATCTTTCATTAATAAACACGTACTACCGTTTACAAAATTAGCTCCAGTACAACTTGAATTAGCAGAGCATTTATCTTTACAACTATTTATATTATTTGTTTGACTAGGATTAACTAGAGTATTTTGACCATAAAAAGTATTTTGTAAAATAATATATTCAGAATTTCCACTAGAATCTTGTGAATTTCCACTAGCATCTTGCGTTTCACTTTTTGTTTTGAGATAATTTATATAATTAGAACGTGCTTGGTTGTATTGTGTTAAAACATTATTATATTCTTTACTAATTTTCTCTAAATTTAAAATAACTGAACCACTATTATTTTGATCATGATTTTTATTTATATTTGACATTATATATAAATAAAAAGAAAACAAAAAAATTATTTTTTAAATCTATAAAAATATAAAAAACTATATATACCTATGCTAAAAGTTGATATGGTTATTATTAAAAAATCATAGGATGTATCCTGTGTGTATTTTTTAACACTTAAATTATTATCTATATAATCTATATTATCTTTACAATCTTTACAATCTTTACAACCATTATTTATTAATTCTCGCATTTTCTTTTTAAATACATAATTTTCACAATCCTTCTTGATAGAATCATAGTATTTATTGTTAGTTTTAATTATATATTCGTTATATGTTGAATAATTAGGTAAAGGTCTAAAATTATTTCTTATTTTTAAAAACATTTTATTTAAATTATAAAATGTTTTAATTTTATGTTAAATAACTTATAAATTATACAATGGGAGCAGCTACAGGATTTGAATTTTGCCCTTTAAATATTTTTGTAATTAAAACTATTGAAAAAACTAAACCTAATCCTAAAGAGAAATTTTTTAAATATTGTAAATTATACAAATCTTTGTAATTACTAATCATTGTATCTGAACCATCATATGTATCCTCAACTATTCCTAATTTTTGCTTAAGAACCGAGTTACGTTCTTTAAGAGTTTCAATTAATTTATTTAATTCTTGATAATTATTATTAAGTTCATTAATGTTTTTATCAACATCTGTTGAAATTTTAAGAAGTTTTGTATATATTTCTTGTATGTTATTTTTAATGTTTTCATACATTCGTTGATTTTCGCTAATTTGAGGGTTCATATTATAAAAAACAAAATATTTATTAAAGTCATCTAAAATAGGTCCTAATTGACTTTGAATTGTATCTAATTGTGATAAAAAAACACTTGGTTTTGGAAACCTATCTAAAATATTACTTTTTTTATAACTATCTAATAAATCCATATTAATATATACAAAGCAAATTAATATTTATATTTACTGTTAATTATAAACCTAAATGCAAACTCTATAATACAGTGCTTTAATGGAAGTTTTACTAGACCTAGTAATTTCACAGACTTGACCTGGTCTTAAACCTATTACTTGTGCTACTGGGTCAAATCTTGAAATTTCTGGAAATTCGTTTCTTTCCCTTATATTATATTTCAACATGACATCAGTTATTTCCTTATTTGTTAAAACACGATGCGGAGGAACAAGCTTATGGTCTAAAATATTAAATTGTAATCTTTTTATATTCTGGATAACAATGAATATTCCATCTTTCTCCCAAATATGTTTTAATTCGTTAATCAATGTTTCGTTCATATCTTCTTTGATAATAATAAACAATGTGTCTTCTTTTGTCAATATTTGTTCGAGATTAAATAAATCATCAATCATCTCTTCAAGGTTTTGTTTTTTTATTAATTTTGCTAAATAATAACTAATATAAATCTTACTTTTTCTATTTGTGGTTTCATCTTCGACCTCTTTTTCTAAAAGCATGTCCAATTGATTATTCTGTAACATAGAATTTACCTCATTAATACTAAAATTTGCGTAATCACCTACGTTATAATTTTGTCTTTTCATTAAATCTAATACATTTTTTCTAGAAGTATAAACGGACGAGATTAAACTGCTAGTAGAATTCTTATTTTTATTGCTGGGTGCTTGTTGGCTCTTCATGTTATATATTATAATAATATCATTATAATATATTTTTAATTCAATTTTATTTAAATATTAATAATTTTTCTGGTCTCGGAACTGGAACTGGAGCTTGAATTATCTTTATTTTCATTATTAGAATCTTTGGATTTATCCTCTTTTGCTTCATCCACATTCAATATACTTGACTGTGGTTCTGGTTCAGCAAATGTAACTTCTTTTGATTCGGGTTTTAAATCACTATTTACAAGTGTATTTTGATTATCTAATGAAGCAGGTATAAATGGAATATTTAGCGATTGTTTAGGAGGCAAAACTATTTCGCCTGTAGGCAAAACTTGAGACCCTGTAGGTAATTCTTCGCCTTGAACTATTATTGGTGAATCTTCACTAAATTCAGGTGACACTGGACTAAATTCTGGTGAAATGGGAGCATATTCTGTAGCTCCAAATGGGTCTTCCTCTTGTGCGTAATTTGATGCCGCAAATGGATCTTCCTCTTGTGCGTAATTTGATGCCGCAAACGGGTCTGACTCTGGAGAATTAGCATTATAATATGGCGATTGTATAGCATTTGGATTAGAATTATTTCCTGATGGACCCTCTTCCGTAGGCAAAACAGGGTTTTCATTTGGAATAACAAATTTATTAACATTATCTATTTTATTATTAATCTCTTTTGTATACATCGAAATAATATTTTTAATGTCCTTTTCTTCTGTTTTAAGCAATTTATTGATGTTATTTGAGTAAGACATACTTGTTAATTGATCTACATTTTCATCTGTAATAATTCTCATTTGAATATTCATTGCTTGTAATTCATGTATCAATAATTTAAAAGAATAGGGTATTTTCACTATACTAAATGAACGACCAAATTTACTTATATTTTTAATATTCATGGTTCCATCTGGATTTGTATGGAAGTTAATGGGTCCATCAGCAAATGGACTTAAAAATATATTTTTCGCATCATTGTAAATAGCTATTGCTCCTGATTTATTACAAACAGCCATATAATATTCATCGCCTCTTACTAAAAATGATTCATTCAAAAAATACGATAAACCGTGAGCAAGAACTCCATCACGCTCCATCTCTCCAATACGAAGACCACCGTCGTTTGCTCTTCCTTGAACCGGTTGCCTTGTAAGTCCAGTATTCGGTCCTCGAGCACGATAATTGATTTTATCCTTAACCATGTGTTTTAAACGCATATAATATGTAGGACCAATATAAATATTCGACTCTAATTGTTCACCTGTCATACCGTTATAGAGCAATTGATTACCCGTTGAATGAAATCCGGCTTCCACAAGCATTTTTCCATACGTTTGATGATTCGACCCTTTCACTTGAAACGCAGTGCAGTCTCCAAACATACCATAATTAGTACATGCTTTACCAAATAAACATTCTACAATTTGCCCGATAGTCATACGAGATGGAAGAGCGTGTGGATTAATAATTAAATCAGGTCTAATTCCATCAGGAGTAAAAGGCATATTTTCCTCGGGAATAATTAAACCAATTGTACCTTTTTGACCTGCTCTACTGGCCATTTTATCACCAATCGCCGGAATTCTCTCTTCACGAATTCTAACTTTAGCAATGTTAAACCCATCTTCTGAATCCGTGATAAAAGATTTATCTACAAAACCAAGCTGTCCCTTTTTCGGTTTAGCCGAAGCATCACTCCATAAATCTTTGTTTTCAAGATTTGACGAAATTTTGCCAATTAAAATCATCTTGTCATTTACAGGAGTATTTTCTTTAATCATTCCATAGTCGTCCAAGTGGCTATAATCATAACCCGGTTTTGTTCCAGTGACTTTATTTTTTTCGATATTTGCGAATTTAGAATTTGACAAGCCCGAAACCTTTGAACTTTCCTCTCTTTCTTCATACATAGAGTAATAGGTGGTCCTAAATATGCCACGATTTAATGAACCCTCATTAATTAAAATCGCATCTTCTACGTTATAACCAGTATAAGACATAATTGCCACAATCGCATTGATTCCATAAGGTTGCTCCTCGTTATTTATATACTCTAAATATCTAGATTTAATTAATGGTATTTGACCATAATTGAGTACAACCCCCATTTTATCAATTCTCATTTGATAATTCGAGTGATACATTGAAACAGCTTGTTTACTTTGACCACAAGAAAAAGAATTACGCGGTAAAGGGTTATTTTCCGGGTAAATAATTAAATTTCCCATAACACCTAATATAAGCGAAGGGTCTATTTCAATATGGGTATAATATTTACTCTTTTTCAAGTCTTCTTGCCTTATAGCAATCAAGGCCGATTCTTCTTCAGCAGTATCTATATAATCAATAACCGCCTTATTTTTTTGTAACATTTCATATACATCATCTAATTTAGAACCCGCATCTTTGTATAATTCACTCACTTCATATATTTTGTTCGATTTAATAGAATATTTTTCAAGTGATTTTTCTTTTATTCCAGAAACCAATTGTGTCCATGATAATTTTTCACTTTTTATCTTTTCCATAACATCCTTTCTATTAAAACTCTCTTTTTTGTCTTCATCCATGTAATAAATTGGACGTGTTAATCGTCCCGCATCTGTGTAAATATTTATTTCATTGTGTTGATAATTAAAAGAAATGCTGGTAAAAATAGGAATGAGTCCATTGCGTTTATATAATCTAAATGTATCCATTAGTTCAAAGGGTTCATCAATCGCACCAATCCAGTTTCCATTTACAAAAATCTTTGTACTGTTTGCCAGTTGTTCATGAGAACATTCCATAATTATTTTCAATGGAGTATTGGCTCTTAACCACTTAATAATCGGCACAGCTGATGTGCCACTAGTAATATGTGCTACAATTGACAAATGTTTATGTAACCCGATATTACCACCATCAGGCGTATCAATTGGGTCAATAAAGCCCCATTGAGAACTATTTAAAAGACGCGGGCCTACAACTTTTGCGCTTGAATCTAGAGGCAAATTAATTTTTCGTAAATGAGAAATAAATGTATACCAACTTAATCTGTTTAAATCTTGAACAGCTCCTAATCTTTTTGTGTGCGCCTCAGAACCCCAATTGCCCTTAAATGCCTTTTTAAAACCTGCCTCAACAATTCTATCTTTGAAAAAATCTCTAACATTCGATTCGATTAATCCAATAAAGTTGTCACCACGATATTTCGATTCTTTGCTTTTTTCATCACTAGCACTCTTTTTTTTAGAAGGGTCATCAATGCCTTTATATTCGCCTTTATGATAATAATACTCTTCATCAATTTTTCGCGATATATCTTTCTTTTGTATTAAATAATATTCGCGAAATAAATCGTAAATCAAAGAACCCGTTAACTCAACTCTTTTAAAACGGAAATTATCACGGTCTGTTGGTTTTTCTTCCTTTGTATAAACTTTCAATAGACGAAATACCATATTACCTAAAAAATATGCCTTTTCTAAGAAATTTAATTCGCCAACATGTGGTAAAAAATAATCAGACAATATTTCTAATGTTCCTGAAATCGTATTTCTTTTTGTAAAAGAAGCAATGTATTTTAAAGCGGTTGTTTGATTGAAAATTTTATTAGCATCATGAACAGAAGGAATAAATATGTCGATATAAGATTCATTTTTATCCAGATCTAAAAGACATGTTTTTATAATATCTTTATCAGAAATCACTCCTAACGCACGCATTACAATGAACAATGGCATCGGTTTTCTAACATTAGGAATAGCTACTACAATTTGATTGTTTGTAAAAGAAGGCGATGGTGCTACAATTTTTACGGCAGTGGTTCTAATTGGTTTTGATGTGTCTTCAGACACTGACCTAATTTCGGCAGAATTAGAATAAACATCATCATCTTTATTATGTCTTATATAAAGCATATTATCTGCGAATTTTTCTTGTGGAATTACTATTTTTTCTTTTCCATCAATAATAAAATAACCACCATAATCATTTCGACATTCACCCAAATTAAATCGCGCCTCTCTTTCAAGACCACTCAAAATACATAAATTGGATTGTAACATAATTGGAAAACGTCCTAAAAATATTTTCTCTAATGTAACTGTTTTTTCCATCTTTGTACCATTGTAATAATAGATAAAATCAACATCAACATCATAATGAACGGTTGTTCCATATGTCATATTCCTTAAACGCGCATCATTTGGATACATAAAATGAGAATGATTGTCGTCATAAATAATAGGTTTACCCAAATATATTTTAGATCCGTCTTTACCACCTAAATATAACATACATTCATTTCGTTGTGAATCGGGTTCACTTTCATCTTCTCTCTCAATAAATCGAATCGGATTGTTTTCATTAAAAATTCTATTAATACCTCCATTGAAAAAATCGTTATATGATTCTAAATGGTGATTTACTAAGTTATTTGGATTGTCCGTAAAATATTTGTGAATAATTTTCCAAGATATATCTTCCATTGTATATAATAATAATCATATTTTTTTAAAATGTAATTATTATTATATATATTTACTCTATTTTTTTCAATGTTTTTTTGTTGCTATTTTGTTTATTCTTTTTAGACAAAATTGTTTTGATTGTTTTAGATGATTTAGATGATTTAGATCTATCTTCTATAGCAAAATCAGTCCACGGTGCTGATGGCCTGTCCTTAATATAAGGTTTGAAAATGTCCCATTGTCTATTCTTTTTAAAAAATTCATCAGCTATAAACGGCATACCACACGAGTTACCAAATCGCCCTGAAAATGACATCTTTTTTGCCATTGCTGTATCACATACACATCCATCACACGCTCCATGAGGAGAGAAAGGTTTGGGTCTATCTGCTTGACTCATATACTCACGCGCATCTAATTCGTAATGTGAACAAACACATCTAGCACATGGATTATCTTCTTTTTTTAAATAAACATCATAATGATCAGCTATTATTTCTTTAGCTATATCAAGGTTAATTTTTCCTTTGTGTTTGTCCATTAAATCATTCAGACGCACTAAACGAGCTCCTTGATGCCTTCGTATATCATACATACCTGAATTCCCACATTCTAAGTTTCTTATTTTAGGGTCGTAAGGGGCATTAAAACCAATAAAAAAACCGTTTTTGGTTCTTTCAGTATTGCTGTATTTTAGTCCTAATTCGATTCTCATAATTTCGTTTGTATTTGTATCACCAAATAACCACGAATTTGCGTAGTCTCCAGAGTTACCTTCTAAAAGTATTTTTTCATAGTCATCTAACGTTTTACCGTATTGCATGGCTTTTCGAATTCTATAACCAATTGGTATTTTTTTTTCATAAACATTGAAACCACCAATCGTTGTTTCAGTTCCAATAATGCCCTTATCAGTAACAAAAAAGTCTGTACCACTCCATATCCAACATGGTGATGTTTGCATAATAAAACGTGAGCCTTCTGAAGGATTTACATCTAAAATAATATTTGAATATTGACCATCAATAAAATCAGAGAATGAATTATGTGCTACTACAATTTTTCCATCTTCAGTCCAGTCACCGACAGCAATGAAAGCACTACATCTGTCTTTTGCTGTAACATTTGACCTGACAGAACCACCTTCTTTGCCAGCAGAGGAACCCGTTTTTGAGCTATACCAATATGACATAGACATGTAAAAATTCCATGCGATTATTTCGTCAATGGTTGTTTTTGTTCCTGCGGCGGTACATCCATCAGCAATTCCTTCCATTTCTTCATAAAATTCGCTGAATTCATTTTTAGTCATTTCCTTAAAATCCTCATTTATTAGTTTAATCATGTATTCCCATGTTTCTCCATAACTTTCTAAAATAAAAAATTCCAACATCTTTTGCATGTCTGCAAATTGTTTTGCCACTAAATAACCATAAGCGTAACCACGTTCTTTTGGTTTACCTTTTATAGAGATATATGTCCATTCATTTTTTTCATAACTGAAACCGTTTTTAATTTTCATTATATATTAAATATATAATAAAAAGAATAAATATTTATTTATTTATCATAATAAGACCAATAATAACAAACAACAGAAGCCATGGAAGTAAAACTAATAACCATGAAATATTTGTATATCCATCTTTACATATTAAATTAAGAACCCATGTCCAGAAAATAATGTAAATAAATTTACAAACAAATACAACAGCTGTATTTGGCACACGACATGAAAATGTTCCTACATTATAACTATTTTCATTTCCTAAATTTTGAAATAAAATCAAACCTAAGGATATAAATGAAATAATAAAATATACAAATGCTGGTTGACACAATTCTTTTAATGATTTTGGAAAAGCCATCTAATCTTATATATAATATAATTATTATATATAATTTTTTAAAAAAAGGAAAAAATATAAAATAGAAAAATAGAAAAATAGAAAAATAGAAAATTATATTAGTCTACTTAATGGAACAGTTCCTGATAATTGTCCTTGCCATGGCAACGGGTTAACAGGTGCTGCTGTTCCAATAAGTGTGTTATAAGCTGAACCAGCACTAAATGACAACCCTCTTCCAAAATTAGATAAATCTTGTAATAATGAATTAGATAAATTACCTCCTTTTTGAGAAGCTCTTCTTGTTCTTTTATTTCTTCGTCTTCCTCCTTTTGAAAATGGAGGATTTGCTCCTAATACCTTTGTTTGTAGTTGAATGTCAACAGGTGTATAAGTGTTCATTGGATAATGATTCGCATTATTAGCTGATGGCCAATTAGTAGCTGTCCATGGACTTCCAACAAAAGTACTTGAACCACCATTTTGACCGCCAAACAATTTACCGCATCCGCAACCACCCCCTGATTGATAATTACTACCTAATACTGTGTATGGGTTAGGTGGGGGACCCGTAGAAGGAACTGGTGTATTTTGTCCTCCTAAATACTTACGTTTTCTAGAACAACCGCGCATATTATATTTCGGTTTTTTACCAGACTTAAATTTTTTGCTTTTCATCTATAATATATGTATAGAAATTATTCAATATCGACGTGTGTTAATAAATGTCTTCTGCAACACATTTTATTTAATCCAAGTTCATCCATTACTTCACCTTCAGCTGTTTTTTCGTGAAATTCTTTTGTTAAATAAAGCACCTTATCGATGTTATTAGAACCTTCATTTATATTGATTTGTTTTGCTAGTTTTCTTTTACGAACTTCTTCGATATAGTATCTATACTTGTTAGCAAGCACCATACCGCAAGTAAAACATTTAACAGGAATTATCATTCTTTTATATATCTATTTATATTATTCTAATATCTTTTAAATTAAAATCAATTTTTTATTTTATTTGTAGTAGAAATAAAATTAATAAACAATTTAAATATTCATTATAAATAACATTTATAATGGATACAATAAAAATATGGAAAATAAATCATTCTTTTGATAAGGAAATGATAGATATTATAGATAAAAATGAAAATATGCCAACACAACTTTTAGATTTGTCAAAAAAAAAATATTCATTGTTTGAGAAATTTGTATATGATGTTGCACTATTTCATTTTAAACAATTAAATATTGATATAACCTCAGGTGAAAGTGATTATTATGTCGAGTTTTGGTGTAAGAATAAATTTGACACACATCGACTACATGTAGACTGCGATGAATATAAAAAAAAACAAGGTTTAAAATTTATTCATCCATTGTTATCATGTGTTACATATTTAAATGATAACCCTTGCCCGACAATTATAACAAATATTGACATGGAAATGTATAAATACAAGGAGTTTGAAAATCAAAAAGAATTGTTTTTATCAATGCCTAAATGTAATAAGCAAATCATATTTGATGGTAAATATTTTCACGGTTCGACATTATTATCAGACAATGATAAAGAAGAGAGTAGATATATTATTGCTATTAATTTGTGGGACAAAAGACCTACAAATGTAGAGTATTATATATCAAATACAAATATAGATACAAATCTTGATGTCATTTTTGTAAAAGAAGACCAATGTGTTTCTATTGAAAAGACTTCTGAATCAGATAACATAAAGGTAATTAATGTTTGTAAAAAGACAATAAATTACAATCTATATGAAGATATTTTGTATACTGGTGATGAAAAAGCGTGTTACATATTTAAAGAATTAATCAAGAATATAGAAGAAGATGACAAAACCGCATATAAATTTGTCTTGGATACCACCATTGAAAAAAAACAAATTGATATGCAGTTAAAAAACAAATATGGTGATATAATGGATGATATTAATGAAATAATGAATGAAAACAATAAATTAAAATACAATCGTTTTTTACAGCGTTTCCATTATACAAAAATATACACGCCTGATATTTGCCATTTTATTATTAATGAAAGTGAAAGATATGCGGAAAAAAACGGCGGTTGGACAACAAAAAGGCATCATAATTATCCTACAACAGACTTACCAGTTGAAAAAATTGCTTCTATTTTTGGACTTGTTTTGCAAACAATGAAGACAGTTGTTACAAAAGTGAAGAAATCTTTCGGGTTACATGATGATATTATAATAAATATCCAAGATTTGTTTGTTGTAAAATATAAAGATAGCGGACAAAATTACTTGGATATGCATCACGACGGTTCATTTTTATCATTTAATATTTTATTAAGCGATAAAACTGAATTTGAAGGTGGTGGAACATATTTTGATGACGGATTGACTGCGTATTTGGAACAAGGAGATATTTTAATACATAGCAGTCGAATAAAACACGCAGGTCTTCCGATTACAAAAGGCACTAGATATTTGTTAGTTGGTTTCTTAAATATAGATATTCCGTTACCCAATAATACTTAAGATAAATTATATCTAGTCGTAAAGCCAAATAAATTGCACAACCCCTTGACTACCCCGACCCCCATCTGTTGCTGTTTGATTTCCACTAGTAGCACCTATACCGCCACCACCACCTATACCATACTGCAATATTGCACTCCCTCCTAAATCTGTATTAACGCTTACCGACGTGTTTTGTCCTTCGGGATTGTTTGTAGTACCATTATTAGTGCCATTTGTGTTTCCCCCATTTGTCATCTGAGCATCCCCTCCATTTCCATATCCACCAGCAGCTCCACCAGGAGCATTTGGTGATGATGTTCCATCATAAGTAAAATATGTAGTTCCTCCACCGGTAGGATTCCACTTGCCGCCCTTGTCATAACCTGCTCCATCGTTTCCTTTTGAATAGGCTATATTCATATTGGCATTTACATTATCATTGTCATTAGAACCACCATAACCTCCTTGTCCTCCTTCTCCTATATTAACATAAATATTTCCAGAGTTAACTCTTACATCTGCGTTTGAATAATAGTAGACACCACCAGCACCAGGGGCACCATTTCCACCTTTTGCGTTTGCATTCTTATTAATATTATCACTATTTGCACCAACATGCGCGCTACCGCCACCACCGCCACCACCGCCACCGCCACCTACCATTATATATCTAAATGCTTTAGATCCAGTTGGTACTCCAACATTTCCCTTATATGTTACATTCGTGTATACGGCTCTGCAACGATTGCTAAGGTCACCAAGATTATCAATATATCCAAAATCATATGGTTTATACATATTTCCACCCATTGTTCCTGTAGGAAACCCAACAAAAGAATTATTACTGTAGCTGGTCGGATATGTTATTGTGTTTATAGCAATATTTTTAAAATAATAACCAGACACTTTATAAATTAAATATAAAATAATTTTAATAATTAAATATAAAATAATTTTAATAATTAAATAATTTTAATAATTAAATATTAAATATAATACATAAACTATTTTATTAAATGAGTAATTTTAGTCTAGAAAATTATTTTTATATAAACAAGAATTCATTGTCTAAAGAACTATGTAGTGATATTATAAATCATTTTGAAATAGAGGAAAGTGGCAAATACGAAGGAGTCACAGCAGGAGGTTTGCGAAAGGATATAAAAGACACAATAGATTTTCAAATTCTTGCTAAAAATGAAAAAAATAAACCTCATTGGAACAAAATTCGGGATTTATTAGAAAGAGAATTGAATATTAACATAAAAAAATATGTTAAAGGTATAAATGATGCTATGACAATTGATGAAGAGAATTCACAAAGTAAATATAAAGTCTTTAATAATTTTGTCTCTTTTGAAATAATACAGATGCAAAGATATACAAAATTAAAAGGTAGATATATTTATCATCAGGATTTTTCGACTGAATGGGAAGCAAAAAAATATCGTGTAATCACCTTTTTATGGTATTTAAATGATGTAGAAGAAGGTGGAGAAACAGAATTTTGGGGTAAATACAGAGTTAAACCAGAAGTCGGTAAACTATTATTTTTTCCAGCTACTTGGACTTATCCTCATAGAGGAATGATGCCAATATCAAATGATAAATATATAATTACTGGATGGATATATGTTCACGATTAATATTTTATATAATATAAAAATCATATAATTTAAATTAAAATATTGGTTTAAATTATAATGGCAAAATCGCGTAAAAATAGAAGCATTAAAAATAAGACAAGTAAATTTTTTAAAACTATCGGAAAAACCACTAAAAAGGCTGTTCCTGTAATTAAATCTGGATTGAAAACAATCGGAAAAAAAGCTGTTCCTATTGTTGAAAAAGGTGCTGAAACTGTATATGGAGCATTAAAAACAGGTTTGGATTTAGGTATGAATGGTATTAAAAGTTTAGCAAAAAGTGCTAAGAAATCTAGAAAAAGACGACGTTAAATTTCTTTAATTTGATACCCTTTTGATGTCTTGACCTTTTTATGTTGAGCTCCAGAGTTATGAATTTCATTATGACATTTCTCACATATTGTAATTAAATTTGCCAAGTTGTTTTTATGAAAAACTGACCCACCATTATTAATAATTCCGTCATTATTTGCCACAGATTGATGTTGCAAATGATGAACCTCCGTTCCCATAGCTAGACCGCATTTTTCACAATTATTCATAATCTTTTTAGCATTAAAATGCGAAGATTTTTTCGACAATAAGCTGTCACTTTCTGGATGATATTTCATGCGAATATTATAAGCATTGGTTAAAAAATCGTCTGGCAAACTCAGTGATTTACACACTTCCAATCCATACATACTATTTCCAGGACCATCTCGCAATTTGCGGTCATATATAAGAATATCTTGTTCTTTATTATAGATTACTGACATATGTTTTAAAGCAAGATTTTTCATAATACTAATTTCATCATAATCTACTATTTCATGTAAATGTGTGGCAAAAATAAAACTGCTTTTCAATTGATTCAACCGCTGAATTCCGGCTACAAAAATACTAATTGCCGAAGAAATTTCAGTTCCAGAACATAATTCGTCGCCCAAAACTAAGCTATTTTCATCAGCAAGACGCAAAATAGTGCGCAATTCGGACATTTCAACGGCAAAAGTGGACAACCCTTTAAATATATTATCGTTTCCAAGAATACGAGTAAATATATAGTTATAAGGTTTGTAAGTAAACTCAGCACAAGGCACAAATAGTCCTGATTGAGCCATAATGAGAGAAATACCTAGCGCTCGAATAAGACTCGTTTTACCCACAGCATTTGTACCATAAAGTAAAATACCATCCGTTGAACCATTACCAATAACAATGTCATTTGTTACATAAAGTTCATTGGTTTGTAGTCGCTCAATAAGGCAATGTCTTAGTGCCTTCGCATTTACAAATGATTTATCAGCTTCAACGATTTTAGGCTTACAATAATTATATTTTTTGGCAATATTCGCCTTTCCATAAATAACATCAATAAGCGTAATAAAATTAATGATGCTTTCCATTTGATGTTGAAATGATTCAAACTTTTCGACAAATTTGTAATAAACATGGGTTATTAGTTCCTTCATTTCGACCTTAATGGAAGTAATTGTTTTACAAATGCCCCTGATTTGCTCATCTTCAATAATATTATTTGATGCTGTTTGCTTGCTAAATATGAATTGTTTTTTAGATACTTTGAAATCAAATTCTTCATTCGATTCTTTACTAAATTTCAACTTAACAACACTGGATGTTTGCGGTAAATTGTCTTCTAATAACTTACATCGTCTACTAGTACAAATCAAACTGAAATTATTTTTTTCGGTTTCATGTATTTTAATAAATTCGCTCGTTTTCCCCTTGTCTAAAATAAGACTATTCAAATAATTCTTTATGGCTTCTAATTTCTCTTCAGAAACCTTAATTGTGTCTTTTTTATTATCTAATTCAGTGTCAACACCAATATTTATAAAATTAATATCAAAGTTTTGCGTTTGTGTTAATTCAATTTCTTCGGCTAATTTAAGGTCTATATTTTTATGTATAAATTCCATTACATTATCACAATACGCGTCAATTTTACTTGTATTAACGTCGAAAAAAGACAAATAATCTTTTACAACATTTGATTTGTTATTTTTCACAATAAAATTATAGATATTTTTAATCATTGAAACGTTCTGGTATAGCCCGCAAAATAATTTGGGTGATATTTTTCTTAAAAACACTTGCCTTTCGCATTTCGATATGTCTTTAATGGTAGACAAATTTTGCCTTAAAAAATCATTGTATACCTCATAATTATCTAAATAGTGTTCAGTAATACTATATTCTCGCTCTAAATTGACGACATTTGTCGTAGGGTTTAAAAAAGTGTAGTCGAATTTTCGTTTTCCCATTGGCGTTAAACATTCATTCAACATTTTCATTACTGAAGAATGTTTGCCAGTATAATTATTGTCATCAATAATATTTAATTGCTTCAAAGAATGGTTTGCTAGTATTAAACGAGACGAACAATTTTCGAAAACCGGTTCACTAATTTTTGAAACAAGATGTTGATTATGTTGATATACAAAATCAAGGAGAAAACAAAATGATTGTGTAGCTATATCATTATCATAAAAATTCTGAATGAATGTCTCATAATCATCAATTTTAAAAAACTTACATAATATTTCCTTTTGATAGTTTTGTTTTTCACAGTTTTTAGCTCGTAATAAGAATTTACTGTCTTTTATATTATTAGATTCGTCATCCAAAATTTTAATCTTGTGAATCGAACTACATTTTATATTTGTGTAATTTATTATATCATCTATTTCTTTATTTGGCAAATTAGATATTAATATAACTTCACTTGGATTATAAATTGATATAAATCGCTCTAACTCATCATAAGTAGTTGGATTATTAATATAAATTTCTTTAAATTGGAATATGCTTGTTTTACCAGTATAAATATCAATGTTAGAAACACCTACTATAACGTGCTTACCTTTTTGGAATATTTTATTATTAACTAGGTTTACCCATATACATGTTAAATTATTTGTAAGTTTTTGTGTTTCATTTGAAAAATACGTGCCTGGACTAAAAATGCCGGCAAGACTACGTGTAGTATTTTTAGCTGCCTGGTCCTGAGTATAAACAATTGAAGTGAACCCGGATTCCTGTAATTTTTTAATATATTTCTCAATCATAATGTCTTTGAAACCAGCCATAACAACATTGTCTTTACCAACACAAACGTTCTTCTCGACGACATTTAATTCGCATACACGAGAGAAATTCAAGATTTGACTTCCTGATATTAATCCGGACTTTTTATCTAAAATTCCATATACTTCAAAGAATGAACCTACTTGCATTAATAATACTGAATTGTCTCCATAATCAACGTTATATTTCTTTGTTAAATCAAAATATTCTTTTATTAGAGCCATTATTGAACTATAATATATTATCACGTAATCTTTAATATATTATTTATAATCCTTTTTATAATCTTTTTTATATAAAATTAGTCAAAAGCTACAAACCCTTTATAATCATCATCCACTAATTCAACAATATAATTTTTCATATTTTTATATATATTTTTGGATATAATTCCAATATTATAATATAAAAATTTTATTATTATTAATAACATAGATACAATAAAAGGCAAAGTTGTTTTCCTTCCGTGTTCATATAAAATATCATCTTTATATTTAATATCATAAATGGATAATTCTGTTTTAAAATTATTTTCGGGTTCTTTATATTTTAGTTTATAACCATTTATAATGCCTTGTTTTTTCATTGGTTTATTTACAAATTTTTTAAAATCTTGTTTGGTAACATTTAAAAAGTTTTGCATTTTTATAATAGTACTGTCTGGGTTGTCTGTAAAAATATCAACGTCTATATCACTATGACCTGGTTTGTAATCGTCCCTCTGTACGCTACCATAAAAGTATAATTTATTTTCTAAGTAGTTGCTTAATTTATTGAAAAAATCACTTTCATATACTGATAGTTTATTTTTTGTAGTTTCCATATTATTATATTATATAATTATTATATAATTATTATATAATATTACAAATCACTATCATCTTTCATAAAATTATGAAGTAATGTATCTTTATTATTATTTGTAATTTCACCAGCTAACATTGCCGATTCATATATTTTTCTAACAACATCATTTGGAGCATTACTTCCAATCTTAATTAAATTATGCGTTCTCAAATACTTTTTAATGTCATTGATTGGTTCCTTTTTAAGGTCCTTTTGAGCAGCTAAAACTTTCTTTCTAGTTTGTCTATCTTTTAATAAAATGGATACAGACCTTTGATTTTTTGATTTTCCAAGGGTATATGTTTTACGAATTGTTTTTGTATGAATTCTTTTAAATTTTACATCTTGATTTTCTTTTTCTTCTTCCGAGGGTTGGATTATTATATTATTAGATGGAGCATTATTTATATATGGTGTTGTAAAAAGTTCTGTTTCTATTTTATTACTGTTATGATTATGAGTATCAGTATTATTATTTGTACCGTTAATATCAATATTTGAAGGAATATTTGAAGGAATGTTTGGCTTTTCAACTTCTTTCTTTAAAGCAGATTTGATTATCGGTTCAGATAATACAGGAGCAAATGTGGGCTTATTATTTTCAATCTGTTTTAATTTTTCTTTTAATTTAGATAACTTGTCTTCTCTTTCATTTTTGTGATGTATTACAGTATCATTTGAAACAGTTAATGCTAAACGTGGATTAGATACAACAGGATTATTTCTTTGTGTCCATGTCCTGTATGTTGGTTTTTTGCCTCCTTTTAAAATACCATAAGGGACATCATTATTGGTGTTTTGTCGGATACTTATTTGTTCGGCATTCACATTTACTAATGGACTTTTTAATTCTTCTGGTAAATCAAGATTTACATAAGGTGAATTTGTATTTTGCTGTGAACCAGTATTTGTATTAGAATTATCAGAATATATATTCTTATGTTTTATTGTTTTCCTATCTATATCTTGTTTTCTTTTTTCTTTCTGTTTCTCTCTTGAAAGCGAATTTAAATACTCAATAGAGTCATTAAATTCATTACTATAACTATTAATATCAACTAATTTTGGACTCGAGAAATTTTGCGATTCTGTTTTGTAATTTTTATTATTTACTTCTAAATCTTTTATTTCTTTTGATTTATGTTCTTTTATTCTTTTTAACAATTTATTTTTTATGATATTTGGCGATATTATAGGGGCAATAACAGGTTTTTCTTTTTTTTCTCTATTTTTCCTTGTTTTACCACCCATATTAAATAAAGCAGGATTTATTTCTATTTTTTTGAAACTTGACATAACTATTATAATAAAATTAATTAAATTTTATAATAAAACTAATTACCAATTTATTTATCTTATTTTATTTATTTTATCATAATGGCTATTTAAAATGCCGATTTAAAATTAAAATAATACTTTTGTTTTTTATATGTAAAAACTTTAAATGGTTCAGCCGCACTACTAAGTTGCTTCACAGTGCTATCAATGTGGTCTAATAAATTATCTTCATTAAATAAATCTTTTATCCCTTTTGCGTTTAATTCTTTTCCGCACCATTGCTCACTTACCACTTTTTTTTTAATTTGACTTATTGTTGAGTCAATCTCTAAATTCACCGAATTACCCAATAAACCAAAAAATTCGTTTCTTTTTATAGGTTTAAGTTTGTTAATCTTAAGTTTTAAATAATGACTTACTTTGTTTTTACACGCTGAACCCATATTACTTATATTTTTTTCCAAATAATTTTTAAATTTTGATGTGTTAAATGAATCTAAAATTTCCTTTTGAACATATTCTGGTATAGAATTAAAATTGATTTTGTTATCATTTTCAAAAAATGTTAATATAATATTAAACTTCATTTTTATAAAGTATTATAATATATAATTATATATTTTTATATATTTTTAAAATTTTTGTGTTTTTTACATTTTTACAGCTCTTAATAACATATTATTCTGAAACAATTTAAAAATAAATTGAAATATAAAATAACCCAATGTCATCATCATATAAAAATAAAATGGAAACCACTCGTAACAATGAGAACAATACTTTGAAAGAAGTATTTGATATTAAAAATGATCAGTTTATTGAACCACCATTCAGTATTATTGAATCGTATTTTAAAGGACAACACTTAGAGCGTCTTGTAAGACATCAATTAGAATCCTATAATAACTTTATAGGTTATCAAATAATCAAAACAATCGAGATGTTTAATCCAGTTCGAATCGCTTCTGATTTAGATTACGACCCTGTGAATAAAAAGCACTCTCTTGAAATGTTTGTAACCTTTGAAAATTTCAGCATTTACAGACCTCAAATTCACGAAAACAACGGAGCAATTAAATTGATGTTTCCACAAGAGGCCCGTTTACGCAATTTCACATATGCTTCTGCGATGACAGTTGATATGAATGTAAAAATTATTGTCAGAAATGGCAAAGAATTAGAAAATATTCAAATTTTCCACAAGACACTTCCTAAAATTAGAATCGGTAGTTTGCCGATTATGATTAAATCGAATATTTGTCTTCTAAATCAATACAAGCACGTTGAACATACAATTACAGGTGAATGTAAATTTGATGCTGGTGGTTACTTCATTATTAATGGTTCGGAAAAAACAGTATTAGGTCAAGAGCGCGCAGCTGAAAACAAGGTTCAATGTTTCAATGTATCTAAAAACAATACTAAGTATGACTGGATTGCCGAAATTAAATCGGTCCCTGATTTTAAGTGTATCTCGCCTAAGCAAATTAATATGATGTTTTCATCTAAGAATAATGGTTTCGGTAATGCGATTCATGTTCAATTGCCTCGTGTTAAGCAACCCATACCATTGTTTATTGTTTTTAGAGCACTCGGCGTACTATCTGACAAGGAAATCTGTGAAAAGATTCTTCTTAATTTGGACTGTTCTGAAGGCAAAAACAAGGAAATATTAGAAAATTTACAGGCTTCGGTGATTGAATCAAACAAATATTTAACTCAGGAAGAAGCTATCAAGTTTATTACTAGTTTTGTCATGTATACTCCTATTAATATGGACAAGGAAACAGGAGCTAAAAAGAAGCACGATTTTACGATGGATATTTTAACCAATGATTTATTTCCTCATTGTCAAAATCCTACACAGAAGATTTATTTCCTCGGCTATATGGCACATAAATTATCGCGCGCAGCGTTTGAACTAGTAAAGCAAGATGATAGAGATTCATACTCAAATAAGCGTGTTGATTTGACTGGCTCATTGCTAAATAATTTGTTCAGAAATTACTTCAATAAGCTTGTTAAGGACATGGAAAAACAAGTAATTAAGGAAATTAATACAGGTTCGTGGAAATCAACCGAAGATTATGAGAATATTATTAATTTGACAAATATATATAAAATTATCAAATCTACGACCATTGAAAATGGTATTAAGCGCGCATTAGCTACTGGTGATTTCGGTATTAAGCACACGAATTCGAATAAAGTCGGTGTAGCTCAAGTACTGAATCGATTGACATATGTCTCTAGTTTAAGTCATGCTAGGCGCATTTCAACCCCTACTGATAAAAGTGGCAAATTAATTCCTCCTCGTAAGTTACATAATACATCATGGGGTTATTTGTGTCCTGCCGAAACTCCTGAAGGTCAATCTGTCGGCATTGTTAAGAATTTGAGTTATATGACACATATTACGATTTATTCGAATTCGCTTCCGCTTTACGAATATGTGTTACCTAATATTACGCAAATTGATAAGGAAGGATTAACGGCAAACGATATGTATGATAAGGTAAAGGTATTTATTAACGGAGCGTGGGTTGGTATTACTGATAACCCTAAGGAATTGTATTTGATGTTGAAGGACAAGAAATATAAGGGAATCATTAATATTTACACATCGATTGTATTTGACTATGTAATGAAGGAGATTCGTATTTGTAATGATAGTGGCAGATTAACTCGACCTCTATTAAGAGTCAAGGATAAGAACGTTCTTGTTACTGATTCGATTATTGAAAAGCTGAAAAGCTCTGAGCTTACTTGGGACAATTTGTTGACAAGTAGTAAACTAGACGATTCAATTATTGAATATATTGACCCCGAAGAGCAAAGTTGGTCGATGATTGCTAACAAGCCTATAGATATTATTACGGAGTCTGAGCAAATTTACAAATATACTCATTGTGAAATTCATCCTAGTACAATTTTCGGTGTATTGGCTTCTTGTATCCCGTTTCCTGAACATAATCAATCCCCTAGAAATTGTTATCAATGTGCTCAGGGAAAACAGGCGATGGGTGTATATGTTACAAACTATGAGAATCGCATGGACAAAACCGCGTATGTCTTGAATTATCCCACAAGGCCTCTAGTAGACACTCGAATTATGAATATGCTTCAATTGAATAAGATTCCGTCTGGCACGAATGTTATTGTGGCTATTATGACACACACTGGTTACAATCAAGAAGATTCATTGTTATTTAACAAGGGTTCAATTGATAGAGGATTATTTGTCACAACTATATACCATACTGAAAAGGATGAGGATAAACAGAAGGTGAACGGGGATGAAGAAATCAGATGTAAGCCCGATCCTTCGAAGACAAAGGGAATGAAAATGGGTAATTATAATAAGGTGAATTCAAAGGGTGTGATTCCTGAAAATACGATTGTTGAAAATCGCGACATTATTATTTCAAAGATTACTCCGATTAAGGAAAATAGAAATGACCATACTAAGGTAATTAAGTTTGAAGACCAGAGTAAGATTTATAGAACCGCCGAGGAGTCTTATATTGATAAAAATTATATTGATAGAAATGGCGAAGGTTATAATTTCGCAAAGGTCCGTATTAGAACTGTTAGAAAGCCAGTAATTGGTGATAAGTTCTCGTCTCGTCACGGTCAGAAAGGAACAATTGGTAATATTATTCCTGAATGCGATATGCCTTTCACTAAAAATGGAGTAAAACCCGATATTATTATTAATCCTCACGCGATTCCGTCTCGTATGACTATCGGACAATTGAAGGAAACTGTTTTAGGTAAGGTTCTTGTTGAGCTCGGTTTGTTTGGCGATGGAACTTCATTCGGTCAATTTGATGTGAAGGATATTTGTAAAGAGTTGATTAAGCTCGGGTATGAATCAAATGGCAATGAAATAATGTATAATGGATTAACTGGTGAGCAATTAGAGTGTAGTGTATTTATTGGTCCTGTGTTTTATCAGCGTCTTAAGCACATGGTGAATGATAAGGCACATAGTCGTTCAATTGGGCCGATGGTTAATCTAACTCGACAACCTGCTGAAGGTAGGTCACGCGATGGCGGTTTAAGATTTGGTGAAATGGAGCGTGATTGCTGTGTATCTCACGGAGCTTCTAGGTTTACTAGAGAAAGGTTGTATGATGTATCTGATAAATACTCGGTGTATATTTGTAAGAAGTGCGGTTTGATTGCTTCATATAACGACAAGATGCATATTCATCATTGTAAGACGTGTGACAATCGTTCAGACTTTTCATATGTTGAAATTCCTTATGCTTGTAAGTTATTATTTCAAGAATTAAATACGATGAACATTGCTCCTAGAATCATGACGGAACACTAAATATTATAGTGACATTTAGTAATAATATAGTAATATTTAACAATAATTAGTAATAACTAGTAATAACTAGTAATAACTAGTAATAACTAGTAATAATTATAATAATTTTTTTATTTACCAATAATTATCATTCTTTATTAGTTATATTTATTTATAAATATATATTATAATGCTACCAACAGAATCAAAAAAACCAATACCAACAAAACCAACAAAAATTATAACAGTTATAATTCATTCTCATGGAGCAGATTTAGTAGTTCCAAATTATAAAATACCATTAAATGTAAGAATATTATCTGCCGCAGGAATACCAGGATGCTTTAATTTTGGAACAAACTCACAAAGAGTGGGTGAACTTGGCCATGCAATGGGAATACTAGAGACTGAACGTGCGAAAACAGATTTTACTACATACAAGATTTTAGATGAATTACGCACAGCATTGTTTTCTGAAGATCGAGAACGTGGTTATAAAAATATGAATGACGTAATGGACAAAACAATAGATAGAATGACAGCATCCAGATTTGTTCCTGTTCAAGGAGCTAGTGCTCTTCTAGCAAAATCAAGAACTGAACACGCAATAAATCAAGGAAAGAGATATAAGGTTATAAAACCAACTACAGATCATAGGTATATGTTTACTCCTAAAAGACACCCAGAATCAGGTGTATTTCCTGACGGTATTTATGTAATTGATTCAATGAATAATCCAGATTCAAGATTAAAATTAAATGATAATTTAGCAGAAAATAAATTTGATATTAATGAAACAAGAGTAAAAACTGGGGTTATACCATCTAGTATTCATGATATTAGACCTATCCATATTAATTATGTAAGGCGTAAATTTGGTCCATATTTAAGCTTAGCTAAATTATATTGTGATGGTGACAATATTTTACCATTTACAAGTGTAGAAGAAGTATCTAAATGGGTAACAGATAATTACTCTCCAGTAGATAATATTTATAGGTTGGGATGTATGAAATTATTTCAAACAGGTATAAATCCAATTCATTTAAAGGCCTTAATGTGTGCTACTTTTTTAGGAGAGAAATTTGCTGCTCCTAAGCGTCCTAAGGCTCTTAAGCCTGGAGAAGAGCCTGACCCTAGAGAAGGATGGGAGAGAGAGATATTCCCTGCAATCTTAGATAGTTTTAATAAATTAAGCGCAGAAATAAAACCTAAGTTTATAACGGGACTCACTCCAGCTGAATTTGAGAAAATTCTTTCAAAATATCATGTCTCATATCATCCTGAATATGTTGGAGATACATGGAACGATAATCGCGATATTCTAGTTCAACTTTATAATAATTCAGATATTATTTCTAACGACATGTTGGAAATACCAGAGGAAACTAAGTTTGATAGTGAAAATATACATGAAACTACTTTAACACAAATAATAAAATATTTGAGGAGTCTTGGATATGATGGTATAAATATTGTTGATTTTTCATGTAGAGTTAATACAACATTAACTGATAAAGAAATGTTTGAACAAGAAGAAAAAGAAACATTGTCTCCACGAGTATCAAATACAAATTGGGGTGGTGTTAAATTTAGAAAAACACAAAGCAAACGTCGTTTGAAAAAATCAAAAGTTAAAAGGAAGAAAAGTAAAAGAAGAAAAGCAATATAATTTCTATTATATTAAAACTTGTAAATTTTAACATATGTTTTTCAAAAGTCGGTGGGCCAAAACAAAAATGGACATTTTTTTTGTCCAAAATTGCAAAAGGTAAAAAGGTCTTGGCAAAACTCTTCGTTGTGACCATAAAAAATTTTAGCGTCTCACGACTGTTTTGAAAATTTTCAATTTGTGACGATAAATTTTTTTATTTTTAATAAATAAAATAAAGTATTTTAATTAAAAGTATTTAGGCGTAAATTATATTCTATACATATAGAATAAATAGAATGGAAAATACGCCATTTTACGCCGAAAAACGCCATTGTATTAATTGTAACTTTAAATGCTCTAAAAATGTTGATTGGGAAAGACACATTATTACATTGAAACACAAAAATAGAACAAATTTGAATAATATAGAACAACAAATTACGCCAGAAAACACTGAAAATATGTTTGTATGTAAAAAATGTAATAAGAAATATAAAGCAAGAAATAGTTTATGGTATCATGAAAAAAAATGTAATATAAATACTATAGAAAACAATGATAGTTTTCAACAAAATATTATAGATAATTCAGAAGAATTACCAGAAACTGACAAAACCGACAAAGAATTAATAATATTGTTATTAAAACAAAACAATGAACTTCAAAATAAAGTAATAGAAATTTGTAAAAATTCATCAATAAATAATAGCCACAACAATAATATTACTAATACAAATTCACACAACAAAGCATTTAATCTTAATTTTTTCTTGAACGAAACGTGTAAAAATGCGATGAATATTACCGATTTTGTGGATTCAATTAAATTACAATTAAGCGACCTTGAAAATGTGGGTAAAATTGGGTATGTCGAAGGCCTTTCAAAAATAATAATAAAAAACTTAAATGCCCTTGATGTCACCGAGCGACCGGTTCATTGTAGTGATTCAAAACGAGACACCATGTATGTAAAAGACGAAGATAAATGGGAAAAAGAAAATGAAAACAATCACAAGGTTTTAAAGGCAATCGAAGATATTGCAAATAAAAATAGTAAGATGGTTAAAGAATGGAAAAGCAAGAATCCAGAATGTGCCAGTAGTAAGTCACACAAAGCCGACGTATATTCGCACATAATGATACAAGCTGTTTGCTCAAATAATGACGCAAATAATAACAAGATACTTAAGAAAATTGCTAAGGAAGTAACAATCGATAAAAAATAAAAATATAATAATTTTACATACAAATTATTATAATCTTTAAATAGTATAAATATAATGTTTAAAGATATTTCAAATTTCAATAATGTAGATGATTATTTACCTATTTTTAATGGTTGTTTAAATGCCGATTTAATATTTATGTTTTTATTATATCATGGTCTGGTAAAATCAAAAATGTTGAAACTATGGTATAAAAAATTCACTTTAAGTGCTGTAATCGCCGATGTTTTTATACTTATTATTGGTGTAATTATTACACGATATATATATAAATATTTTTTCAATGAATTTAGCATATTGAAATTTACAGCATTAGCAGTATGTGTCCAAATAATTCACGACACATTGTTTTATCTTTTATTCAAAAATACACCATTAGGATACAATTATATGTTAGATTTCTTTAAAAAATACGCTGATGAAATGGGCGCTCGTGCTATTGTTGGTGATAGTTTTATGATGATAATGTCTTGTTTGTTGAGTTCATATTTTGCTTCATTAAACTTAAATAGTAATATTATAACGATGATAATATCTGTGTATTTTGTTCCTTATATGATTTATTATGAAGAGTAAAATAGTAAATATAATACAATAATTAATAATAAACGTAGTTAAATATATTTTATATTATTTTATATAAAATATGTCTACAAAATGCGTAAAATGCAAATCAGATATCCTTTTAGATGATGTTATGCTTTTGCACTGGTGTGAGATAAAAGATGTAAGTGAATCAGCAGTCGCAAGCTCAAGCGAAGCAGAAGAACAACCTTTATTATGTAATAATTGTACTTACATATGTGACAGATGTAAAGTTGGTGGATGTTCCGAATGTGTCAAGACTGAGTGTTGTGATTGTGCTATTATGATGTGTAGAAAATGTAGCGATGTTGATGAATGTACGTGTGATTGTTTTGGAAAATGTTATACTTGCGGAACAGATGTTAGTCGCGGTTCAGGATGGCCTTGTAATGAATGTGGAATATGGAATTGTTCTAATTGTAAGAAATGCGACAACAACTCTTGTAAGGAATGTGGACCTGCTCCAAAATTGGAAAAAGAAAAAGAAAAAGTTGAAGAAGTAAAAACTACATTCAATTGTGAATCTTGTAAAACCGAACATCCTTTAGAAACAGCGATTCCGTGTGAATGGTGCGATAGAGAACTCGAAAAAAATTGTGTATATACGTTTGCTCCTCGAAAAGACGACAAAGAAGCTCCTTTATTTTGTAAAAAATGTACCCTTATGTGCGATGCTTGTGAAATTAGAGGATGTAAAGAGTGTGTTACATTCGCGTGTTGTGATTGCGGTTATGATATGTGTCATGAATGTAGAAATAATGAGGTCGATTGTGGTTGTTATGGTAATTGTTATAGTTGTGGAACAGATGTAAATCGCGGTTCAGAAGGTTGGCCTTGTGGTGAATGTGAAAAATGGTATTGTCGTTATTGTAGGCAAGGCGACAACCCTTGTAAGGAATGTGGACCTGAATTGGAACCAGAATCGGAAGAGGAAGAAGACGCAGGCTTAGAAACACGAAAAGTCTTAGAAGAGGAAAAACACAAATAAATATTTTATAAAATAATAAAATATTTAGTAAAAACTATTATCATAATCTAAAAATCTAAAAAAAATCTCTTATTTTATACACAATTCCAGTGGTTAATCCAAACAAAACCGCTCCCCATGTTGTATCTATAAAAGCCGTTAAATAGGACCAATTTTTAAATAAAGATAAATTCGTAAATTCATAAACCGCATAAATAACTAGACCAAGCAACGCGGCATCTTTAACCGACCTATTATTTTTAATAATAAAATAATTTATACCGAAAATTAAAAAGACATATGTTATTCCAACCGCAATGATATTTATCTTAATATCCGAGCCTTGAATTGCCTTTATTTGTTTGTTAAAATAGTCTTTTATAAGGTTTAAATATAACCCATCTAAAACAACAAATATGATAGCCGTTAATAAATATTGTAGCATTTATATTATATTATAACATTAAAATATATAAAATATTATTTTAGGAAGTCAAATGATTTTATTTTATTATTTTACAAACATTTTTTATAGTGTTCTATATATAAATGACGTCTATCGGATTTAATAACCCTATTAGTGGAAGTTATGGAACTTCATCAAGTGTAGCTTCAGCTACTAGTCCAGGTGGTGCTATTCGTGGATATATGGCAACATCAGTAATGGACAATGATAAATCATACCCTAATTATGAACACATTCGTTTCAGTTTGAAGCAATCGTGGAATACCACTTATCCTAGTCAACTTAGAGCAAGTAACAAACAAAGGATTATCACTCCTTTTCGTGCTGTGAATAATTCAGGCGATATTTTATGCCGTGAGAACTATTCATGTGGTGGTTCTTGTCAATCATTTCAAAGTCGCCCTAATATGAGAGGTCTTAGCAGTCGTTTCGGAGCAATACAGAGTGTTTGTGATGGAACATTTGTCCCACCTGCTTCTTGTAACGTAAAATATGTTTACGATAGTTCTGATTATATTACATTTTTGAAACAACAAGCTATTAATAAAAATTACAATGATTTGTCTAACGCAGGAAATAACAACAGTGCTGGTCAATCAGCTTTTAGAGCAATTAGAAGATATTAAATATATCTACTTTTAGAAAAAGTAGAGCAAAACAAATACTACTTTTATAAATCTACTTTTAGAAAAAGTTAAGCGTAGCAATAGCAAAACTTTTAAAAAATAGATTTCCAAATGTATAATAAATATAAATTATATTTTGCTCTACTTTTTATATTTAATTATAAAAAGTAGATTATATGAAGAAAAAACCTACACGAGAAATCAATAATATCATACCAACTCAACATATAAATAATGTTAGCATATCAAGTTTAACAAATATTTTCAAATGTGGTAGATGTAATAAATATAATAACATTGTTCAATCTCCAGTTCAAAATTGTCTTTTTTGTGGAAATCCAAATTATGTTATAAAAAAGTAAATAGATTGTTTTTGCTTTTGCTATACTTTTTTATAATAAAAAGTATTTAGTTTTTGCTATACTTTTTTTAAAAGTATATATATAAATGAGTACTCCCTATGGAATTTCAACCTCACAAGGAACAAATACAAATGATTATGTAAGGTCTCTAGTAATTGGACCATTAAGTACTAATCAATATCCAGGAACAATGCGCTATCACAGTTATGGAACATTAACTGGTAAATCCCCGAATCCTCCGTTATTTTATCCATCTCAAGAACCCGTTGATAGTGACCAAAATCTTAATGCACGTCATCAATATTTTAGAACAGCCGAATCAGTTCAAAGTTTAGCAATACAAAGAGAGAGAGAGAAAGCTAAGGCAAATGGTGGAAGTTTCTTTAATTACTCAACGGGTGTTAATCACCCCACTACTGGTCATATGAATTACATTAAACCGGTTGAATCATCACAACACATTCAAACATTAAGAGCTGGAGCTGTAGGAAAAAGTGGTTACAAAATTGGGTTGCCTCTAGACGCCGCATATACTACAAAGAATTATTACCCTAGCGGTGCAAGGTCATCTTTAAGACGAGCGCGTTCTGGTGGATGTACAGCACCAAAAAAGAAGGGAGCTATTCAAAATTATAGTTTATCAAATGGAAATGTGTGTGGATGGGGTTCTATACCAAGACAAACATATTAATTATATTAATTAAAATAATTTTTTATTCATAATTAATATAATGGATATTAATAAGTATTTAGTTGAATTTTTAGGAACTATGTTTTTGGTTTTTATAATATTTGCTACGGGTAACTATTTAGCAATCGGTGCCGCATTGGCAATTGGTGTATTTTTGGGAGGCCAAATTTCAGGCGGTGCGTTTAACCCTGCTGTAGCTTTTGCCCTTTACAATGCGGGTAAAATAGCAAAGGGTGATTTATTGCCGTATATTATTGTTGAAATTTTAGGCGGTTTGGCTGGTTTTGAAGTTTATAGAAGGTATGTCAATAAAGCCTAAGTATAATTACAAATTTTTATTAATATTAAAATATTATATGTGTTAATATTATAATGGCGAAATCTAGGAAAAATGCTGTAAAAAAAACTAAAAATAGAAGACGTAGAAATTTACGTAAGAGCTATAAATTGAGAGGAGCAGGTTTTATGGACAGTATAAGCAGTATGTTGGGTTCTAACACTGGTTCTAACAACGGTATGAATAATGGAAGTAGTATGTTTGGCTCTAATACTGGTTTTAACGCTGGTTTAAATAATATGGGTAATCAAGCAAGTGGAATTATGAATGGAATAACTAGTAGCCCTACATTTCAAGGTGCTCAACAAGGATTCAATAATATGGGTAATCAAGCAAGTGGAATTATGAATGGAATAACTAGTAGCCCTACATTTCAAGGTGCTCAACAAGGTTTCAATAACATGGGTAATCAAGCAAGGGGAATGATGAATGGTTTGTCTACTAACCCAACATTCCTAGGTGCTCAACAAGGTTTCAATAATATGGGTAATCAAGCAAGAGGAATGATGAATAGCCCATCATTTCAAAATATGCAACAAGGTTTAAGTAATTACGGACAACAAGCAAGAGGAATGATGAATGGATTATCTGCTAATCCATCATTTCAAAGTGCTCAACAAGGTTTAAGTAATTACGGACAACAAGCAAAGGGTTTTATGGGTAATTTAATGGGTAGCCCGAAACCAATGCAATCTTATTAATAAATCACTTTTTCTAGTTTGTATGGTGGTATAAGAAAATATTAAATAATTTATACAAAAAATTATTTAATACAAAAATTATAAAAATATAAAAAATTATAAAATTTTTATATTTTATTTGTTCATTAATCTATACAAAACGTAAATACTTAATCCAGATAATCCAGCAAAATATATTTGTGTAATAGGGTCATTCGGTAATTTAATTTCTTCAGCATTATCAGCTATTCCACTAGTAAAACTTTCTGTTAATTTTTGATTTTGTATATCAACTAATGTGAGATAATGGGATTCAGAAGATTTTTGATTATTATTATCGATGGTTTCTAATTTAATGTTTTTACAGTCAGGATTGGACCCTGCCATAAATGCTTGTGTAATATCAAATGGATTTAAAACACTTAAATTGCCCATTATACCAGGAATTAAACCTCTAAAATCCTTAAAATTTTGCCCCATTGCACTTGAAATAAAAGGGATACTACCATTTGGCACATTATTAATATAAATATATCTATCTTGTTGTGTATTTGTAGCTACATCGTTACATTTACCTCCAGTATTTAAAAAAAATTTATTTCCTAAAGGTTGACCTGTTTTTGATGCGCTACTTGCCCCGGAAACTAAAACTTCGACATATTGAATTAGACCATCAATATTTTTACCAAGTTGCTTCATTGTTCCACTATCAGACATACCAAGTTGTGATGGTGAATTAATATTTTGATAGTATGGGTAAGATGGTCCTAATAATTTGTCTTGAAGTGCTCCAGGGTTTGATAAAGAACTTTGAAATATGTTTGGTGAACCAGATGTTGTGGTAGGTGTTGTGGTAGTTGACATTATATTATATATATATTTAATTAATACAATAATATATTATATAAAATAATTTTTTATTATATTATTTTATATTTATAAAAACTATATACTACTTATAGTATCTGGATTAGTCATATCTGGATTATTCGTATCATCAGAATTGTCATCATATGAAGTCGATAATTCTGAATTGGAAGATGTAACATTATTACTATAATCTTGCTGTCCTTGAACTAACCCATCAACTTGTGTTTGTAATGCGGCAACATTACCACTTATATCACCCACTTCATCTTGAATTCCATTTATTTCATCAAATTTTTGCTTTAAGAATTCTATATTTGCCGCATTTTGTTTTGATAATATTAAAGCATCATTTCCATCGTATTCCTGATAGCTGTTACTGTCTTTATTATTTTTATTTTTTATTCCTTCTATAATATTACCAGAATATGCTAAAAATATTTGAGTTCCTATTAATACAATAAATAGTACTATTAGTAAATTTAAAACTACACACATTAATATAATATATTATAATAATACTTTTTATTTTCTTTAATATTTATATAATGTCTTCAGCTTTTTATCCATTAGGTATGAAATCGTATAATAATCATGTAAATCAAGGAGGTTATAAATCTTGGAAAGGAACTGGTGTAGGTAGTAATCCAGTAGGAATTACTGCCGGAACAATTCGTCCTTTAACGAATAACGATCCAACAAATAATTATCCGACCGGTTTTGGATTACCTAGACCTATAAAACACGCAAGAAAAGGAAGAAGTTTTAATGTATTAACTTATGACCCAAATACGCAAACATATGTTGAAATAAATCGTGGTGTTAAATCATCTAATGGAGGTTCAATGGTAAAACAAATGATGGATAATCCAGGAAGTTTTAGTGTTTCTCAAAATACACCATCCGAAGTAGATAATATTACTAAATTAGATAATGATTGTAAAAATTGTCGAGGAATAGGCATTGTAGCATCCTATTACCCAGAACCAACATATTTAACAGAAAATCCAGAACCAACATCACAAACACCTAGTTTTTGTTGCAATGAAGAGAGAAAGGCACGACGCAGGGCTTTACCAGCAAGTACTAAATTAAATAAAAATTATTATACAACTCTTCAGCAATACCGTGAAAATAGATGTCAAACATATGAACAACGAGCATTCAATTTTGTAAGTAATGCTGCTTTTGTTCCTGGAGCCAAACCAGGAAGTGCTTTAGCATTAAGCAATACATATGTGGCAAATTGTCAGCCAAATATTATAACAAATGAAGACCCCTTAACCAATTTTTCTGGTTGTAGATTAGTTGTTTATAAACCAAACAATCCGCAATATGCTCAACAAGGAGCGGTTTCAAGTAGCACTCGAATGTTAAAATTAAACGTAACGACCATTGAGAAAAATGCGGCGAGTTTTAAGAAAAACGCACAAGGTGTTAAAATTACAACATCTAATATAACAAGTTCATCGCAACCAGGGATGCCTTTTGTTCTTAAAAATAAAGTTCCACAAATATTATGTAAATCCCCTTGTGTACTCTATTAAAAATAAACTTACTTGTAAAATAATATTTGTTAAATAATATTTTATTATAATATTGCCGAATTTGAATTTAAATAAAAACTGAATAAATTATTTTTTAAATATAAAAATAATGTTTTTGGTATTATTTGTAATGTGTAAAAAAGAGTTTTTAAAATACATAACAATATAACTACATAAATTGGTAAATTATTAATATCATCTATGTCTTTGATTATTATATTTCTATATTTTTCATCATAAATAACAATATCAAATCCCATATCATTATCCTTATCTTTGTATGTTAATTTATAACCATTAATTAATACAGAATTATCAGTAAATTTTTTGTATATTTTTTGTATTTTTGTATTTTTAATATTTAAATAATTTTTTATTTTTGATAACATACTAGAAGAATTATCTGTTATAATTGCAATATCAATATCACTGTTATCCTTAAAATAATCAAGACGTTTAATACTACCATAAAAAAATAATTCTGTGTCTAAATAATCTTGTAATTTTGAAAAAAAATTATATTTGTATTCTGTTAATCTTTTTTTAATATTTTCTATATTTTCCATATAATATAATAATATAAAATATAATAATTAAACTATATTAGTTATAACAGAGAGAGGTTCTTGTTCTTCTTTCTTATCTTCTACTTTTAAATATTGTTCCTTCTTATCTTCTTTCTTATCTTCTACTTTTAAATCTTCTATTGTCAACCCCACCTTTTTATCTGGGTCAACATCATTGTATTGAATTTTTCCCTTTAAATATGCTGAATAAAACACATTTTTTTCTGTATTTGCTGTGGCATAGATATCACCTAATTTGGTTATCATAAATAATATATTAGTAATATAGGTTGATGTTGTTTGATTATCCAAATAATAATCAAATACAACAAATCCACTCAAAATTGTGTTAAATATAAAGAGAAAAATCGACATATATGCTGTACGCTGATACCATTTATCTAAATATAAAATATTATTTCTTCTTTCTAATGGTAACAATTCAAGAACTTTACCAACAGATGTGTCATCACAAGGGACGTTTTTATTTACATCCAAATACGTAATTAATCTGTTTTCTCTCTTTACTTCAAAATAATATAGTGTTAAGAATGAATACAATGTTATAAAGTTTACAACTAGTCCTGCGTTGTATAAATGATATTCCCAAACCATATTTTCATTTAATGAACAAACATGGTCACCACATTTTTGAGGAACAAATAACACAAGCAAAGATGAAACTAAAACTCTATATAATTCTACAGCTACTAAAGGAATAAAACCCATTTTTTGTTGAAAATCTTGGTCGTTAAGTGTCTTTTTAATAATATCTAAATACGAATACGATTCTTGATTTTTAATTTCTTCCATTTTACTTTCAATGGCTACAATTTGTTTCTCAGTTTCAACAATTTTTTTCAAATCATCTCTAATAGTTTCTTGAGTAATAACATTTTTTTCGTTTTCAATGTCCATGTAATATTTATAAATATTTTTTTTATAAATATTTTACTTATATTATAAATAATAAAATAATTATAATTCATTTTCTATAACAATGAATAAATTTTCTTCAACTTCACATATATCTTCACATATATCTTCACATATATCTTCACTTATAACTTCATTTTCTTCAACATCTAGTTTGTCTAAATCAGCATTTATTATAGGCAAAAAAATATTAGGTTTTTCAGAAGATTTATTATAAGGTATCTTCATTTTTTCACACCAGTTTATGGATTTATGTATATTTATTTTTTTAATGGATTCAATCTTATCATCTTTGTTTTTATTTTTATAAATATTTATAACCTGATCAATTGTCTCTAATTGTTGTTGTCCAATAATATTATTTATGTCATCTATTTTATTAATATAGAAATATGGTGTATCTTTATCTATAATGTATTTAATGTTTTGATTAGTATTAAGTGAGTAATTTTTTTTTAATTCTAGTAATTTTTCTATATATGAATTATATATTTGTCTATTACTTTCATTTAATATAAAATTTTTACATACAATAAATTTTTCATAACTCATTACATTAGTAGTATTTGGTTTTACAATATACACTTTTTGATATAATGAACTTAATAAATATAAAATATCAACTACTGGTTTGTGAAAAGTAAACCCTATTTTTATTATAGCTACACCATTATGTGTTTGACAATTTAATATTAACAATACTGTATCAATTAATTTTAATATATAATTATTTAAATTACAATATATTATTTTTTCTATTTCGTAAAAAATTATGTCATATCTTTTTTCATTTAATTCTTCTTGTAAATTAGATTTAAATTCTTTATAATTATCTATGGTATCATTGTTATTTTCTCTAAATAATTCATAACAGCAATTAACATCTTCATGTATTGAAGATATTGTTATAAAATTAATATTTATATTTTTATAATTATCAAAAATATTCAACATATTTATTATTTCTAACATATCATAAAAAATACTAGATTGTGGTTTTAGTTTGCTAACAGAGAATTTTGTACCAGGTATTTTGGAAAAAATAAATTCATAAGGGTTTACAATTTTTAGTAAATTTTGTATATTAAATGATGTGTCATATTCAATTATATTATTTAATTGTGTCTTCATTTTTCTATAATAATTGAACAAACTATGTGAAATGTATGTATCTATTGTTTCTTTTTGTAAAGATGGATTTATTTTTATATATGAATTAATTACTTTGGGCAATATGTAATAGCTCATTAACTATATAATATAATATTTATTTTTTAAGTAATTACTATACATATTGTTTATTCATCTTCTTCAATTACCAATTTTTTTGCCTTTTTAGTAATTTTTCGTGGCTTTTTTGTTTCTTCTTTTTCTTCCTTTTCTTCTGGTTTTTCATTTTCTCCTTTTTCTATTTTTTCTTTACTTGTATTTATATCCAAAACAAGATTCGATAAATCAGCTACTACCGATGCTTTTTTTGTACGCTTTTTCGTCTCTTTTATTTCTGCTTCTTCTAAAGCTTCTGTGGCAGGAACTAATACAAGTTTTGTGTTTAATTTTCTAATTTTGGTTACAGATTTTTTACTGCTCGGCTTTGATTCTTTTTCAGCGCTAGGTTCTGACTTAGAAATTGCTTGGTTCATCACTCTTTCTTCATCTTGATATTCACCTAACTCAATTTCAATCTTCTCTTCATTGACGTGTCTAATTTTTTTATAAACAAAATATCTATTTAAGAATGAAATTTTCTTCTCAAATTCCGTCATTTTTGCCGCGTCGCCTAAATCATTTTCCTTGTATTTATTACGCTTAATTTCTTCAATCATACTCATAAACAATTCACTAAATAAACCTGTGCCTTCTGGTAGTCCTAGATTTTGCGCTTCATCTCTATCAATTAATTTAAAACCATACAGTTCCATAATTCTATTTAAATAGTCGAAATTGATAAGAAATTCTGGCAATAATTGATTAATCGACTCTTGGTAAACATCGATTCTATATCCTATACTGCTTGAGTCGTCTTCAAATGTATCAGATTTATAACCCTTAACAATTTCCCATATTTTTTTACCATTATCTATAATTTGAACACTTTCACCAGGAGCCTTCTTTTTTAACATCTTAAATATTTCCTTCCCGTCATATGCTGTTCCAATAAAATACCCGTTTAGTTTTGTACATTCAGATAAATTTCTCATAAATCCTTGAAGAGTGCTAGGAGTTTCCCAGAAATAATGCAACGCAAATTGACAAGATGACACATTAAAGCCCTCAGCACCTTTGCCATATTGTCTTGATACACCTTTTCCAATTTTATCGGATTCTTTACTTCCATTACCGAAAACAGCATTTGTTATTTGAATTGCTTTATCATTCAACATAGCACTTCCATTTTTAATATTAAATGCTGAATTTCCGTTTACAAATAAGGCATAAGGCATACTTTTATTTTGTCTTCTAGCCCTTAAAAATCTGGCACACGCTCCGTCTAATCTATTTTCTAAATTGTCTTTTGAAATGTCTACACCAAATACAAATGATAAACGTGCGGCAATCCACTTAGGTAAATCACCTGCCTTACCACAAGCAAAATCAATGAGTGTATCGCCTTGTTTTGAAACACATTTAATCAATAACTTTTTAACATACAAATTATGAAAATTCTTTAATCCTTCTGTTTTAAAATCCTTCGATTTTACGTTATAATAAACATCTTCATCTACAACTGTATCCGGAATATTCATACCAGAAGATATCATTTCTTCTGTTACTGGATAATGGATTGATTTCCAGTTGTCATTTGCTACGTGATATGCGTTGCCAAATTGCTGTGCTCCTTGACGCATTTCAGTTGTTTTATCATATCGAACCCGCAATGGTGTCCATCTCCACCCTTGTTCGGCATCTAAATCATAACTAAATTCAACAATTGTATTATCTTCTATCAATTCGCCTTCCTCAGAAAACATTTGTTTATTGTTATTTCCATCATCTTTTAACATAAGATTACAAAGACCTGCGGTTGGGTCATATGGACTTGTAGGATAAAATTGTACTGGTTTTGACTCTCTATCACTTTTGTCATCAAAGTTTTTGTATTCTGGTAAATTATCATCTATTACATCTTGACAAGGATTAATAAAACCGTGACGTTTCTCATTAAATGAACATCTAAGCTGGACTTGTTTGTAACTATTTAATTGAATAGAAGCGCTGGCACTTACACCATCTTCAAATAAATTTTTAACAACATCACTATTGTCCTTATTTTTTACAGTAGTAACTAAAAAGTCAATTGTATTGTATTGTGGCGGTTTCCATTTGAACGAATATTCCCATGTTATTTTAGAAAGTGGACCACATTCATTAATGGCACTTGCTCCGACACCATAAAAAGCGTGAGTAAATATCAAACCATCTGTAATATATTCAAATAAATCATTTATTAGTTTTGAAATAATTGTATTACAACCGTCAAATATACTACTTGTGCTAGAATTGAAATTTTCAGGGTAAAATTTTTTACACATTATTCTAAGCGGTGAATTAACACCACCTTTTTTAACCTTTTCAAGGATTGATTTAAACCCTGTTTGTTTTTCATTTGGTTCTAATATGGAAACAATATCAATGTGTTCAATAAAACTTTTCAATATTAATAATCGCGGGTCTTTTTCATCTTTTTTAGATCTGGATTTTTCCTTTTCCTTTTCCTTATCAAAATTAGGCATAAAAGGGTGCTTTCTCAAATCTATTTTGTTCTTATAATAAATATCAAACGCAGCATACAAGTTAATAAATTTACCCTCTTTGTCATGTGAAATAAGCTCTCCATCGATTAAAGAATTAAATGTTTCTTCATTATTTGTTTTTGCTCCTGTAAATATAACCTTCATATTCGAATTAATTAAATATATTTTACCTGCTTCATTTACGTATAATAAATGCCTATCACCGTCTGCTTTATCAGTAACAACAAAATCTTTTCTAATATTAGGAATAACAGAATTGTCGTTTATTGGAGACACATTTTCTAATTGAAGTGTAACCGAAGAAGGGCCGATAAAATCACTCGAATACACTGGTTTTTTCGGGTTATAATTATCAGTATGAAGCATTTTCATATATGATTCTAACACTTGCTTTTGTTCTGGATAAGAAATCGGAAAATTCGTGCCTTGAAGACCACCTAAGACAATTTTAATTACATTTCTTAACGACTCTAAAATAATATTATAATTATTGAATTTGGTTCCTGGTCCTATTTGTTTATTGTTAACTTCTAATTCAATTTCATATGTTTCTGGTTTATCAAATAAACCTGCTTCATCTGTAGTATAATATTTATGAGCTACTCCATCAATAACATCAGACTGTTTTACTATACTAATATCAACACTTATTGGATAAATATCATGAACAAATGTTACACGATTTAAAAACCTGAATACCTTTTTTGATGTTCTCCAGTTACTTATAATAAATGGAACAGAGCCCTTATTAGACGGCATTTTTTCTTCTGTTTGATAAGAAACTCTAAAATTAAAATCATCGAAATTAACGGGTCTAATTTTTTCCTTTTTTTCATTTAGTACATTATTTTTCCTTGTAAAAACAATATCGGCATTCCTTTTAACCAAGTCTAAAATATCATTTGTTTTACAATATTCTTGAATATTAGTTAAACCGTTTATTTCTGTTCTTATATTTGATACTTCAAATACACCTCTATTTTTATCTAGAAATTCGTTTTGAATTTTTAGAGTGTAATTACCGCTTTCATTTATACAATTAAAATTTAATGATTTTAATTTTTTAATAACATTATCATAATCGCTTCTTATTAATTTTTTAATTCCTTTTGTTCCAAAACGGACTTCTAATTCATGTGATATTGTTGAGTGAAATATATATGGGTTAGAACTATAATATGTTTTAACTAAATTATCAAATAAAATTTGTGGCGGTGATTGTTCCTTTTTATTAAATATTTCTTTATCTTCTACTTCAAAAAGATCTTCGGGTATTCCTTTTTCTTTTCTGATTTCAGCTTCCTCTAATTTGGCATTTTCCATTATTTCATTTATATTAATTTTTGAACGTTTTATAGTGACTGTTTTTTTATCTTTAGTTTTATTGATTACGTCTTCTTGAGGCTTTGCTTCTTGAGGCTTTGCTTCTTGAGGCTGTGCTTCTGGAGAAGGCGGTGAATCTTCAGGGGAAGGAGGTTTAAAATTGAAAGAATCTTCTTTTTCTTTTTTTAAAGCTTCCTCTTTTTTATTTTTTAATATTTCTTTTAAAAACGTATATTTATCACGTAGACCAAATTCTTCGTATTCCTGTTGTTTTTCATTTGGTAAGCTATTAAACAAATCATTTAATTCTGGATTTGATATATCTTTAAGTAAATTAATCTTAATTTTTTCATTTTTAATTTTGTCAAATTTTGCTTTAGTTGGACCATCTAAATTTGCATAAACTGTATTTAATTCACTACCATAATCTTGTGTTATAGGTTTAGGTTCAGATTCAGGTTCAGACATTATTATATATATATTAATACATATTTTTAAATTGTTATTCAATTTTTTAAAAATATTGAATTAAACTTTCATATAAATCATTCTTATTTTTATGTTTATTTGTTTGATTATTAACAGTTTCAATACTTAATTTATTACAAAAATCGATTAATTCTTGAACCTTATAAGATGATATGGATTTAATAGGTTTATCAATATTGTCTATTTTATAAAATTCATTTTTATACTTTGTTATTTCTTCACTTTCTTTATTTTCTGTTTTATAACCAAAATTAGCACCATATTTATTACCATTCGCAAAACCTTTTTTAATTAAATGTATTACGTTTGTATCATTCATTAGGAGTTCATAATACGTATTTTTACTAATATAAAATATATTTAAATTTTCTAAAACACATAAAGTCAAAAAGGTATTCATATCAATCCTTTGTTCGTTTGCCAGTTGATTTTCTATATGGGTTAATGTAGCAAACTTATATGTTTTAAGCAATTGTTTTTCTTTTCGTAATTTTTCAACATATTCTATTTTAATTTTTTTCTCGACAATTAAGTTCTTAAAATCGTTCATTTCATAACTAGCTTCACCATTTTTCATAATGTAAAAACACCAAAATAAATTATCTTTCTCTGATGGAAAAAATATTTCTTCTGTTTTTTCAGGTTTACTTTGTAAAACTTTATTAGAATCGTCATTTATAATTTTATCGTAGTTCTTCTCGTAGTTCTTGTCCTGTTTTTTATTCATATAAACGTTGTCTTTTTCATTATTATTATTATTACTATTATTATTATTATTATATTTATTATTATCAGGTCTCTTATGTATAATTTTATTTTTGATAGAATTTTCTATCTTATCTTCATTCAGCATATAATCTTGTAATTTATTTACTACAATATTATAATTGGTATTTTCATTTTGTAAAAAAAGTTTATCTTGAAAGTTCATTTGATAATCTATTTTGTACTAATATCTTTATTATCTTTTTCAAAAAATATATTCTTATATGTCTCCTTTTCCTTTTCAATATTATGAAGTGTTTTTTCTTGTGTATTTACATAATTAATATAAACAAGAAGGTCATCTATTATTTCCTTTTTAAGGTCAGAAATATTAATATGAACACCGTATTTATTTTCATTAAGAGTAACATCTTTATTGCTATGTAATATTCTTAAAACTTCGATTTGATTAAATTTATTCATATTTTCAATCGATTCTCTAATATAATTTAGCTCACTTACAGAATAATTATTAATATCATTTGTAGAAACAGAAATCTCCATTATTATAAATATATTGTAAACTTGTTTTTAATATAATTTATTATAATGAATTTTATTATTAATGAATTTTATTATTAGTGAATTATAATAATATTTTTAATATAATTCATTAATAATGGAAGATGGTATTGAAAGAATGATGACAACCGAATTGTATAATATTCATTATACTGATGAAAAAAAGAAGAAAATAACAGAATTAAAAGAACCTATTACTGTTACTAAAAATCAAAATGACCTTAACTTAAAAGATATAAAAGAACTTCGACCTACAAATCCTCAATGACAAGTTTAGGCTTACTAGCATTAGCATTTTTATAAACTTCTTTATCAACTTTAGGTTTAACCAATTCACCAATAATCGAAACATATTTATCATTTAATTCAAAACGTTGACCTATAACGCGAACATTAAATGTGTCATTTACTTCTATTTCAGAAAATTGTTTATTATTGTAATGATGGTCTCTTGCTAAATATACAATAATTGGTGAAGGTATTTCATCAGCACTTTCAGCACGAATACCAGCCTTTGTTACATTCTTTGCTACACAAGACACTAATGTTCCTTCGACAGGGAAACAAATTTCGCACTCAAATACGACTTCAAATGAAATATTGACTCCTCTTTGAACTAAACCACTCGAATATGTAATTATTTTAGAAGACTTTGGCTTAATATAACCTTCAACTAAACATTTACCTTCAAAATTAAACGCAATTACTTTTTCAATTGTTTCTTTGATATTTTTACCGATTGAAGTAATAGGAATTGAAACATTCTTGGTAATTAAACATCTTGAGTAAATAGAGACTAATTTATTATCCCTTCTCTTATATTTATGTTGCGGTTTTGCCGATGATTCCATTCTTATAATGTATATTTACATTATCTTTTAATTGTTTTCAATTTTATTATATATTTTAAAAAATATATATAATAATTATTTTGTTTTTATATTGAATTTATTTTAATATTCATTTTATTTTAATATTCATTTTATTTTAATATTCATTTTATAAAATTATTAATTTATTTCTTTTCGTGAATTCTATAGACTTGATGATAGAGTGCCATTTCAGGTGATAAAAACCATTGTAAACCATTTTTATTAATTTTATTGTAATATCGTAACAAAAATTCTTGATACACACATAGCTCATTATGACTAGTAGCTTCTCTTACAACTTGACCATTCACTTTCTCCATTTGTGTATTTTCCTTTGTAAATTTTTCAACTCCTAAAATCCTATTTATTTTTTCGATCGTTTTTTCCTTACCTTCTTCATCACAACGAGCCCCTGTTACAAATTTAGACTCAATATCGACATCCTTCTTTTTCTTTTTCGATGATTCATAGTCACGCGTTTTAAAAACCAAATAGCTGTTGCTTTTTTCAAATCCAATAAATCCAATAACATTACTATATTTATCTTTGTCAAATGTAAGCATTTCTTTTGCGCTTTTAGACGTAGCTATTTCTCTCCAATCTTCGGGTTCAGCTTCAACCCATTTATTTGTTTTATCTAATTTCATTATCATTCGTTTACCCATATTAAACAATACGATTGCGTGAATTTTTTTACTAACAATACTGTTTAAATCAAAGTATTCTTTGGCATACCATTCGAACGTTTTAGGTTTAATTGTTTCTAAAGAGTATAAATAATTTAACAATGTCAATTTTTCATTAAACAACAATAATTCAATAATATGTTGAATTAAAAAAATAACCATATAATCAATCTTAAAGTCAGTGTCGCCATTTTGCGTATATTCTAATCCCATTTTATTCATTACAATACCACAATATTTATACCACGCATCATCGCCTTTTTCACCTCGTGGAATCTTTAAATTGCCTTTAGAATATTCTATCGCAAGATTAAAATATAATTTTAGTTTATCCATTAAACTTTTCCCTTCTGGAACAATGCTTAATTTATCTTCCAAATCACCTATTTTTGGCATAGCATCTCCTTCTTTTATACCTTGTTTTACTATTCCCTCTTTTATACCTTGTTTAATACCTTGTTTATTCAATTCAAAATTTACAAAATTGTGTTTAAAATCAATCGGAACAGACCTTTCATAAATTGAAATATTTTTATCTCTTAATTCAAGTGGTTGAAATAAATAATATTCATCAATATTTATTAAATGACCATTTCTCCCATATTTATCTACAATAAATTCACTACTATCATCAATCAACTGTGATAAAGCAGAGTAAATTTGAACTAACGGATACTTCTTTGGTGTTTGAATTAAATCAAACAATATTTCCTTTTTGTAAAAAAAACTTTCCTTCATTAAATTCCTTATTTTTTGTAAAATTTTCTCTGAATTGGATGTAATAAAATTTTCATTATAGGTGTCTTCATTTAAATTGTCCTCGTCTATTTCTTTACTTGGTTCACAATTATAGTAGCATTTTTCCATATAATCACACGCAGCAGAATAAGGAGCATCGCCAATCTTAAAATCATTCTCTACAAATCCATTTGATAATTGCTGTTTAATTTTTTCTTCAATATGTTTACTCATAATTTCTTGTGTAAAATTGGTCTGGTCATGGTTAATAATACAATCAACAGCCGTTTCTTTTAAAACTCTACTAACTTGTCCAATTTGAATAGCCTTGTATTCAGCTACACGATAAACATATAAATCAGCAGCTTCTTCTTCACTATCTTGTAATAATGTTCCATACATAAAAATTTGAACATTTCGTTTTATAAATTCAAGGTCTTTGTGACTGAAATTACGAACACCGCGTCCAATAATTTGCTCTATACGATTCATGTTATACCATGGTTCCAAAATATGAATTTGACGAATATATTTAAAATCAATGCCTTCTGAACCTGCTTTTGAGATTAAAACAACCTTAATTTTATATCCATCTTTATTATCTAAATTTGTAAGTCCCTTAACCTCATAATCATTGTCAGGGGACAATCTAGGGTCTCCAGTAATCATAGAATAACGTGCTGGCATAAAATCTTTTTTATTTGTTGGTTTTTTCATTGTTCTAACATCAACCACATCTGTTGGGGTATTTTCAAATAAAGAATTTACGTTTTTTCCATATCTTGTAAAACCCATTTCTTCCAAGGCAAGCGCCATTGGAATTAATCCACTATCAATATATTGTGAATATATCAATATAATTCCATCTGAAATCATTTCTTTGTTATCACCTGATTCAGGTGTATAAATATTATCAATAATGGTTTTGATTTTTGCGCTATATCTTCCAATTACATCACGGGAAAAAATGTGATTTTTGATGTCTTTGCTTTTATATGAAAATGAACCTTTCTCTGGTGGGGATTTTTTATCAACAAAATTCATTACTCTTTCAAGACCTTCTCTTCCAGTTAAACTACGAGGTTCCAACACGTGTTTTCTTTCTTTAGAAACCTTTTTAATTGAAACAGGCTTTTTAAACGAAATTGAATTACTAACTTCTTCTTCTTTCTCTCCTTCATCTAACTCAGGACTGTCTTCAGTTTCATCAATTGCTTGTTCCACTTCTTCGACTAATGATTCTGGTGTATCCATTTCGCTTTCTTGGTTTTCTCTAAAATCCTCTTCTAATTCATTTGAATGTTTTTCTCGTGGTAAATCCTTAATCATTTGTTTTAAATCGTCGTGAGGATATGAAATTATCAATGATTCAAGTGGCGTTTGTAATAACGTGTATCCAAAGGATTCCATGTTTTCAAAATTAGGCATTTCCCTTATTTGTCCCTTTTTTGTTGTTATAGTAAATGATTTATTTTTTAAATTATAAATGATATATCTGTAAGCACATGATTGACAATTACCACAATCACCACAACTTTCTAATTTATTCAAATACAAACTAATGATACGTTCTTTATCTTCTGGTTCTTTATCTTCTGGGTCAATTCTTTTGCCATTCATTTGAAATGATGGATATGTTTCAAAAGGAAATGTTTTTTGTTTTGCGTATATATCTGGAAATACTCTATACGGAAATGTATAAGGATTTTCACCGCGAACAAAAGAAACATATCCAGTAGCCTTTCTTGTTAAAAGTTCTTTACCGTGTTCCTTAAAATTGCCGTCTTTGTCAAAAACATCTTTTACTTCTATTCTTGCTCTTCTATCATTTGTATTCATCAAATTTAATAACCATATTATTTCCTTGTAACTATTATACATTGGCGTAGCTGATAAAAGCAATAATCTCATATTTTCAGCCGATTTAACAAGAATTTCTAGATTGATTGCCACTTTTTTATTTTCATTGTCTTCTGTTTTACGAATATTATGAACTTCATCAATTACTATTAGACGATTATCAAACTCATTTTTAAGTTTTCTAATAATACTTTTATTTATTTGTATTGGTGTATCTTTCATGTTTTCTTTAATAGTTTGTATTTTGCTTTTCTCTCTTTTGTCATTTTTGTCACCCTTTAAAGAATTACCTTCTATTATTTGCTTCCTTTTTTGTTTTTGTATTTCTTCATCATAATCAATTGTTTTTAAAATATAATTGGCAAATTGTCCATATCCTAAAAATAAATAATTCGAATTTATTAATGATTTTATTTGACTGACAATCTTTTCTCTTGGAATCCCTTTCATGTTCATTGGATTAATTTCTTTTAACAATTTATTACCTACACAACCTCTCATTGTCCATATACCTTCAACTTCCTCTAATTTTCTCTCATCAAACAATTGAAGCTTGAAATTATCTTGAACGTTTTCTGATGCTACTATAAGTGTCCTTCTAGATAATCCCATTTGTTTTAAATAATCACGCATTTCTTCACATACACCAATTGCCGAACACGTTTTACCTGAACCTAACCCATGATATAATAGTAAACTGTTATATGGCGTTTGAAAAGATAAAAAGTTTTTCACAAATGCTTGATGAGGTTGTAATTCAAAATCAGCTTTTGCCAACATATCAGCATATTCTTCGGTAGTTTTGTTTTCAAATTCCTTAATTGTTGTATGTATTGTCCCGTCGTATTTTGTATCATTAAACTCCTTCTTTTCGGCTATTTTTATATTAAAATTAGTGTCATTTAAATTAGGATACAAAGAACTGTTTTCTTCAGGATTTTCATCCAAACACTTGTTTTCAATTAACTCTTTTTTTAACATAAATTTATTACATTCTTTTGAATAAAGATTTTCATCAGAGCATTGTAATTGTTCATATGTTTTTTTTAGACTTATACTACAATTATTTTTTTGTTTTATATCTTCTTTTAAGATTAAAAGTGGTTCTTCTTCTAAGCTTGCTACTGATTCTAAGCTTGCTACTGGTTCAAAGCTTGCTACTGCGTTTGAAAGAGATTTTTGTTTTATTTCTTCTTTTAATTCTATTGTGTTTTTTTCTTCTGAACTACTATCGGCCATATAATACTTATATATTATGAATATAATCTATATTCTTGTAATACTTTATTAATATTTGTTATTAATTTTTTTTTCTCTAAATTATATGGTCTTATACTTTCTAAACATTGTTCCAGAGTTTTCCATTCTAATTTGCTAACCTCTGTTTCTTGAAAATTATCAGTATTTTCTCTAGAACTAGTACTTTTCATATATGCCAAAAAATATTTATGCTTGTAAGATTTATGATTTGTACCTATAAATATTTCTTCAAATGGTAATATGTTTTCAATAATAGAAATATTATTTCTTAATATTCCAGTTTCTTCTTCAAACTCCCTCAACGCACAATCTAAATCTTTTTCTTGATAATTTCTACGTCCCTTTGGAAACTCCCATTCAGTCTCTTTCCATTCTGTTTTACTATTTTTCACAATATCCTCTAACGTAATTTTTATATCATTTTCTATAATTCCACTTTTAATTAAATTAAATTTCTTTGAAGAAATGATTTCTTCATTTTTATACTGAGTATTTGATACACTTCCCCACATCATTTTCCATAAATTATCAAATTCTTCTACTAATATTTGTTCTTTTTCTTGTATTGACATTTCATTAATGATACTTTGAACGTGTTCAATATTATTTGGCGAATACTTTCCTCTTATAAAATCAATATAGCCGAAACTATCCTTACGTCTAAGCATTAAAAATTCAAGGCCATTTAATCCTGCCCTAAACGCAATAATTCCATAACTTGTAATCGGTAATTTACAATTATGAAATAAATGACCTAGTTTACCACAATTATTACATATATTTGTATTTTTTATCATTATAATTAATATATTCTTAGTAATATTTAGTAAATTGTTTTTAAACTTTTTATAGTTAATTATTAATTGTTAATTGTTAATTCTTAATTATTTTATAAAATTATCAATTAAACTATAAAATACAGAACAATAAAGAACAATAAAGAACAATACGATAAAAGTATACTCTTTTTAATATTAATCTAATTTAATGACAAATTTAGACCCTAAAGTTTGGGGACCGCATTATTGGTTCTTTTTACATACAATAGCAATGACATACCCACATCATCCTAATGCAGTTACTAAGAAGAAATATTACGAGTTTATTCAAAATATTCCGTTATTTATTCCAATTGAGGCAATGGCAAGTGATTTTAGTAAATTAATAGACCAATATCCAGTTTCATCGTATTTAGATAATCGAGAATCATTTATAAGATGGTTATGGTTTATACATAATAAAATAAACGAAAAACTTGAAAAACCTAAAATAAGTTTGAACGAATTTTATGTAAAATATTATGAAGAATATAAACCGATGGATGCTAAAATGAAGGAATATAATAAAATAAAAGCAAAATTAATTTATGGAGGAATAGTATCAGCCATTTTAGGTAGTATTTATTATTTATATGATAAATAAGTTTCTTTGTATAGTATATAAAATATTATATGAATAATGAGAATAAAGAAAATAATGAATATAAAGAAAATGTATTAAAAGGTGGCAAAGCAATCGCTTCCGGAGGTTATGGGTGTGTATTTAGCCCTGCTTTAAAGTGTGAAGGTAGTAAAAAGAGAGAAAAAAATAAAATTAGTAAATTAATGACTGAAAAGCATACAATTAAAGAATATGAAGAAATAGAGAAGGTTAGAAGCAGACTAAAAAACATTCCTAATTTTGCTGATTATTTTTTAGTAAATAATATTACAGTATGTAAACCAGAAAAGCTTACCAAGTTTGATTTAGCGCAATATAAAAAAAAATGTAGAGCTTTACCCAAAGATAAAATTTTTGAACATAATATAAATCAATCATTAGATAAATTGCTTTTATTGAATATTCCAAATGGAGGAGTACCTATTGATGATTATAATTATAACAGTGGTTCATTTAGTAAATGGTATAAAACATCATCTCATTTAATTGAATTATTGAAAAACGCAATATTGCCAATGAATAAGCAAAATTATTTTCATTGCGACATTAAAGATTCGAATATATTAATCAAGGAAACAAATAATGAATTTAAAATGCGTTTAATTGACTGGGGACTTTCTACTGAATATACACCATTTGTTGATGCTAAAATACCAAAATCATGGTTTACTAGGTCAATTCAATTCAATGTACCATTTTCTGTAATCTTATTTACAGATGATTTTGAAGAAAGATATAAAAAATACATTGAAAAATATGACAAAATTGATGAAAATATATTGAGACCGTTTGTTTATAATTATATCATATTTTGGTTAAAAAAAAAGGGATCAGGACATTATTCGTTTATAAATGAAATAATGTATATATTATTTAGTAATGATATTGAAAGTGATAATGAAATGTCTAAAGTAAAAATAATAGAAAACGAGTTTACTCTTTTTTACATAACAAATTATTTAGTAAAAATAATAGAAAAATATACTCATTTAGAGAAAAATAAGATAGTAATTAATTTAAAAGATTATTTAGATAATGTTTTTATAAATATTGTGGATGTTCATGGACTATTAACATGTTATTTTCCACTAATAGATATACTTTTTATGAACTATAGCAAATTGACACCCTCACAACACGAAATTTTTATAAAAATTAAAAATATATTTACCACATATTTATTTTCACCTATAACAAATAAGAATGAAATAAGTAAAATAATTGATGAATTAGAAGAATTAACTTTATTAATTAAAGGGGAAATAAATAGTGATTCATTTGAAACTGTAAATAGTAGTAGTAACAGCAAAAGTAGTAGTAGTAGTAGCAAAAGTAGTAGCAAAACAAGAAAAGCAAGAGGAATTGTAAAACATAAAAAGATATCTAAGAATTTTTTTCATAAAACTTCAAAAAAAATATTAAGAAATAATAAATTGTTTTTATTAACTCAAGTTAAAAATAAAAAATAGAAATATTAGTAAAATAATTATTTTTATAATTATAAAATATTAGTTTAATATATAAATGATGAACTTTTTAAATAGTCTTTGTAAACCTGCGAAATTATATGCGGTCCTAATCGCAATCACACTACTTTTATCACTATTTAATGGTGTTCCTATGATGGCTATAGCTATTAAGTTAGTATTTGCTATAATATGGACTGGAGCACTAAATTACATATGCAGTTCAGGTTTTACCTGGTTTTCATGGGTCTTAGTTTTAATGCCATTTGTTTTATTTGTTTTGGGTGTGTTTGGTTTAATGAAAATGTCGCAAAGTCAACAAGTTATGCAAACAATGCAACTTCAATAAATGTAATATTATAATATACAACACGAATTATTGAATTGTAAGAATTTTAAAAACAACAAAATATATTATTTATATTATTAAATAATATATAATGAGACTAGAAATATTTATATTAGGGCTAACAGCATTTTTCATATACAACGCGTATAATGATGGTAAATACACAAAAATGTTATTAACATTTAAAAAATATTATAAAATGATTTTTTATGCGTTACTAGGCATTGGTATTTATTTATTATTAAAAAGAAATCCATCACAAGGTAGAAATATGTTATTATATGCTAATAATTATGTAAAATTTATGCCAATTGATAAGACATCCATGGATATGATTTCACCAATATTTGATTTTACATCCACAGATGATAGTAGTTTTATGGAATCATATAATAATATTAATCCGGCAACAATACATTCTGAAAAAAGAATCTTAAGTTCAGGAAAAACAGGAACGAAACGTTCTGTTAGTGAAACAAAAAAGAAATATGTAGCGTCTCAACAAGACTGGAAATGTGGTGAATGTAAAACTCAATTGAATGCGTGGTTTGAAGTTGATCATAAAGTAAGATTAGAACACGGTGGTGGAAACGATGTATCAAATTTAGTTGCTTTATGTAGAGAATGTCATGGAAAAAAAACAGCAATGGAGAATATGTAGATGAATGAAAAGGTGAACAAAAAATATACCTGAAATATACCGGAAAATATATAATAAAATAAAATTGTATTATTATATTATATGAGCGGTAATAATACATATAATATGGGTAATATAAGTAATATAAGTAATATAGGTAGTGGCCCTAATATAAATAACAATCAAGGTCAAAATTTATTACCATATTTAGCTAATAATAAAATCAGTATACTTTTTGGAATAGTATTAATAATTATGATTTGTATTACATTATGGGTAATTTATACAGGAGGTAAAGCTACTGATACTAAGGCTTTAGATTCACATACAAATAATCAAATTGCTCAAGATGTATTTTTAACATTATTTATTTTATTTTTGGTATTTGGAGGAATGATAATGGTTCTGCAAGATTTTGAATCTGTTAAAAGTTTTTTAAGTCAATTTAAAGGCGTAATTCTTGTAGTTGTTTATACTATATTTTTAATATTGTTATTTAGGTCATTACCAGAGACAATTTTAAATAATTACTCAAAAATAATAGTACCTGTTTCAATACTATTGACAGTTTTTGTCTTCTTTAAAGGTATAAAAAGAAGTTCAATCGATGATATAAATATTAATTATGAAAGATTAAAATACTTTATTTTATTTTTCTGTTTAATAACACTTTTAATAATGTATCAACAAGTAGACCCGGGAGGTCTTATTAAAAAATATTTTGGATATTCATTAACTCTAACAATTGTATTAGGATTTTTCGCATTTTTATATTTATTAGTACTATGGACTTTACCAAATGGATTAAAACAATTTAATATGCCAGGAATGAATGCTCAACCTCCCGGTTTTTTTCAAAAAATGTTAGAGAAAATATCCTATTACAATTTTGGTCTTTTCATATTATTTTTAGTAATAGTAACAATTTCAATTCTTGCAATGACAAATAAAGGCGAAAATTTTGATAAAGATTTAGGTACAAGTATGACGTTCGGTAAGTCATCTATAATTTTAATATGTGTTTTAATAACTTGTATTATTTGGGGCGGATTTTTAATATTTAATTTATTTGATACTTCAACTCATGCGCGTCCAGATGCCACAATTACAAAGATACTAAAATCATTAACAGTTATTTTTGGAATAATAACTTCAGGTTTACTCATTGGATGGATCGTTTATATGGCTCAAAATTCATCAACCACCGCAAATGGTGTTTTTAAAACTATCATTAACACATTATTAGTAATATCAATATTAGCTTTAGTTTATAATATAATTATAGCAAAGTCACCTATTGGCAATGCTAAAAAAAATAATTTTTTCGATTTAATCATAAATGTTATTCTTTACATCCCGTGTATATTTTCAGATATTATTAATGTCATTGTTAAAGAGTATATTGATGCAAAATCACCAAATTCACAATTTATAACATCCATCATTCTAATTGTAATAAGTACTATTTTATTTTTGTTATATTTTAAGTTACCTTCTCTTCAAGAAAAAATTGCCTTACAAGGTGGAAACCAATTAGTAAATAACCCAGTTAATACAAATCAATTACATACTCTAGCTGGGTATCAAGATTTAAATAAAACAGATGAGTTTGATTACAAATATGGCATATCTTCTTGGATATTTATAGATGCGATGCCACCAAATACAAATCCATCTTATAAAAATTATACTTCTATATTAAATTATGGTAACAAACCAAATATTCTATACAATGGAACCACAAATACTTTAATGGTCGTCATGGAACAAAAAGGGTTAAAAAATGACAATGCTAAAACATATGAATTAGATGATAATGGTAACAGAATTATTTATAAAAAAGAGAACTTTTTGTTACAAAAATGGAATAATATAATTATCAATTACATTGGCGGAACTTTAGATATATTTTTGAATAATGAATTAGTTAAATCGGCGATAGAAGTTGTGCCTTATATGTCATTAGATAATTTAACAATTGGTACTGATAATGGAATCAATGGTGGTATATGTAACGTAGTATATTTTAAAGAACCCTTAACCGCTCCAAATATTTATTATTTATATAATTTAGTTAAGGATAAAACACCTCCAGTTACAAATGGTTCAAATAAAACTATAATTACACAAAATTAATTATAAAATTTCTAAATCTATATTATACAATGAGTGCTTTAAGTATTGTCTTTACAATTGCTATAATTGTTTTAATAATTATGTTGGCAAAATATTTTTTATCTGATAAAAATAGTCTATCTAGTGTTCAAAACGGACAAAATAGTGCCACTATTTCGGCATCCAGTTTAGCAACAAATAGTTCTGGGGCTTCTGATAGTAATTTTTCTTATTCAGTGTGGTTTTACGTAAATGATTGGAACTATCGTTATGGTGAACCTAAGGTTGTTTTTGGAAGAATGGGTGCTTTAAGTGATGCAAGTGGGGGTTCTATTAATGGAGTTAGTGGATTAGATCCTTGTCCTTCCGTTGTTTTAGGAGCAATTGAAAACAATTTAATTGTTTCTTTAGGATGTTATCCCGGAGTAAATGAACAACCTACAACACCAGGTGGAAAAACAGTTATTCATAATTGTATGGTTTCTAATATCCCAATACAAAAATGGGTAAACTTAACATTAAGCGTTTATGGAAGAACATTGGATCTTTACATTGACGGTAAATTAGTTAGAACTTGTTTGCTACCTGGTATTGCTAATGTAAATAATAATGCTGATATTTATGTAACACCTAAAGGTGGTTTCAATGGTTGGACATCTAATTTACAATATTATCCCAATTCAATAAATCCTCAAGAAGCGTGGAATATTTACACAAAAGGATACGGAGGAGGTATGTTATCAAACCTTTTTGGTTCATATCAAGTAGAAGTATCATTAATTCAAAATGGAACAACACAAAGTAGTGTTACAATTTAATTTAGCTATTATTTTCTTATTTATATATAAATGAGTGATACTTTTAATACATTTTCAACAAATACAGGAAATAATGGTAGTTTTACTGAATCAAATAGTTTAGTAGCAAAGTTTTCTTTTTTATTGCTTGTGATTTTCATGTTTATTTTACTATTAAATGTTGGTATTTCAGTTATTTCGTGGCTAACTAAGCCGTCAACTTCACCTAAGCTAATAAATGGAATGATAGATGCTACTCAAATGATTACATTTACACAGGACCCTAGTTTAAATGGTTCTGCTACAATTTACAGGTCAAATAATGCTACTGATGGTATTGAATTTACATGGTCTGTATGGATTTTTATTAATAATTTACAATATTTAGAAGGTCAATACAAACATGTATTTTATAAGGGTAATAATAATTTAGAAAGTAATGGATTAAATTTCCCTAATAATGCTCCTGGGTTATATATTGCTCCGAATACAAATGCTTTAGTTGTTATGATGAATACATTTAACGATATTAATGAAGAAACTGTGATCCCAGATATCCCTTTGAATAAGTGGGTTAACGTAATTATAAGATGTCAAAATAACAAATTAGACGTTTATGTGAATGGAACTATTACACGAAGTGTTCAGTTGATGGGAGTTCCAAAACAAAATTATGGTGATGTTTTTGTAGCTGGTAATGGAGGATTTAATGGATATATTTCAAATTTATGGTATTATAATTATGCTTTAGGAACTTCTGATATTGCTAATATATCGGCTAAGGGACCAAATACTACATTGACTAGCACATCTTCTATTAATACTATTTTGAAAGACCAGAATTATTTGTCTCTAAGATGGTATTTCTACGGTTCTGGTGATGGTTTTAATCCTGTTTAAAGAATTAAAACGTAAATTTTTGTTTAATTAAATTATAATATAAATTTAATTAAAAAATTAATATATAGAATGTCCTATAATTATAATCCACAACCTCCTAGAGTATGGAGCCGTGTTCAACACGAGTGTTCAACTATTAATGATAGCAATAATAATAATACAATAACAACTGAAATAGACAAGCAAATGTTATTAAAAGGAAACATATTACAATACAAGAAAAACAGTTCAAATTTGACAAAAAATCAAAGATACTCTAAAATTGCCAAAGGTCAATGGACAAATAGAACAAAATCATGGGCTACACAGACTCAAACTTATTCAAATCCAAATACCTCTAATTTATTACGCGTTAATTATGCTAAAATACCTGTTCCAAGTAATGCTGTATTAACATTAGATTGTTCTGGCAATTTTATCAAAGATGGTGGTAATTTAATATGTAATGCGGTGGCCGATCCTTGCACAGATGTTGTTATAAAAACTACACAAAATCCTCTTTGCTATTCAACAACAGATTCTGATGTTCCTGGACCTCCACAACAATTATGCTGGAATAATGGAACACAAACATGGTATCCAAGACAAAATTTAACTATGAATAATAGTACTAATAAATGGCCTGAAGGTTACAAGGGTTTTGTTAGTGCTGTTAGCCCTGGAGCTCCTTATTTAATGGTTGATGTTAGTGGTAATAACGCTAATTTAACATGGAAAATTATTTTTGATACTTGTCTTCCCGTAAATAGTTTTAATATTTATAAAGATGGGCAATTTATCGCAAATGTACCTTATCCTACTACTAGTTACAATAATATTTTATTAATTGATTGCGTAACAACTTTTTATGTTACAGCAGTTAGTGGTGTAAATGAATCTGGACCATCCAATTATGTAAATGCTTATAAACAGCCAACATTTTCAGCTACAGGGGGTTATATTACAACATATAATCCTTCAACTGAATTTTACACTGTTACTTTTAATTCTTCTGGAACAATACAATTTTCATGTTTTAATGATCCAATCAATTTTGTATTAGTTGGTGGAGGTGGTGGAGGAACGGGTGGTTCAAATACACCTCTTAGTATTAAAGGTGGGGCTGGCGGCGGCGGAGCACAGACAAATAAATTTACAACAAATAGTTATACAAATAATATTAATTATAGTATTGTCGTTGGAATGGGTGGTGCTGGTGGACCACAAGTAGGTGGTTCTATTGCTCAAGATGGAAGTAGTAGTTTTATATATTTCGATACAACTTATATTGCACTCGGAGGAATTGGAGCACAATCATCTCAAGGCGGTGATGGTGGTGGTGTTGTAAATAATGGTGGACTAATTTCAGAACCCCCATTATATTCAAATGGTAATGGTGGTAATGGAACTGTTCAAAGCACTGCTAACGGGTTGTTATATAATGGCGGTGGTGGTGGAGGTGGTTGTGATGGTGCTGCTGATGGTAAAGGAAAACTTCCTGATAATAAAGGAACTATTGCTGGCGGCGGGGGTGGTGGGTCTGCTTTTAATACAACAAATGGATCACTTAGCATTGCTCAAGGTGGACAAGGTGGTTTAGGTTTTATAGGCGGAGCAGGTGGTTCACTGTATGGTGGCGCAGGTGGTAATTCTAATGGAAGTGTTGGACAACCAGCTACAGGAATTGGAGGAGGAGGAGGTGGTGGAAGTGGAGGTCAAAATGATGATGGTAGTGGCGGTGGTATTGGAGGAAATGGAGGAAATGGAATTTGTATTTTAAGTTTTCAGCTAACATACCCGTCATAAATTTTATTTGTTATTTGTTATTTGTTATTTATTATTTATTGTCTTAAATTAGGGTTTACACATATTTGCTGACTAGGAAATATATTTCCTGACATACAAGTGTCATTTACACCAACTTCGGCACATGTTCTAAAGCCTCTTTCTTCGCCAATATAGCACCATCCAGCTTTACCAGTTGTAGAGCTCATTTGAATTGAACTGGTTGAATCATCTGCTTGATAATCTTCTCCATTAACTTGCTGTTTTTGTGAAGTGGAAGTGTTTAAAGCTCTATTTAATGTATTTGCTTGCATAATGTCTACTTGTTGTGAATTTACAGGTTGATTCTTGAGACTGCTTTGGGTTTGTTGAGATGGTTGTCCTTGAGATTGTCCTGGTTGCGCTACTTGTTGAACACCTGTTAATCCGGCATTTACAACATCAGCAGTAGCTCCAACGGCTGATTGTGTTCCTTGAGCGGCAGTGCTTACGATTGCTTTAGAACCTTCAGCAGAAACACTTACAACTTGACCTGTTACACCACCAAAAATAGAAGTTATTGTGTTAATAATTGGGGCAAAAAAATCGGATATACCTTGTGATCCTTTTGCTAAATAAACAAATATATTGAAGCCTAAGAATGTTAATATTAATATTATTATTAACCATGTTGTCGGAGTTGTGCTTTTAATAGAATCGCCTAAATCATTAAAATCTGGATCGCTATAACTTGTTGGCGAAGAATTATTCATATAAGACGATGAATCTTTTATTGAGTTTGTAAATTTTTCCATTATAATAAAAATAAATATTTTTATTGTTATTATTGTTTTTATTGTTTTTAAAAATTGTTTTTATTTTGCTCTACTTTTTCTAAAAGTAGATTTTCTAAAAGTATATTTTGCTCTACTTTTTCTAAAAGTAGATTTTCTAAAAGTATATTTTGCTCTACTTTTTCTAAAAGTGTATTTTCTAAAAGTAGAATTTTGCTCCACTTTTTCTAAAAGTGGATTTTCTAAAAGTGGATAGATTTACTTAAAGGTTAATAAATACAAAAATTTATTTAAATCGCCTAATATTTCATCTCGAATATTGAATAAATCAGTATTACTCATGGTGCGCAATGCTTTATTTGAATCAAGGTCTACTAAATAACCCTTGATTGAATCTATTTTACTCTTCAATTGCTCTTGTGAATTCAAATCAATTAATGCTATATTTTTGTTACTTAATAAGTCAGTTCTATAACCAGATTTTCCTAAAAGAACCTCAATAAAATTATCTATGTTGACATTTAATGAAGCATATAATTCATCCGTAGCTTTATGAGTAGCAAAACTGGTTGTCTTCCAATGAAACAACTTTATCATTAATAATATTTCTAAAAACTTAACCGTTATTTCTCTTTGAAAATTTTGTAATGTGGATTTTTTTTGACTTCTTGTAGTATTTTTACTACTTTTCATCTTAAATGTTTTAACCATTATATATTAAATTAATATTATTAAATTAAACAGGTTAAATTCGAGGTATAAATGTTTCACCAAACGAATTCATCTTTTCTAATTTTTCAATTGTTTTTTCTAAATTGGATGATTTTACGTTCTTAAATAAATAATCTGTTCCAGGAGATTCTTCGTTTTTTTTAATTTGACCATAAACGTGATCTATATTTTTAATAACATTGGTAACAATTTCTTTCTGTTTTTCCCGAATAATTTCTTCATTTAAATTTACCTTTTCGCATAATAATGATACCACAAAATATAATATATATTTTCTTCTTTTACAACACCCTGATGTATACTTTAAAGTAAATAACGACAACAAAGCATTTACAATCTTTTTGATTATTTTGTCTTGTTTTTCAGCCTTATTCAAAAATATATCCCATATAATCCAAATTACATCCATTTGACTTTTACTTTCTACTGGCATTTTACTTCGTCTTTCACATCGGCATTTTTCTTTTTTAATTTTACATAATGATTCATATTCCATTATCCACTCTATCCAGTAGCAAGCACTCATTACATTTTTCACATCACTTGATAAGCAATATGATAATTCATTAATGGCCACATATAATTCTTTAGGGTCGTCTTTTAAGAAAACTTCTTCAGCATATTTAACATCTGGAGCCTTGAATCGGTCTCTCATTTGTGTCATATCAAAATCTTCTTTTTTTATTTTGATATTATCAAAACTATGCTTTCTTTTAGCATCACATAACACACACATTACTTCACAAAATAGTTTGCGAATTCTATCATTGTTTCTCATTCGGATTTCAGACCCACCATAACCATTGCTAATAATATCTTTAAAATTATTAATTCTTAGTTCTAAATAAATAGCTAATTTAGGATTTCCTAAATGAATATATTTACTATAAAAATATAAAATCAATTCCCATAAATCGCTATAATGACCAGCACATATTAATTCAGCGCTCCAATAACACGCAGGTTCTATTTTTGAATTAATTAAACTATTTAGCAATTCTTTTTTCACATCCGTTTTCTTAAATTTTGAGAACGATATTCCTTTAAAGGCTGTAGAATCTCTAATATCATTAATTTCTGTTTCTGACATATATTAAAAATTTATACAAAAAAAATAACAACAATACATATAAATGAAAATTAACAACACAATAAATTCAATTGCCACTTTTTATAAAAATATGTCAAATTGTGGAAAAATACTGTTTTTCCTAGCATTATTTTTAATATTAATAGTTTTTTTCAAATCATTACAAATGCCTAAAAGAGAAGGTTTTCAACAACAAGATACTTTTTTATTTAAAAAAGGTACTGATATTTACGATGATTTTTACTCTGAAATTTACGATTTTTTAGTATTTAATTCAGTAAAAAATAATTATGAAATTGGACAAATTATTAATACTACAGCACCATCAAACAGGAGTAAAATTTTAGATGTAGGTTCTGGAACAGGACACCATGTTGCTCAATTAGCTGAAAATAGTTTTGATGTAACTGGTATGGATATTTCGCCATCGATGGTTAACAAGGCTAAAGAGAATTTCCCGCAATACAATTTTAAACTAGGAGATGCTTTGCATAATGGTACATTCAATTCCAATACATTTACGCATATTATATGCATGTATTTTACAATTTATTATTTTCAAGATAAAAGGGTGTTTTTCAACAATGCTATGAACTGGTTAGTCCCTGGTGGTTATTTAATAGTTCATATTGTAGATAGAGAAAAATTTGACCCTATATTGCCCCCTGGCAACCCGTTGTATGTTGTTTCACCTCAAAAATACGCGAAAGAAAGGATTACAAAAACAAAGGTTAAGTTTAATGAATTTGAATATAGTTCTAATTTCAATTTAAATAAAGAACAAAATATGGCTATTTTCGATGAAAAATTTAAATTCAATGATGGAAAGGTTCGAAAGCAAGAGCATAAGTTTTATATGGAAGATAAAGATGTCATCTTAAATCAAGCTACTGAATCAGGATTTATTATTAAAGGAAAGATTAATTTAGTAAGTTGCGCATATGAAAATCAATATTTATATGTTTTAGTTAAACCTGAGTAATTTAAAAGCTTATTATATATTAATTTAAAAATGTTTCAATTTATTACAAGCGATACAAATTTAGCATATAAATTAAATATCATAGAATATTTACCTTATATTTTATTAATTATTATCATTATTATATTGTTTATTTATGGTTATATAAGGGTTAAATATGGTTTCTGGGCAATACAGCCAGTTTTTCATGTTTATAACATTGGATACATGATATTTCCGCCTGGGATTATTGAGCACCATTTACCAGAGGTAAATAAATATACAAATTTTAAAAATATTGATACGAATGTATTTGATAAAATGTCAAAACTAAAAACAGCACAATTTATCAACTTTATTAAAAGGAATTATTTACAAAATAAAGACAATACTTTCTCTCCTAAGAGCGCAAATATAGTTCCATACTTTAAGGGACATAACACATCTTCTTTTGTATCGATTTATACTGAAGACAGTGTTCTTATTGACTTTTCAAAAAGTTCAACTGATAAAGATACAATACCTAATATAATACCGAATAAGAAAATAATAGGTGTTATGACATCGAGACCCCTTCATATTATAATTAACGGAAAAACCGGGGCAAATTTTGATGCTTATTATGTCGATTATTTATGTGTTGATGCGAATTATAGGAGAAAAGGAATCGCCCCTCAAATCATTCAAACACATCATTACAATCAAAGATACAATAACAAAAATATTGTTGTTTCTCTTTTTAAGAGAGAAGATGAATTAACAGGAATAGTTCCGTTGTGCGCATATTCAACGTATGGATTTCCAGTTACTAATTGGACGAAACCAAATGATTTGCCAGGTAATTTGACATTGTTAGAAATAACGCCTCAAAATTTTCACATTTTATTAGATTTTATTAAAAGTAACAGTTCGAATTTTGACATTTTTATTAATACAGAGATTTCAAATATTATTGAACTAATTAAGACCAAGAATATTTTTATTTACGGGATTTTATTAGAGAAAGAAATTGTATGCGCTTATTTTTACCGTAAGTCTTGTGTATTTGTTGAAAAAAATATGGAAGTATTAAGTTGTTTTGCTTCTATAAATGGGTCGAATGATTTAAACGATGTTTTTATACACGGGTTTAAAATAAGTTTTTGGACTATTGCCGATAAAAATTATTTTGGTTTTTGCGCGATTGAAAATATATCACATAACAACATAATCATTAACAATATAATGTTAAAAACGAAGCCATCTATTGTTAGTCCTACCGCATATTTTTTCTATAATTTTGCGTATCCTACTTTCAAAGCTGAAAAGGTGCTGATTTTAAATTAAATTAAATTCATCTTTATTCATCTCATACTGTATAAATTTTATATTTGGATAAATATGAATTAAAGAATGAAAAAATGTGCTAATGTGTATATACTTGTCTTGAAAATAATTACTTATTACATAAAATAAAAATGAAATAATTGTAGTTGGTAAAATATCCATTAATTTTGATTGTATATAAAATTTTATCCCAATGATAAAAAAACTTAGAAATATAACTATCATATCTATATTTCTTCTCCAATTATAAATTGGATTTCTCCAGTAATTTAATGATGTAATAAAAATTGATAATGTATAAATATAATTATCGCTTTTTTTATAAAATAAAAACATGCTAGATAAAAGAGAAAAAAATGATGTATAAAATAAATAATTGGCGTGAGTTTTTGGAACTACTAGTCCATCATATAATCCATCTTCGTCTTTATCAATATGAATAAATCCAATTTTTTCCATTATGATTGAAAAAATCTTGTCAGTTTTTACAATTTCTAAAGTTTTTGTCTCTTTTTTTGCTACTTGTTTTCTTGGTTTTTTTGCTACTTGTTTTCTTGGTTTTTTATTTTTCTTATTTTTCATTAATTATGTATTTTAATATAAAATATTATATTATTTATTAAAATACGTTTATTATAATTGATTATAATTCATATATGTTAACCACGATAGGGGTTTTACTTTTGTACCACCATCGTATTTAACCGCATATTTATGTGTTATTAAATATTCATTTAGATTAATATTGTCAATATAAACATCAGCTAAAACTCGTCCGTATTTTTCTGTTTGAATATTTTTTAAAACTACATCTTTATGTAGAATCATTTTTGATACAACATCTCGTGCTATTACGGCAGCTTCTTTTTCCTCATTTGAAATATCTTTTCCTTTAATTTCAGGAGCATCTATACCATTTAGCCTGACAGATAATCTGTACAAAGGCGAATCCTTAAATGGTAGTCTAGTGGCAATGGTTATAGTATCAGCATCATAAACTTTTATAACCTTACCACCAGTTATAGGAAAAGTAAATTCAACCGTGTCTTCCCATTTAATAATGGTCTCTGGTTTTGTTGTAGTTGTAGTAAATAAATTACATAAATATCTTAAGCATCTCATTCTATATTCGTATTATTTAAGATTATCTTTATGTAATAATCTTAAATCAATTTTTTTGTTTATAATAGTTTAAAATTTATATAAAATAATAATTATTTATTTATCTTTTTCATCTGTTTCATCATCATCGTCAACAATACAATCTTCACACAAGAGTCTTCCTAGTTCAATATAAGTCTTTTTCTGCTGTTGTGTTAATGATTTTCGCCTGTTAAGTAATCTTTGCGATACACCTAAATTATTTACATCTATCTTTAAATCTACTGGAATTGTGTACAATTGCGCAGTTGTCTCTAGTAAAAAAATCTGGTTTTTCTTATTATAGAAAAATATAGGTTGTTCATTGTCATCAAGTTCAATAATTCCGCATGTACAGAAATCTTTATGGTCAATCTCGTCTCCGTTTCTACATTGCGGGTCTAATACGTCTACATCATTTATGTAGTCAGTAAAAAACTCACACGCTAGAATCTTATTATCAAAGAAGAAAATCTTAGGAGTATTTACAGTAATTGGCATTATTTTAATATTTCCGTGGTCTATTTGTTTACAATCATAACACCCCTCATGTGTCGTATGAATTATTATATATTTTGGCATTGTATATAATAATATATAATTTTGGTTTAAATCATTTTCATATAATAATTATTTTTTGTATTTTCTGTAATTTCTAGAATTTCTATATTTTCTCGATTTTCTATTGGTTTTCTTCTTTTTAGTTTTTGTATATCCTCCATCGAAAAAATTAAAAAATCCCTTTTTTTCAGACTCTGTTCCAACATCAAATCCATGCTTTGACCTTCTTGGAGGAACTGAACCCAAACTAGTTTCATTATTAACCTTCATCGCATTTTCGAATCTTATCCTCTCAGTTTCCTTCTCATTTTCTAATCTTATCCTATCGGCTTTCACCTCATTTTCTTTTATTGTTAATTCTTTTATTAATTTTTGTGGTGGTTTCCAATTTTCATAATCATGAGGAGGTAAAAAATCTGTTTCTGGACCTGCATAAATAAGTTGCTCATCAGAAATTGTTTGACACATATTAATACTATTTTCAAAATCCAAAATAATCATTTTGTGAACAGGAATACCACACGCCATCAATGATAATATGTGTTGTGAAAATCGTTTATATGCCTTCAAAATATATGCTTTTGTTTCTCCAGTATATTCTTTTTCTTTATCTTCAAAAATTTTAAATTTACCTTCGTAAAGTAATTGCCACCATATGTTCATTTCAGTTCTTATCTTAATTAGTTTTACTATTGTATCTGCATCTTGTCTTGGTAAATTATGAAATTCGTGTACTTTTGCATCTTTTTTATTATTGATTGCTCCATTCTTAATTAAAATATATAATTCATCAATATTTCTTGCATGCCATATTGATATATCTAATGGGGTTGTCCCATATTTATTCGTTATGTCAAGTAATGCTCCATTATCAATAAACATTTTTTCTATTTTATATCTATTTTCTCCTTTTGAGAACTCTAGTAAAGTATTAAGAGGTGTATCTCCATAGTCATCTCTAGAATTTACATCAGCTCCTTTAGAAATAAGCATTTCTATTGCTATACTAATATCGACATTAGGGATTAATGAATTTGCTACTGAATCTTTCCACATTATTTCTCTCTCTCTTCTCGGGAATATATCTGGCTTATAATATCTTTTTATTAAGGCACTAATAATAGTTGAACCATCATATTTATCGACAGGTGCGTTGATACGTTCTATTAATATTTCATCTATAAATGATTTTACTTCTTCTCTGCTTTTTGTTAAAGTATTTAATAAATCTGTAATTATTTGTTTATTAAAAACAAAAGACATTATATATATAATAATATTTATTTTTAACGAACATATTTTCCAACTCTGGCAAATGAATCTACAACAAAAATGATAAATATACCTAAAAATGAGTATAAAACAACTTCTTCTGTAACATTATTTGTTCTTTCATCTTGTTGTTCTTCAAGCAAATTTATCATATAATTAATCTTCTGTAATAACGCATCATTATTAAAATTACCCTCCATATTTGCTGGTACTTGTGGTGTGTTTCCTTGACTTTTACTATTATAATATTGTCTATTATTTGGATTATTATAGCCTGGAAGCATTTTTCTGTAATATTCTTCTGCTTTATTATCGTCACCATAATTCGAGTCAAAATTATTCAAATCTAAACTATCGTTTGTTCTCTCTTGATATGATGCTTCTGGTGATTTTCCTAATACTCTTATATTATTTTCATTGTTTGAAGACATATTTCCCATTTGTTCTACATTATTTCCCGTTTGTGCAAGTTTCTTTCTTTGACCATCCATTGATTCTGGTTTAGGAGGAGGATTAAATTCACCTAAACCAGATTCATCGTCACTTTGAAGATTTTCATGAATTTGTTGTAAAACGTTATTTACTTTATTTGTATCAAAGTTTTCTTTAGGATATCTTTTTTGTGTTTTATTATGTGCTTGTTTTTTTTTAATATAATCATTCTCATTATTTTTAGAATCATTATTATCATCAAATGGTGCGGCATACATTGCTAAAGACATTCTCTTAATAAAAAATAAGATAATAATTTAAAAAAGACACTGAATTTTATTAAACAATTAAATAATTAAATAATATATTTTTATTCATTTAAAAAAATAAATTATATAAGATTATTTATATAAATGAACTTTAAGTTAGTTGATAAAAAAAATATGGGTGGAATAGCTCTTTTATTGCTTATTATAATTTTGAGTCAATCTAGATTTTTTAATTTTTTAATTGATACAGCTTTAGGAAGAGCATTTTTAATTGCCTTCATAATATTTATTAGTTGTTGTCATAAAATAATGGGAGTTGTTGGTGTTTTATTAATTATAATAATGTTTAATGGAAGTAAATTTGGAATTTTAGAAGGCTTTGATGCTGGAGACATAAAAGCACAAATTGAAGCTAAAATAGATGCTTGTGGTAATGATACTACTCCTTCTACTCCTCCTCTTTCTACTTCTACTCCTTCTACTATTCCTTCTACTACTGATGCTTGTGGTAATAATACTACTTCTACTACACCACCACCTAATTTAGCTGCTTTACAGACTAAAGTAGAAGCGGCGAAAGAAGGATTTGACTTAATAGGAACAGAAAGTAGACTTAAAAGTGGAAAACAATCGAATTCAATATCTGTAAATCATAAAACAAAAAATATTGACAATGTATTACCATCCGAAGAAAACGTTTTTTCTACATCAAGTTATTCTAAATTTAATTGATAATGATGAAAAAAATATATAATTATAATATAATAAATGAAATCAAAAATATATTGGAGTTTTATACACTTTTTAAAACACATTGTACAATTTTTACTATTAATTATATTTCTTTACATAATTTTTTATATATTTAATTATTCGTTTTCAAGTATTGAACCATTTTCTTTACCAGGTGTCAAGATTGAGATTGAACCACCCGCAAAAATGAAAGAAGCATATAGACCTTATTTAAGAAAAGCACGTTTATATTCAGAAGATTTTTTTAAGGATCCAAATAACTATGTTACAAGATTTTTAAAAAATTCTGGTTTATATTAATTAATTTAGTTTAATTTAATTTAATTTAATTATGTAATCAGTTTATTTATTTTAAAATAATAAAAATATATTATTTTAATATATGACTAAAGATAAAAATATTAAAGAAGAACAAACTGGAGGTTTCTCAACTGTAACAAATACTTTGAGTTATATCAATCAGCACGTAATATTTTTAAATAATAATAAATTTTTTGCGGGTGTAGTTATGATTTTGCTTAATATTGGGTCAAAATTTATAATGGTTGAATTTAGTAAATCGACTCAAGAATATATGAAATATACTGTTTGTAAGCAAATATTAGTCTTTGCGATGGCATGGATGGGTACGCGTGATATTTATACTTCTCTTGGTTTAACAGCTATTTTTACTATATTATCTGAATATTTATTCAACGAAGAAAGTCAACTTTGCGTTGTTCCGCCCGAATATCGTGTATTACATAAATTAGCTGATACAAATAATGATGGTGTTGTAACAGACACAGAATTATCTGCTGCTATGGCTGTTTTAGAAAAAGCTAAAAAAGATAAACAAAAAAAGGACCAAAAAGATGCTTATTTAAAGTTTGATTATAAACAATATAATTAAATTATATACTTGTAATAGCTTTACGTATAAATATTTTATAAATAATTATTTTATTTATAAAGTTTGGATTGGGATTAATAATTTTTTCTTGTTTTATTATTTCTACTTCTATCTCTATCTTTATCTCTATCTTTATCTTTATCTTTACTACTTTTAGAATTATCAGGTAATGGTTTATCTAATAAATTTTCATAAACAGGTGGAATAGTATATTTTAGACCTGTTAATTCAGCATAACTTTTTCTTATTTTATTTCGTCTATTTCTACATTTTGATGTAATGTAATCAAAATTAGATAATTTGTCGCCCTTTTGTAATTCTAAATCGATTGTAATTTGATATGATATATTTGTATTTTTAAAATTTGATAAGTTTTGCATTATAGCATTTACTTGTGAATTTGTTAAATATTGTAAATTTTGTGCGTTATTTAAATTTAATAAGGCCTGATAATATTGGTCATTTGGATTCAAATATGTCGACTGATTCAAATACCCTTGTTGGTTTGAAAATCCAGGTTGATTTAAATACCCTTGTTGGTTTGAAAATCCTGGTTGGTTTAAATACCCTTGTTGATTTGAATTAAAAGGTTGATTTGAATTAAAAGGTTGATTTGTATTAAAAGGTTGATTTGAATACCCTTGTTGGTTTGAATATCTAGGTTGGGGTGTATTAAACAGTTGGTTTTGCTGGTTAATTTGATTCAGTTGGTTAATTTGATTCAGTTTATTTTGTTGATTCATTTGATTAAAATAATTTGGTGGCATTTGTTGCCCTTGCCCTCCAGATTGTATTAAAGTTTGTCCTCCTCCTCTTCTTTGTCCTGGAGGTCCACGCATATTCGTATCAATAATAAGTTTATATCTATCATATCTCGGGTCAGTAGCTAGAGCTTCATAACCATTTTGTCCAGGTTGATATTGCCATAAATCATATCTGTATTGCCCAATGTATCTCCTCCACGTATTAAAATGATAATTTGTATAACGTTGACCATTTACCGGATTTATTTGCAGTATTAAATCGTTGAGTGGACGAAACAGATTCATAAATAATCTCATAAACCTACATTCAGGTGTTTCTGGTCGTCCCATATAATTCCATCCAGGGTTCCTACCTTGAATCATATTATTTGGGTCAGGCGGATTAGAGATTAACAAATTTGTTATTTGATTCTCAAATTCTTGCCCTATTTGTTGCACTGCATTATCTATAACTGTAAAAATTTGTTGTAAAAATATACAACGTGCTTTTTGTTGTACTGTTAATCCAACATAAATAAACGCATATAGAAAAAATATTATGTGTAATGGTGGCAGTAAAACCATGTTATTACTAAAAATTGAAACTTGATACATTAGATTATTATTTACGTTATTATAATATGTAAAAGTAACTAATTCATAATGTTGTCCTGCGCTATATAAAAATATGTAATGTTGAAATTGTTGTCCAGGAACATTCGGATTATATAGTTCAGGAATTACACCTTGATATATTTCTAACCCTTCATTGTTATTTCTTTCATGTATTACAAAAATATTCAGTAAAAGTGTTTGTCTTATTGCTTTTATGGATAATTCATCGCCCCAATAATTAGGACTATTAATATAAAAGCGCATTTCATTATTGTCATTTGGATCCAGTGTCTGGAAAGGATTCATTAAATCATTATTGGGTCTTTGACGAATAGGTCTTATTAAAAAAATACTACCACCATTATTAAAGTGATTTTCTAAAATATTATTGCATAAATTGACATATTGTCTTTCATTGATATTATTTACAAAATCTTGTTCAACAAATGCTCGAAATTGCGCGGCTGCTTCATCTTGAAATTCTTGGTTTAAGTCATTAATAGTTTGATTTGGTCCCATAAACAGGTCAGCTGTTAGACCAGGATCATTTAAAATATTACCAATTAAATAATCGGCTACAACATTTCTTAAAATAGCTTGTGTGAAATTTTGTGTCAAACCATATTGCCCGTATTGTATTCTTGGATTTGCTGTTAAATTATAATAATTTATTCCTTGAGATACTGAATCAAAGAAACAATTTCCGTTTCCTTGGTTTAATATAGTTCTTATCCCTCGAACAGAATCACTGTATGCTGTTTGTGATATATTACCAGAACCGAATACAATCTTAACTTTTGTTGTATTATCATAAAAGGTTTGAATCATATTTTTGTATTGGGGTGTCATTAACTTGTAAACTTCATTACATAAAAAATAACAATTATAATTATTAATAAAATTACTTCCTTTAATTGTATAATGACCGAAATAATCTCTTAAAATATTTGTTGTACCGTTTGATTGGTTTAACTGTTCATTGCTTAATAATGCGAGTGCGTTTTGTTCTTCAGCTTGTTGTGGGTCATTTGCTATTTGAAGTTGATTCGGCACACCAGTTGGGTTTGCTGCTACATTATTTAATAATGGTTGTAGTGGAACATTTGCGTTTAATAAATCTAAAATTTCTTGTACTGACAAACCATAGTTATCAATAAGAAATTGTATTTGTTGTTGTGATAAACCTCGTGCTGGATTTATCATTTGTAATGGATTATTTTGTAATGGATTGGTTATTTGTAATGGATTGGTTATTTGTAATGGATTATTTTGTAATGGATAACTTGGACCTAGTTGTTGACCTGGTTGTTGACCTGGTTGTTGACCTTGATTAATAATTTGTTGTTGTACTTGTTGTACTTGTTGTATTTGTTGTAATTGTTGTGGTGTTAATGGTACTTGGGTTGATAATGTTCCTTGTGGTGTTAATGTTCCTTGAGCTGTATTTTGCCCTGATGAAGTAGGTTGTTGTGTTACTCCATTATAATTGCTTCCATATCTTACACTTGCTGGCAATTGAGTAATGTTATTATTATTATTAATCATGTTTGTAAGTATACTATTAAACAATTGTGGATTTCTACTTCTAATATTATTTAATTTGCCAATGTCAATTAATTTTTTATCAATTTTCCAATCACCTTTAGTCCATTGCATGTCGCCTATAGTATATACTTGACCACCTATATAAATATTACCCCCTATTGGAAATAAATTGTCTAATGTTGTTTGAATATTATCATCAACAATGCCTTCATCTGTAGCTTCAATCAATGTTATTTTTTTTCTAATTCCATGATGATTTATTAATGATTGAAAATAACCTTTCATACAAAATTGAGGTTTTCTAATGTCTAATGGAACCTCATCAATTAAACTTTGTTGTAATTTTACTAATGGGTCAAAATATACTTTATCATCTGTTTTTATTTTTGGAAAAGTATAATAAGGTTTATAATTTAAAATTTGAAATCCTGGAACACTCGTATTTATTATGATGTTTAATTCATTAGGAATTAGTGTTTGTATTGCGGTCATTAATGCTGCTTGTTGTGTTGGATTTAAATTTGCTATTGCGTTTGGATTATTTGGTTTAGAAGATCCTGGTTTTATTGGTTGATTATTTGGGTCTGGTGGGATTCCTAATTGATTCGCAATAGCATATTGGTTTGGATTTTGATTTTGATTTTGAATTGAATTTTGATTTGATTGATTTCCATTTAAAGAACTTGAACCAGAAGAATTACTTGATGAATTAGAAGAACGTGAAGAATTAGAAGAACGTGATGAATTAGAAGCCACTGATGAATTAGAAGAACTTGATGAAGAATCTGAATCATCACTTGATGAAGAACTATTAGGTATAACCCTTCTAGGTCTAAAATTTGAACCATTTGCAACATCTGGTGAAAATGATACTCGTCTTCCTAGGTTTCTTCTCGTTCTATTATTACCAATTGGTCCACCAATTGATCCACTAGTTGAACCGCTATTTCTTCTAGTAGATGTTACGCGAGTTGCTACTGCTGGTGAACTTGTTACTCGATTTGCTACTGGTAGTCCTCTTCTATCAAATTGTCGAACATTTGCTTCGGATAATTCAACAATGGGTCCCCCGTTTCTATCTTGTATACTTCCTCTAACAATCGGACTTACTCCTTGAGCATTTTGATTCATAGGAGAACCAGGGGAACTCGGGGGACTAGGAGAACTAGATGAATTAGAGGAATTAGAGGAATTATTGTTATTATTATTGTTATTATTATTATTGTTATTATTATTGTTATTGCGATTACTATTTACATTTCTACTAGAATTTGAGAATAGTCTGTTAAAAACACCTCCTGGACTAGGGCGAAGTAGCGATGGTATGAAAGATTTTTGTTGTTGTTGTTGTTGTGGTTGTTGTTGTGGTTGTTGTTGTTGTGGCTGTTGCTGTTGTAATTGTTGTACTCTATTATTTATACCTGGATTTAAATCTATTAAGTCTGTATTATAATTAAACATTCCTCTACACACAGGACATCTACAATTTTGTAAAGTATTACCTTGAGGTCCATTACAGTTTTGTTGTAAACAGTTTCTATGAAATCTATGATGACAAGTTGTTATTTCTACTGGATTTAAATCTATATTATATAATCGTTCCAAACAAATATTACATAATGGTGGGTCTTGACCTACAACTGCGGGTTGCCCAGTTATATCGTATAATGTTAATTCAGTTAATGGAGGTTGCGGTTGTGGATTCATTTATTATTCTATTACATTATCAATATAATTTAAAATTGGTTTCTAATTTTAAATATTAAATTTATTCAAAATAAATAAAATAATCCTCATTTTCACTTAAAGTTCCTTCTTTAGAAAAATATATAATACAAATATATATATATATATATATATTAATGAATAGTTCAGAAGAATATTATGTAGAAAACAGGGTTAATAACCATATGAGAGAGTGGAAAGATAATTATAAATCCCAACATTTTGCGAGAAAGGAACGTGCCAAACCTATGGTTAACAATTATTTAGCTAATACATTTCGTATATCGTATTTCCAGAGAAATCCTAGACCAGTACCTCCAGTATTTTCAAGTCCTGAATATGATAGATATGTAGATGAAGGAGATCGTGTAAACGCAAATATAATATACAGTGATTTTATAAATAAAAGTCGTGAAGAGATGCGACCTAAGGAAATAGATTGGCAAAATAAATACGAAGTAGCGTTGGAAAAAAAAGAAGCTGAATTGTATAAAGATTTAGTTACAAATCAGTTGGATAGAGAGCTAGGGAATGAAAAAGAAGAAAGAGAAAAAGCAATAGAACAATATAGAAATGAATATAGAAATATGCCGGAAAAGGACAGACCAATAAAACCCGTAAGAAGACCATCTCCACTAAATAACGCTCAGAGAAGAGCGAGAAGAGAGTTACGAGAGCAAGAAGAGGAAGAAGCTTTAGAAGAGAGAGAGAACGGAAGCTATTTTTCTAGGTTAGGGAAAATAAGTCTTTTCGGTGGTAAAAAGAAATATAGAAAATCAAGAAAATCAAGAAAATCTAAGAAATCTAAGAAATTCAGAAAATCCAGAAGAACACACTAATCGTAATATAATTTAAAATTGAATTATTATTTTGAATACTAATTTTATTCAAAATAAATAAAATGATGATTATGAAAATTGAAAATTTGGTTCCTGGAACCGTGGTAAAAAGACCATCGAAAAAAATTAAATCTCCATACGTAGCTGATGTAAATATTAATAATACCGAGTTTTTAGCTCATACTGCCTCACTTGGATGTTGTGGGTTATGCGATACAGGAGCATCTATTTTATTAGCACCATTAAATAATACTTCTAAGAAAAGTAAAAAATCTAAAAACTCTGAAAATGAAAATGAAAATGAAATATTAGAACCTGTAAAATGTGTATATAGCGCTCAATTATCTGTCATTATTGAAAAAGGCAATGAAATAATTATTGGTATTCATCCTAAATTAGCTGAACAATTGGTTGAAAATTGTCTCATTAAAAACTATTTATCCATTTTAAAAGATTGTAAAAAATATAGGAGAGAAACTGTCCTATTTGTTGAAAACAAAGTTGATTCGCGATTTGACTTTACTGGAATGGATAAAAATAATATTCCCTTCATTATGGAAGTGAAAAATGTGCCATTGGCCGATTATGAAGACCTTTGCGCGAAAGACCGAAAGAAAATGTGTTATGATGAACGACTCTACGATTCTAAAATCGCGTATTTTCCAGACGGATATAGGAAAAAGTCTTCTGAACCTGTAAGCCCTCGTGCTCTAAAGCATATTCGTGAATTAACACTAATAAAAAAAGAATCAATTACTCGTTGTATAATGTGCTATGTTATACAACGAACCGATGTGGACCGTTTTCAGCCGTCCATTATAGACCCTGAATATAGACAAGCTTTTAAAGAGGCGGTTGAAGCTGGTGTAGAAATAATCACTCTTGTCGTTAAATGGACACGTGATGGTGAGGCATATTTTGTGAAGGATGATCTTCTTATAGTGCCGTTTTAGAAATATATTAGATAAAAGACACGATAATATTGTTTACATCGGAAACTAATTTTGTTTTTTCCAATTCCTTCAATATACGCAACTTTTGTATTTCAATGTATTTTTTAATAATTTTTTCTATGTTATTAAATCCATTGTTTGCTCGTAATACACTCCCATATTCGAATGAATTACAATAATAACCATCGGAGTTGTTCTGTATATCTCGTACTTTTTGTAATAATTCGGGTGTTATTTCGTCATCAGGATTTAACCTAAGCTGACCGCCTAGGTAATATTTACCTTTAGCCCACGAACTTTTGCTATCATCTAAATAGGATTGTATAATGGATTTTTCGGATTCACTGACATTGTATATTGTCTTCTCGGCTTCATTTTGCGGAACAAATTCACTTAATTGTATTAAAGACGGGTTCATAATTTGATATATATAATTATATTAGTTTCTTTTATTTATTTCAATTTTTTTGTCTCTTCTTATGAGTCTTTTTATAAGTCTTCTTATAAGACTTCTTACTCTTGCTTCGCTTACCAAATGCTGTAGATTTATTAGTAAATGATTGCTCTAGATTATAAATAACATTTGTTAAACTTTGAGGCATTATACCTATTGAACAAGCACGACAAGTAAAATCCATTATATTTGCGTAACTTACATTTAATAGTATAAATAAATCATATATTTGTTCTAATGTTAAATCCATAATGCGGTCTTGGCTTCCTTTAAAACCGAGTATTTTATATGCTTGTTCTGCCATTTTAGGCATTCCCAATATATTTTTAAAAATATATTTGACACCATCTTTATAAATCAAATTAAAATTAATTGTATCTGTTTTTCCATAATCCGATGGACTGAATAATTTTTCATAACTTACTTCACCTTTTTTATTTGTTTTTTTAATTCTAATATCGGCAATATGAACACCTAATGTTTTGTAACCAACATCATATCTATTTTTTTCTTTTGGTGAATGTTCATAAAAACTGAATGTCTTATTTGCTAAGTAAGCGCTTAAATTAGATGCTCTTTCAATATTTTCAAAAATAGTGAATTTGTCAAACCGTTGCCCTAGAGATTTTTGTTTATGTAGTGCTAAATTATATAAAATATCTTTTTGGTATTCAAAACGTGAATCTTCGGCATAATCTCTAAGAATTGAATGTGTTTCATTTTTGGGTATTCTAGAAAAACGGTGGGTTATGTCTTTAATTATTTCTGGGTTTGAAGCAAGACTTCCTAATGAGTTTACATCGGGAACGCCCGCCCTACTATAAACACGCACATTGTCTCTAAAATATCTGGAAATAGGAGATGTAGTAGGCCATAGTTTTGTTAATTCTTCGCAACCGTGACCTAAAATCACTAGCGAGAGAATTATTTCGTCTTTTTCTAAAGAACTTTCAGCATCATTAATTACAGATTCTGCGATTGTATCTAAAAGTGATTCAGCATTATTTATGACTTTTTCTTCTGTTTTTTCTAATTCTTTTACTTCTGCCTTTGTTAATTCTTTTTCTTCTCTTTTTACATTGGGTTTTTGATTTGCTCTAATAATATCAAGACTATCTACGTATCTCTTAACATATTTTTCTTTCTTCCCTTTCTCTCTTACTATGTCACTAAAATCTATATTTGAATCAACTAATTCTGTTTTGATTTGTGATATTGTTTTTCTATTTGTTTCACTAAAAATATTATCCATTATATAATTAAATTCTATATTATACAAATAAAATATTATTTAACAGTCTAAAATCTTATACAATTCAATATCATTTGTCTCCATTATATTTTCAAGGGATTTCACATTTGACGAAGCACTTTTATCATTTGTTAAAAATGTTATTAAATCTAACACTACCTTGATTTTTTCCTGTGACCAATAATTAAACAATTCTTCGAGTAATTCTTTTGTATATAAACTGGTCATTCCGTCTTTATTGAAAATGGATTCATTGTATGTTTGTTCAACGTGATTTGTAATGATTACATTAAAATAGTTCAAGGTTAAAGAAATAATCGAATTTGTCTTGTATGTTTCTATTAATCTTTTGATGCCATTTTGCGCACATGTGAAAAGGTTTTTAATTCGTGGTGTGTTTTTCACAAACTCTTTGGATAAAAACTGTTTACACGCAAGTTCGATTGGATTATACATATATTGTAAATCCGTCTTGTTTGTCTTGAAAAACACACGACATAATGCCTGAAATGGTCCAGGTTCTTGAAAATACATTATATTTTTGCTTATTAGTATTTTAGTTCCTACTGGTTTATTGCCTATAATGGCTAATTTAATTATGACGGATAAGGGGTCTAATACAAATGTTTTTAGATTTATTTGATTATTATTATCTGGTAATGTTTCGTTCATATTTATAATTATATAAACGAAATATTTTTAAATATTATTTTAAATATTTATAAAATTAGTATAAAAATATTATATTATTAATAAATAATAAAATGATAGAAATTAAGGGTTTAACAAAGATTGAATTGAAACAATTGCTTATTAAGTATCAAAAAGAAATAGTTGATATTGATGAAAAAGGTATTTATTCTTTAAGTTATTACTATTATGATGAAGGGGCTAAACGGCAACAAATCGTAGCTTTAGTGAGTGATATTCAAATAGAAATTATGTATAGAGAAGATGATGAGAAACGAGATAAATACAGGACTATGAGAGAAAGAGACCCGTTGAAATATGGACGAAAAAAAATATTAGAAAATTATAAATAATTAATATCCCAATATTTATTTTGTATAACGATTTACGATTTCAAGCTTTCCAGAAATTCGTCAACTAATTGTTGAGGTATTTTATTAAAATCCACCAAAGTTTCGTTCAACTTATACAAATCATACGCATTTTCGGTTTTCATTTTTTCGTCAAAATACGCACGGTTTTCATAGCATTTTAGTGCTGTTTTCGGTCCGCATTTCTTTAATACCGACTTAATATTGTCGCTAATGTCGCCCATCACTATTTTACAAAATAGGTCGCATTCTGGGTTCCCTGTACTGCTCTTCTGGTCTGTCAGCTTCTTATATGCTAAGCTAAATATTTGTACATTAGGTCGAGCCAATTGTAAATAATCCTTGTCACTAGTTATAATATAAATTTGCGCATCTGGATAATTATTTAATACGTGTTTTACTGAAATGGCAATACAATCATCGGCTTCTAAATGCGGATGCTTTAAAACTGCTTTAGCACCGCCTTTTCCAAATAGGTTGTCCTCATATGCCATTTTGAAGAATGGACCGCCCATGAATCCATCTTCTTTAACTCGTGTTCCCTTGTATTCAGGAAATAACTTTGTTCGCCATATTTGTTCTCTCTTACAGTCTTTACCAACAATTATAATAGGTTTGAATTTATCTTTATGTAGTCCCAATTTTTTGGGTATTTCTTCCACGTTGTCAATAAATGTCTTTATGAATTTATCAACAAACTTTTGACATTGAAAAGGGTCAACAAGTGGCTCTTCAGGATATGCGTTTTTCCACCAATTCAGAAGCGAATGGTATCTATAAAAGCAAAAGTAACTGCCGTCAATAAAGATAAAAGTAGGGGGAATGTTTGAAGTATTAAGTGCCATTTTGTTATTATTTGTAAGTTTAAAATATTTTGTTTAATTACTTTCAATTTTATTAGTTTATACCTTCGGTAGTATTTTATGTATGTATATATATAAAATGGCACAAATTACTGATTTAAGATATAAAATTTTAACAATTGCCGATTTATCAGGTGTAGATTTATCAGGTGTGGATTTAACAGGGTCTGATTTATCAGGTGTGGATTTATCAGGTGTGAATTTAACAGGAGCGAATTTAACCGGTGCGATTTTATCAGGTTTGAATTTAACAGGTGTGAATTTATCAGGTGTGAATTTATCAGTTGCGATTTTATCAGGTGTGAATTTAACAGGTGTGAATTTAACAGGTGTGAATTTAACCGGTGTGAATTTAACAAATGCGATTTTAACAAATGCGATTTTAACAAATGCGAAATTAACAGATGCGATTTTAACAAATGCTAAATTAACAGGTGCGAAATTAACAGTTGCTGATTTTGCGGGTGCTGATTTTGCGGGTGTTGATTTTGCGGGTGCTGATTTAACAGCTGATTTAACAACAGATTTTGCAGATGATGAATTAGTTATTTTTCCAGATCCTGTTTTTGCAGGTCTTAAGTTAAGAGGAGATTTTTCAGGTGCGAATTTTACAGATGCTGATTTAACAGATGTGCAATTAACAAGTCATGATTTAACAGATTTTTATAGAAGTGCTAATTTTATAGGTGCTAATTTAACGCGTGTGAATTTAACAGGTGCCGATTTTAGAGGTGCGATTTTAGCGCGCACGAATTTAACAGATGCGAATTTAATAAGTGCGATTTTAACAGATGCTATTTTAATACGTGCTAATTTAACAAATGCGAATTTAACAGGTGCGAATTTAACAGGTGCGAATTTAACAAGTGTCAAATTAAGAGATGCAAATTTAACAGATGCGAATTTAACAAATGCGAATTTATTCGGAGCAAGTTTACTAACTGCTAATTTAACAGGTACGATTTTAACAAATGCGGATTTATTCAATGTTAATTTAATAGGTGCAAATTTAACAAATGCGAATTTAACAAATGCGAATTTAACAACTGTCTATTTAACAGGTGCTAATTTAACAGGTGCAAATTTAACAGGTGCTAATTTAACAGGTGCGTATTTAATAGGTGCAAATTTAACAAATGCGAATTTAACAAATGCCGTTATAACAAATGCTGATTTAACAGATACAATCGGTGCCGATTTAACAGGGACAATAATCGGTCCGGATTTAACAGATTCAGTCGGTCCGGAATTAACAGATACAACCGGTACATCAACGTAATGAAATAAATATATAACACGAATTAAGCAATATAAAATAAAAACTTATAAAATTTTATAAGTTTTTAAAAAAATTGAAATTTATTTCGGGAAAATGTTGGAATGTATATTTTAATAAAATGAATCCTGCTCAAGCAACTAAAACTAGTACTAAGACACAAAGTGAGAAAATGTCTAAGAAAGCCATTAAAAAACCCAAATTAATTATAGAGGATGACGAAGACGAAGTCAACTTTGTCAATCAGATCACGCGCAAGGATGTATTGGTAAATATGCTAAAGAACACGAGCTTAACCGGTCAGAAAATGTTTGAGTTAATAATAACCGACAACAACGATAAGGATACTAGTCCGACGCGTCAAGGGTGGATCTACGAAACCCTCTGGCAAATCGTAATAATACTAAAGTGTGTAAACGGTATTAATTACACGCAAATTCTAGATGGTAAGTTAGATAACCTTAGAGAATTAAAAAACATAAATAATTTATTAAAAATTAAGATTGCCGGAGGAGGTGATAATATAACTGATATTACAATTAAGAACGGAGAAACATTTATTCCATTTTCGATTAAATACAAGGATGGCTTCAAAGAAACAGATGTTACAAAGATTGATAGTACAATTAAGACCCATCAAAAGATTACGGAATACAAAATTGGTCTTATTACTAAGAACAAAGAAATAGTAAAAAAACACAAATTCAAAAATGACACGAATATCGATAAGATCATATTAGATTCAATAAGTGAGAACAATTTACTCTTTGACCAATCCGACCTTATTAAAGCATTGGATGTGTTTCGCACCCGCGTTCCCGTAAATATTTTGGAAGTTGACGACTTTATTGATTATGTAAATGCTGAATATCTATTTTCGTCAAGGAAACAACTTGTTTTAAAACTTCATCAAAAAATGACGGAAATTAAGTTTAAAAATTCGTTTTTGAAAAACAAGCACAAAATCTGGTGTATTTCGCACAAGCCAAGAAGCGGTAAAAGCATCACTATTTTAACAATATGTAATTACTTGTTAAAAAATGAACTAAGTAAGATTTTAATAATGACATCTGTACCGGCTACAATTGAAGATTTCGTAAATGATATGGAAAATTACGTTGATTTTAAAAAGATTAATTATAAAAGACAAGAAGAATTTGGCACGATTGATGAATCATTCAATGGAATTGTATTCTGTAGCGTTCAGTTTTTAAAGACTGATGGTAAAATCTCGAAAAAGGAACAGTTGAAAAAAATCGGGTTCGATTTAATTATTACCGATGAATGTCATCTAGGCGGGTCGACAGATAAGACAAAATCTGAAATAATCGATGTAGACGGCGATATTGAAGACATAAGGAAAAATATTAAACTAACCATATTTGCTTCCGGAACAGCAAGCAAAACTATTAAATATTACGGAATTAAAAGCGCAAATGTATTTGAGTGGGAAATTATGGATGAAGGTCATATGAAAGAATTGTTAAGATCGAATGCTTTGAATGACAATATAATCGAGTTCATGGTTAAGAGACATGGTCCAGTATTTATGGAGTGTTTGGAAAATGAAACATTAGATAAAGATTACTCCAAGCATCCTGCGCAAATATTAATAAAACACAGCATCGACCCGGAATTAATTAAAAAAATAAAGAACTATAATGAAAAACATGGCACTGTTTTTGGATATAGTAGCAGTTCTTTATTTGCGCAAAGTAAAAGTAAAAAATCTGAACCGGAAAAAGACAAAAATGGAAAGGTCGTTAAAACAAAAGATGGAAATGATTATTATGAATATAAGTATGACGAGGAGTTTGAGTTGGCAAAAACAGAGGACGGTCGTGACATATTGAACTGGTTCTTTGATTGTATAATTTCAAATAACAAAATGAAGGGCTCAAATAACCCGGAACATAAAACGATTATGAAAAAAATAGAAGAGGTGCAGTTTGCGAATAAATCAAGACAAAGTACTAAGCAGAATCCGTTGTTATTTATTATATATCTTCCAACTCATACCGGTAATAACACGATCGCTGGTTTACAAAAAACGTTTAAGAGTTATTTGGAGAGCCAAAAATTGTGGGGTGATTATAATATTGAGTATTCTAATTCCATTGAAGATTCTGGCACCATAGCAGAAGAGTATAACGAGAGTATTAAATCGATGATGACAAGGACAAAGGAAAATAATAAAAGAGGTTGTATTTTACTATTGGGAAACAAAGGCACTGTTGGGATTACATATAATGATTGTGATGTTACGATATCATTAGATGATGGTCATAATTTGGACAACCAGAAACAACGATTTTCGAGGTCGTTAACATCGGCAAATGGTAAAACAATCGGAATTAATGTTGATATGAATGTCCAGAGAACATATTTATATTTACTGGATATTATCCATAAACATCGTAAAATTACGCAAACCACAAAAACAAATGCTGAAATTTTACATTATTTATTTGAGCATAATATATTCTTGTTTAACCCCAACGAATTTAATAATGGCAAGATGACCACAGTCGACATTCTATCTTACTATCAAAGAGAAGCAGAAAATATAATAAAGGAAATTGACGATAGTCCCTTATTAGACGATTTAAGTTGTGAGGATGATATGCGCGATATATTAACAAATATGATAGTTGATTTGAAAAAAACACAAAAACAAGCCAGTTCTGATTTAGAAGGTGATCAACAAGATTGTCCTAAGGGAGAAAAAACAAAGTTTGAAGTAGATGCTCCTTATGTTGATCCCGATTTAGAAGAAGAAGATACTGAGAAAGAAGAAGAAATTACTGAAAACGAAGTTTTATTAATAAACAAAACACTTGAATTGTGTAAATATTTTATCCCATATTTGGCTTTGATTTCGAAATCATTTAAGATTTTCGATTTTAAAGAAATATTAGTATCTGAAAGAACAAAGCATCTAGTTATTTCATTTTTAGAATATAAAAAAATTGAAATAAATACAAATAATTATAGTATTATAATAAATATAATGAACACAATTATTGATAATAATGACGAGATTATTAATAACATTCGCGAGATTTATAGCATAGCTCCTGCCGAAAAGTTGCGTGTTTTGATAGAAAAACATTTTAAGCCTACGAATGATGAAAAAAAACAAAACGCAGAAGTCTCAACCCCTGTTGTATTGGTTGATGATATGCTAAACTCACAGCCAGTAGAATTTTATACAAAACCTCAAAAAGTATTAGAGCCATGTTGTGGTAAAGGACAAATTGTTCTTGGTATATTTGATAAATTCTATAAGGGTCTTGAAAAATTGTATCCAGATGAAATTGAAAGATGTCGTGTTATTATGACAGAGTGTATTTATTACGCTGATTTAACACCATTAAATGTTTTCATCACAACAGAAATTTTGAAATGTCATATTCAAAGCTGTTGTGGCTTAGATGAGTTGGATTTTGAATTTAATTCTAATACCGGTAACACACTAGATTTGAATATTAAAACTAAGTGGAATATTGAGGGGTTTAATGCCGTTATTGGAAATCCGCCGTATAATTCAAGTGGAGACACAGCTACAGGAAATACTATTTGGCAGGATTTCACAAAAAAGGCTCTTAACGAATGGTTATTGCCAAATGGTTATTTATTATTCGTTCATCCTCCAGGTTGGAGAAAGCCTAATACTGACAGAGGAAAATTTACCAAAATGTTTGATTTAATGACAAAGCAAAATCAAATGATTTATTTGGAAATACATGGTATTAAAGATGGACAAAAAATATTTAATTGTGGAACAAGATATGATTGGTATTTAATTGAAAAAACACCTCAATACAAAAATACAATTATTACCGACGAAGATGGAACACGAAATGAAATTAATCTAAGTGAATTGTCTTGGTTGCCTAATTCAAATATTTTAGAAATTAACAAAATAATAGCCAAAGATGATAGCGAAAGATGCCCTATAATACAAAGTATGTCTGCTTATGAACCACGAAAAAAATGGATGTCAGCAAAAGAAACAGAAGAGTTTAAATATCCATGTGTTCATTCTACACCTAAAAGCGGTACTAGATATATGTATAGTAAAGTAAATGATAGAGGACATTTTGGAGTATCAAAAGTAATATTTGGCGATAGTGGAATATATAAACCTGTTATTGATATGGAGGGAAAATATGGAATGACACAACATTCTATGGCAATACAAGCTGATAATTTAGAAGAAGCAACTAATATTAGTAAAGTTATTCAAAGTGATAAATTTGATAAAATTATTCAAAGTTGTTTATACTCATCATATGCTATAGATTGGAATATTTTCAAAGAATTTAAGAAGGATTTTTGGAAGGTGTTTGTATAAATAATAATAAATAATAATAATAGTAAAAAATAATAATAAAAAATAATAAATAATAATAAATAATAGAAAAAATAATAGTAAAAATAAAATATTGATTGTATTTTATTTTTTTTTAAAATTCAATAAATTCTTTAAAATTGATAATAATTTAGGAAGTTTTATAAAAATCTTATAATTATTTTAAAATTTATAATATAAAAATAAGATATTATACAATAGTATGCCAAAAATAGAAATTGATTATTCTAATACAATTATTTATAAAATTACTTGCAAAGATTCAATTGTTAATGATGTATATGTAGGTCATACAACTAATTTTGTTCAAAGAAAACACTCTCATAAACAAAGTTGCATTAATGATAAATCTCCTAATCATAATTGTAAGTTATATGAAGTTATTCGAAATAATGGTGGATGGAATAACTGGAAAATGGAAATAATAAATTTTTTTAATTGTCAAGACCATTATGAAGCAAGACAAAAAGAACAAGAATATTTTATATCTTTAAACGCAACATTGAATAGCATTGAACCAATGCCAAAACCTAAAATTAAACCCAACGAAGTTAAAGAAAATAAAGAAATACCAATATTTTACTGTGAAATATGTAATATACAATGTAATAATTCAATTTTATTAGAATTACATAAAAACACAAAAAAACACAAAAAATTAAGTAAACAAAAGGAAGGAGAAACAATTTCCTCAATCGACAGCAATATAAAACCCTCTAAAAACCATATTAATTATATTTGTGAAACTTGCGACTTTAATACATGTAACAAAAAAGATCTCAATAGACACAATATAACCAAAAAACATTTATTACTAACAAATCCTACAGTAAATACCCAAAAACCCCAATTATACACATGTAATTGTGGAAAATCATATAAACACTCTTCTTCGTTATGTGCGCACAAAAAAAAGTGCATTAATACAGAGAAAGGAATTAATAACGATTATAAAAATACACAACAAATAACACCTTCTGAACAAACTGATAAAGAATTAATATTATTATTGTTAAAACAAAATAATGAACTACAAAATAAAGTATTAGAAATTTGTAAAAAAATTAATCTATAAAATTCTTTAAGTTACTTTGAGAATTTATTATATTTTTAACATATGTTTTTCAAAAGTCGGTGGACCAAACAAAAAATGGACAAAAATAAATGTCCATTTTTACAAAAGTCAAAAGGTCTTGGGAAAATCCATCGATGAGACCATAAAATTTTTTAGCGTCTCACAACCTTTTCCAAATTTTTCAATTTGTGACGATAAACTTTTTTTATTTTATATATATATTTAAAAATAAATATAAAATTATTTTCTGTATTTATTTTATATGAAACAAAGTGAAACAAATTTAGGAGAAAAAGAGAAAAAAGGAGAAAACTTATATCACTGTTTATTTTGTAACTATAAATGCTCTGTAAAATTCTCATATGAGCGACATTTACTTACACCTAAACATATAAATAAGGTAAATGAAACAAATGAAACAAAAAATGAAACAACAAAAGAGAAAAAAGAGAAACAAGAGAAACAAGTTGTTTGCGAATGTGGTCTAGTTTTTAATAGTAGAACAACATTATGGAGACATAAAAAAACGTGTAATAAAATAACAATCACAGATTCAAATATAGAATCAATGGATAAAGACGAAATAATTATAATGCTTATTAAACAAAATTCTGAATTAATAAAAGAAACATCTGAATTTAAAAACACAATGATGAAGGTCATTGAAAATGGAAGTCATAATTCAATTAATAATAATAACACTATTAACAGTCACAACAAGACATTTAACCTCCAATTTTTCTTAAATGAAACGTGTAAAAACGCAATGAACATAACCGATTTTGTCGAGTCAATTAAACTTCAATTATCCGATTTAGAAAATGTGGCAAAAATCGGATATGTCGAAGGAATTTCTAAAATCATTATTAAAAACTTAAATGCCCTTGACGTGACTGAACGCCCTGTTCATTGTAGCGATTCAAAACGCGACACAATGTATGTAAAAGACGAAGATAAATGGGAAAAGGAAAGTGAAAATAACCACAAAGTATTAAAAGCCATTGAAGACATTGCTAATAAAAACAGTAAGATGGTTAAAGAATGGAAAAGCAAGAATCCAGAATGCTCCAGTAGCAAGTCACATAAAGCCGACGTATATTCGCACATCATGATTGAAGCAGTTTGTTCAAATAATGATGCTAATAACTCAAAAATCCTTAAAAAGATTGCGAAAGAAGTCACAATTGATAAGAATATGTAAAACAAAACAAAATTTCTAACCTAATTATCTTCATTCAAAATAATATTTGTATGAAATAATTCATTAATTACCTTATTTGCCAACGGTAAATAGTCATTTTTACACAGCTTATTTGTCACACCATGAGCCATTGTTAACGCAAGTTGAATTTTAAGTAAATTGTCACTAGGTCGTATTCCTAATTTTACCATATTATTACTATTAATATAATTATTTAAATTATATATAAAGTCATACATTTGTATATGTGTTACGCTCTTTGACACATTCATAGAGTCATTAATAATATTAGACAACATATCAATAATACTATCATAATGCTCTTTGGGTAAATTTTCGATTATTTCTAACGGCTCAATTAAACCACTGTTAAATATTTGAATAGCAATTTCACGTGGCGGAGTAGAAAACGCATCCACTAAAACCGCTAAAAACTTTTTCTTGAACTCTTGATTCAATTCATAAATAATACCGAAATCGAGTAATCCGATTTTATGCTTATGAGTAGGACTTTCATCATCTTTAATAAACAATATATTTCCACTATGAAGGTCGCCGTGTGAAATGCCGTGAATAAATGTAGATACAAATCCGAATTTTAAAACTTGCTTTGCGAATTCCTCTAAATCTTCTTCTTTAACATTTGAAGTAGTCACACCATTTATGTATTCCATCATAATTACATTTGGATATTTATCTGTAATCTCTAGAACAGGATTCGGAACAACCACATATTTCAGATTCTTACAATTATCCCGTATTTTAACAATATTTTCTACTTCTTGTTTGAAATCTGTTTGCTGTTGAATAATACTAATATTTTTATTAATTAAATCAGGGATTTTATAATTCTCAAAAAAAGGTATATATGATAAGATGTAGACAAAAAATAATAGTTTCTCTATTGCTTCATCTAAAGTGGCATTTATATTTTTACGCTTCAATTTAATAATTAGAGGTTCATTCGTTTTTGTATCTGTGGCCTTAAATACAAGAGATATCATTCCTGAATTGAGTGGTTCAAAACCATAATTATCAAAAGAAATAGGATATTCTTCTTCTAGCTTATACAAAGTATGTGTATCAATATCATTGCTTGTCCACGGGGCGTTATCAGTGAATTTCAATAAATAATTATTAAGTTGCTCGTCAATTAGCTTATTATTTAAAGCAAATGCCTGGAAAATTTTCACATATAAGATATTAATGGATGCCAATCTAGACGTTAATCTATCTATAAATGACATATAATCATTAAAAAACCAAAATAATGTGAACTCACTTAAGATTATCCACGATGCGTGAAATAAAAAAAATATGTTTTTCATTGTTTTCACAAAGCTCATTATTTTATACTTGAAATATAAAATAATGTTTATCTGGTTTTTACAAATTATTAAATTATTAAATTATTATTTTAATAATAATTCAATATCTAATAACTATTAATAAATCTTTTAACTCGTGTAAAAATTTTGTGAATCATTATTCCGATGACTTTTTCGGCAAAAGGCGGAATGTTAAGATAATCTTCGAAAACAATAGAGCAATTGAAGGCAATTTTATGTTGTGTTATAATGTCACACGTAATTACCATATACTTAATCGGCATCAATTCTGCTCCGTCTGGGATTCCATCTGGTTTAGAATCAGTATGTATTGAACACGCGTTAAATACGATTTTTTTATCAGTGTTCTCTTGTGTCATATATAAATGTGAATAGCGCTGTGGTAGCCCTAAATCTTCAAAAAAATGTTTCATTAATAAAGTTATTATTGCGGCATTTGATTCGGGTATTTTTTGTAAATTATTACTCACATAAATATCACTATTTAAATCATATATTAACTTTACTAAATCAAAATTAATTAAAGATGGTAAAGCTAATTTGCTATTTTCTACGTCAAACAATAGGTTAAATGCGTTATCTTTTAATTTTTCAAACTTGAAACCATCTTTTTCATATATTATTTTTGCCATTTACTTTAACATATAATAAATTTTTTTTAGGGTTACGTAATTTAATTATTTTTATATTTTTTATAATATAAAACGTCTAATTTACAAGAAGTCTAAGAAAAGAACATAAAGTAATAACCGTAATAAATACAATATAATTTTTGAAAAAAATGAAAACCGAAACTTTTAATTATAATAATACAACATATACTATTATAATTGGAAAAAATAAAAACGAAAACTGGTCTATTATTGATGATGCTTCTGGAACAGATTTATGGTTTCATATATCAGAAATGCCGTCTTGTCACGTAATATTGAAAAACGATGAAAATTTGCGTTGTATTCCTCGTCAAGTGATAAAACGATGTGCTTATTTATGTAAGATAAATTCGTCGGCAAAAACGTTGTCAAAATGTGACGTTATTTATACCTCTGTTTCTAATGTAAAAAAAACGAGTATAGTCGGTCAAGTGACAATTACACAGAGTAAAACTGTTAGCGTCTAGATTTTATACACTTTTGTTATATTCCAAATGAGTTTTTTAAAAATTCAGGAAACGAATTAACGACGACGTTTTGATTTTCTGCGATTTGATTTTCTTCGATTTGATTTTCTTTTCTTAGAAGATTTTCCTTTCCTTTTTCTTCTTCCGCCTGCTTGATTTGCCCTTTCAACAATAATTTTACAAGGACCATATTTATTAATTTCTCCTTCCTCACAAGAACCATTAAAACCGATTATTTTTACTTTAATATTTCCGTTTAACGTATGATACAATCCACTTTCACTAAACTCATCTTTATAATCTGTTAATGGGAATTTTCCATCCGTCAATTGATATTCAGTATTTATTTTAAAATCATCACTACTACCTACATATACATCGTTCTCATTAAAAATCCCTAAACTTTTAAATTTATAGGGGCGTGAATCGTTTATAAGTTCTAAAGTTGTCATTTATATATTATATTAATATATAAATCTCATTTAAAATAGGCGTTTCAAATGAGAAAATGTCTAAAATCTACATAATAATAACATTATCTAACCCGATAACTTCCATACCTTGCGTCCAGTCTCCTAAAATTTCAATCGAAAATGTGCCTATAAACATATTATTAAACTCTTCTTGAGTTAGTGCTTTTTTATTATTATAATTGTGTTCTCTTTCCCATAATGAAACGATAAATGGCACATTAAATTCGCGTATTTTACCGTCATATTGTGGAGCCTTGAAAATAAGACACATATTTTTATTTTTTAACTTTACTAACGCAACATTTTCATTCAATTTGTTAAAATCTCCTACAAAACTTGTCATCGTGAATGTTAGCAATTGTGGCATTTTTATTTGTTTTTTATTTTTTACAATTATAGTTGTTCCTGGCTTATACTCTTCATTGATGGTTATATCAGGTGACCTGAAATACCATAAAGTTTTGTCGTTTTTGTTTTTATAATCAACATTTATCAAATTATCTTTGAACATAATATAATGTGATAAACGGGCGTTGTCTATATTGTAGCTCTGGTGGACAGCAGGTTCATAGTTTTTGTTTCCAATAATGGACCAGTTTTCATTGTCTATTAGAAACTTATGTTGGTGTAATATTTCTGCACATGCTAGAAATACGCATGAAAGTAATATTAATATGTTAAACATCCTTTTACAAACTAATTATAAATTAGACTTATAATTAGTTTTTAAATTCAATTTTATATTTTATTTTCTTTTCTTGTAAGATTTCTTAGAAGATTTCTTAGAAGATTTTCCTTTTCTTTTCATAGAAGATTTTCCTTTTCTTTTCATAGAAGATTTTCCTTTTCTTTTTCTTCTTCCTCCTCTTTCTGCTATTAGTTCTTCTATTTCTTCTATTTCAGCATCAATAGTATCTGAAATTGTTTGAGGGTCGTTTTCATTCGAAAATTCCATTTGTAAAAAAGCATTAAATTGAGGTCCTGTTTGAGCTTCATTATTATTACAAAATTGTAACATAATTCTCCAAAGTTCAGTAAGTTGATTTTTATGATCATCATTTATTTGTGGATAATTATTATTTATTAAATCTCTATAGCCTCGAGGAATTATTTCATAACTCATATTTATATAATATATATATTATATTATATATATTATATTATATTATTATAAATGGCACAATCAAGAGTTTCAGGTTTAGATGAAACTACTAATAAATATCCAACAATTACTATTGCGATTATTGGACACGGTAGAGATTTAATGAATGAATTATTAGAAAAAGAAGACCTAAATATTAGAATATTTTCTAGAGCAGGACAACCATTTTGTCTAGGGATAGGTACCGGAAACGATTTAAGATCTGTTCAAAAAGTATACTTCACTCAAGAGAGAACGGACAATATGAGTAAAAAAAGTAGTTATCAAATGCTAGGTGAAGTTGCAAAATATTATAATAATAATGAAAATGACAGAGAATTTAAAGAATTATGTAATGAATTATTAATCGAAAAACCTACTGATAGTATAATAAAACATACAAAAAAAACTGTAGAATGCAAAAAACATAACCAGATATACACACCAATATATGATCACAGATATTTTTTTACAGATAATAGCCCACATTTTGCTGGTCAAAATGGAATACATGTTTTGGAAACAATAAATCATATTTCAAGAAATAATATTGAATTTGAAAATGAAAGTCTAAATTTAGCTTTAAAAATTTTTTTAATAAAAAATCCAGACATTAGGGCTAGAAAAACATTTATGGAATTGAACATTCAAGATTTTTTAAAAAAATTTAATTTAGGACCTGTTTTAGAAACAAACTTATCCCCTGTTGATAAAGAAGCGTTAAAACAATTGAGATATAGTTATCCACCACAAGTATCATTAACTCAAAAATATAAAGATGAATTAGATGTAAAAACAAATAGGTTGTTAACAAAATCAAAATTAGAAAGATATAGTAGGGCGATTTTAGAAAAATTCCCTTTTACTAACCCATTAAGATTAATAAGAGAATTTAACTTAGAAGATTCTGAAATACATGAAATATTTAGCCCAGATGATGATGTCATAATTAAAGCAAAGGCAAAAGAATTACATGTAGCAACTAGGAATGCGATGATACAAGAGAAAAAAAAAGCAATTGAAGAAAAAGATGAAGAGAGAGCAAAACAAATAGAAGAAAAAATAGAAGAATTGAGAAAACAAAAAGAAGAATTTTTGAAATCAGATGTTGATGGAATCATTGAAAACATAAAATTAAGTGAAATTATTGCTTTTTTAAAATCAGAAGGTTTTGTTGTAATTAATATTATTGATTTTTCGTGTAGAGGTGTCCATAAATATTTAGATGAAGCATACTTAGATTTAGATGAAAGTAAATTAGAAGAAGAAGAGGAAAAAGAGAAAAAGAGAAAAAAAGAGAAAAAACAGGAATCTATAAGAGAATATGAAGAAGAACAAGAAATGGGGTCTCAAGAAGTTAAACAAAATATAGGTGGGAGAAAAAAACGTAGAACTAGAAGAAAAAAATCTAAAAAAGGTAGAAAAGGTAGAAAAACTAGACGTAATAGAAAATAATTATAAATAATAAATAAATAATAAATAAATAATAAATAAATAATAATTAATAATAAATAATTGTTATTATAAATTGTAAAATTATTAAAGAATTTTATAATGATTTATATTATAAATGTCTAATCTAGAAATTCTAGACAATAAATCTCCTTTGTCATTTTACAAAACAATTGCAAGTGCTTTTTTTGAAAATTGGCCTTTAGAATGTAAAGATTACTATGAATGTGATACAACCGAAGAAATTGAACGCAAAATAGTAGAAGAATATAGAAATGTGGCAAATAATGAATGTCCATTTACGATTTTATATGTAGATAAAAATATAAATACAGTTGTTGGTTCGGTTTCAGTTTGTAAAACGGACATTGTTGGTTCAAATTATGGTCCATGGATTTCTGATTTATGGGTTAATAAAAATTACAGAAATTGTGGTATATCAAAAGCATTATTAGATAATATTTTATATTGTGCTAATAAAAAAATGGGTATAAACAAGATTTATCTTTGGGTAGATATAAAAAATGATTATGTTGTTAAATTATATGAAAAATATGGCTTTACAATTTTGGAAAAAACCGTGTATTGTGACCGAGATATTTATATAATGTTGAAAACGACTTGGGATAGTATAAACCGTGATAGTATAATAAACTTGGATAATGAAGGACTTATATATAATCAATTATTAGTTAATGAACTTAATAAAAATTGATTATATATACATTAATTTTCATTATTATATTTTATTATATTTTATTTTAAAAAATTGAATTTGAATTTGATATAATGAACAATGTTATATATTAAAACAATGTCACGATTTCTTAGATTAACAAATATGTTATTAAATGTGAATCAAATTCGTTTAATAGAAATTAGTCCTGATAAATACACAATTAGAATGAATTCTCACCATATTAATGGGATTGTTCTCTTCGGATCAGGTTGGTTTGATTCATACAATCATAATTTTGATTGTTGTAAAAAAGAGCATTCAACCGATTATAAAATTATATCGGATTGGCTTGAGAAAGAAGAAAATAATAATGGGAAAATGAAATGAATAGAAAAAGTATTTAAAAACAATTTGTATAAAAATTATAATACCATAAAATGTCACGCTTTCTTAGATTAAAACATTGTTTACTAAATGTAAATCAAATTCGTTATATAGATATTAAACCGGATGAATACAAAATTGCACTAATTAGTAGTGAATTTAAGGGTTTTTTAATGTTTGGGTCAGGTTCAATTGATTCAGACAATACTCGTATAAAGATTTGTAAAAAAGAGCATCTAGAAGATTTTACAATTGTATCTGATTGGCTACTTTCTGAAAAACACAATAATGTTTGGCATTAAAGTTTAAATTGTTTTTCGTTACAAAGTAACTTTAACTTTGTGGGTTTTTGATTGACCATATTTATATTTTTGTTTTGATTTTTTTGCTAAAATAAATGCTTGTTTTTTATGGTTACATCCTTTCTCTAAAATATCGTAATCAACAGCAGCCGCTTTACCCGCAGTTATTGAACTGGCAAGACGGGCTAATCCCCACGATTGAGCACTTTGATTCGGTCTAGAACCAGATGAAAAATATGCACCTTCGCCTTTTTTAACGATTTGTTTTAGTGCTTCCAACGAGCATCCTGTTTTCAAGGACAATTCTTTACTAGGAGTTATTTTATCAATGCCGTATATTTTACGAGCGTTTACTATATGGTTTGACGGCTTATTTTTGTAAGATGGCAATGCCTTTCGAGTATAATATTTACCCTTTTTATAAAGCTTTCTAGATTTTTGTAACATAGATGATTGTTTTTTTTTATCTTTTTTAGATAACATTTTCGGTAAATACCGCATTGGGACTTTGATTTGTTTCATAATAATATATTATTGATATATTATTATTTTAAAATTTTAAAATATATTACACCTTTTTACATTTCAATTTCCGAAATTTTCTAAAAATGTATCTAAAGGCAATGGTTGAAACATCATAAAGTTTTCTCTATTATAACTTAATGTGCTAGTACATTCAGTATAAATTTTAAAAAAAATGTTATTTTTATCATTTAAGTTAGTGTAGAATAAATATGCTTCCCTCATTTGAGTGTAACTCATTACTTCATCATATTTCTCTTCAAATAATATATTACTAATATCATCATCATTAAAATTATACATTTGTATTCCAAAAATATTGCCATTACTATAAATTCCCATTTCTAATGTATAATATTATTACTTCTTTTTAAATTGTTATGATGGATAAACCTTAGAGCTAAAATTTACTGTATTAAAATATTTTCTTACAATAATAATAACAAGTGCTATAACAATGACAATAATAACAACTGTAAATACTTCTGTCATTTTTGATAATTTATAATTTATAATTTATATTTATAAGTAGAATAACATTCAATTTTTTATACAATTTTGTATAAACCATATAAAAATATACTCATTGTTTCTACTATAATGAATATATTTAGAAGACCATTTAACATTAATATTAATAAATTTTTCTTACATAAGAGGCATTTTTCGTCAAAATTGGACAACAACAAACTTGATGCACTAAATGTCATTAAAAGTCAAATAGATGTAGTTAACCACAATATACGTATGGTATACATTGTTGGTTTAATCAATATAGTTGTATCAATTATCTTTTAAATTAAAAATATAAAATTAATATAAAATTAAAATCATTGTATTAAGTAAATGTGTGGAATATTTTGAATAACAAATATTTTTATATTATTTATATGTATAATATGAAAATAAACTATAAAGGTATAGGCTCGACTACACGAATGTATAATTATTGTAAAACACATTCAACAAATTCTTCTCAATGTATTGAACAGTTTATAAATATACTACCACAACCTGCATCACCACAACCTGCATCACCACAACCTGCATCACCACAATATGATTACACATTTAGCGGAACTGGTACATTAACTCAAACAATCGTTAACGCACAAATTGGAACTGCAAAAACTATTAATATACAAGGTTATACAATTATTGACTCTGATGCTTTTAACAATAAATCTCAAATTACATCGGTAACTATTGGATCTTCAGTTACAACTATTGGTATTGAAGCGTTCCGTCTATGTTCAAATTTGGCATCTATAACATTTACACCAACCTCAACACTTACAACTATTGGTGGTAGTGCGTTCCGATTTTGTACCAGTTTGACGTCTGTAATAATACCCCCTTTAGTTACAAGTATTGGTGATAGTGCGTTCGACAGTTGTTCTGGATTGAGATCAATAATAATTCCTAATTCAGTTATAAGTATTAGTAATGGTGCGTTCTCATCTTCTGGGTTGACAACAGTAACAATTGGTAATTCAGTTACAAGTATTGGTGATAGTGCGTTTGACAGTTGTTCTGGATTGAGATCAATAACAATTGGTAATTCAGTTACAACTATTGGTTCAAATGCTTTCCAAGGTTGTTCCGCTTTGACAACAGTAACAATTCCTAATTCAGTTACAAGTATTGGTGATAGTGCGTTCTCATCTTCTGGATTGACAACAGTAACAATTGGTAATTCAGTTACAAGTATTGGTGATAGTGCGTTCGACAGTTGTTCTGGATTGAGATCAATAACAATTCCTAATTCAGTTACAAGTATTGGTGATAGTGCGTTCGCAAATTGTGGATTGACATCAGTAACAATTGGTAATTCAGTTACAAGTATTGGTGATAATGTGTTCGCATCTTGTAGCAGTTTGACAACAGTAATATTTACACCAACCTCAACACTTACAAATATTGGTAGTAATGCGTTTGACAGTTGTTCTGGATTGAGATCAATAACAATTCCCAATTCAGTTACAAGTATTGGTGATAGTGCGTTCATATCTTCTGGGTTAACAACTGTTACCATATCCTCAGCAACAGGCGCAGCATTAACCCCTCAAATCCCTGTACCTTCTAGTAATGTTACCTTTTTTGGAAAAACAGGTGTTAGGACCGTTCCTCCTTAACAAATGATTATTGTATAAGATAGTTTAATAATTATTAAATTAAAATTATTAAATTATTAATTATTAAATTAAAATTATTAAATTAAAATCATTGTATTAAGTAAATGTGTGGAATATTTGGAATATTAACAACAAATAGTAATAAAGAAAATATTTATGATAAAATTATAAACGGATTGTTTCAACTTCAAAACCGTGGCTATGATTCGTCTGGATTATCTGTATTGAATAAAGATAAAATAGAAACTTATAAATATGCTTCAACAGCTACTGAAAGTTCTCTAGATAAATTGAAAAATTTAAACCTTTCGCATGGTGAAACAGATGAAATTTATCAAGGCATTGGACACAATCGATGGGCAACACATGGCATAAAAAACGACGCAAATGCTCATCCTCATTTATCAAATGATAATAACTTTGCCATCGTCCATAATGGTATTATTGAAAACTACGCTATTTTGAAACAATTTTTAATCGAAAATGGTTACAACTTTTATTCACAAACAGATACAGAAGTAATCGTGAATTTAGTTTCATATTACTATAACATATGTAATGACACATTCAATGCTTTACAAAGTGTTATTGAGAAACTAGAAGGAACCTATGGAATTATTTTACTAGACGTTTTTAATCCAGACAAGATATTTTGTGTAAGAAATGGGTCGCCTTTGTTAATTGGTAAAAATGATGACTGTGTTATTATTACATCTGAACAAAGCGGATTTTGTAATCTAATCGCAAATTATATTACACTTAATAATGACGATATTTGTGTTATAAAAAGAACACACGAAAATAGTAATGAATTAATTATAAAAACTTTTCACAATTATATACAAAAAAATGTAAATATTGTGGAACGTGATTTAACACCTTATCCATACAATCATTGGACTTTAAAAGAAATTAATCATCAACCTACGTGTGTTTTAAACGCAATAAATAATGGCGGAAGAATAAAGAACCAATGTGAAGTCAAATTGGGCGGATTAGAACAACATATAAGTATTTTAAAAGATATTGATAATATTATTATTTTAGGTTGTGGCACTTCATTTTATGCTGGGTTATACGGAATGTATTATTTAAAAAAAATATGTAAATTTAACAGCGTTCAAGTATTTGATGGTGCCGAATTTAACGAAAACGATATTTGTAAAATGGGCAAAACAGCGCTTATATTGATTTCACAATCGGGTGAAACAAAAGACCTTCATCGGTGTATTGAAATTGCCAAACAAAATAATTTGGTTACAATTGGTGTCATTAATGTGGTCGATTCGCTGATTGCTCGTGAAGTTGATTGTGGTATTTATTGTAACGCAGGTGTAGAAGTTGGCGTAGCTTCTACCAAGTCATTTACGAGCCAAGTTGTATGTTTGTCTTTGATTTCAATATGGTTCGCACAAATTCATAATATAAATGAAAATAAAAGGGTAAAGATGATTAGTGATTTACATAATTTGTCAAATGATTTTAAAAATACGATTGATGATGTTTTAGAACAAGTAAAAATAGTGGCACATACTTTTAAGACAACATGTGTAAAAAATATGTTTTTACTTGGAAAAGGAAGTGACGAATATGTGGCTCGTGAAGGGTCGTTAAAAATCAAGGAAATTTCGTATGTTCACGCTGAAGGATATTCGGCAAGTTCATTGAAACATGGACCATTTGCTTTATTAGATGAAAATGTGCCTGTTATTATACTTAATTTGGAAACGAATCATATGTCAAAGATAATGAACTGTTTACAAGAAGTGTCTTCGCGAAGTTCACCTATTGTTTTAATTACGAATCAATGGTTAAAATCTTGTTTAGATTCTTTATCAAATGTCGTTACAATTAATGTGAGAGAAAATACATCATATTCATCATTATTAGGAGCGATTCCATTACAATTAATCGCATATTATTTGTCGATTGAAAAGGGTATTAATCCGGATAAACCTAAGAATTTGGCAAAGGTTGTTACAGTGGAATAAATATTAAATATTTTACTTCTTTCTTTTATATTTATAAAAGAAGTAAAATTATAAAAAGTTTAAACAAGGTTTAAATGTCAAGTGATACGGTGTTACTAGCCGATTTTTGACGACGCTTGCTCTTCTTTGGCAAACTTCCGTCGCCTTGTAAATCCTTCAAATCTGTAATGCTGATTGTGCTACTGTCGTTCAAATTTTGTGATTGTTGTTGTTGTTGAGGAGAAGGTTCTTGAATATTAATCGTCTTTGTTTTAAGACCAGACAAAATATCCGTAATATCAGAAGGGCCCTTCATTTCAGGACGAGCTTGTCTTCTACTGCGGTCTTGGTCATTAGTAGAACCGAAATTCTCGCGAAGATTAATACCATCATCTACAAAATTACTGCGTCCCATATTTAAATCCGGACGATTTGAGTAATTATTGTTACCAGGTCTTCCACTAGGAGGTGGGACAGAATTCGGCCCTTGAGTAGCCAAAGGAGCAGGAGGTCCATTACCACGACTAACTTGAGGCTCAGGGTTCATCACATTACTCATAAACCCGGAAAATCCAGGGTTTGTTTGAGCCATCGAATTAACTGCGGCATTCTGGAATGAACGCATTAGGTCCGGGTTTTGACGCAAAATGTCGTCCATTCCTGGCATAGCACTCTTAAACATCGTATTTGTCATGTGAACCATCATAGCACTTCCTCCAAGTTGAAATAACAGCTTCAATTCAGGTGCCATTGTTGCCTTCGATTTATACTTATCGTGGAGCTCACCGAAAATCTCGTCATAATCAGTAACATTTTCATTAACTTGCTCACTCCATCCATCAAGCTTAATATCAAAAGGGTCGAAACGATTATTTAAAAACTCGATTCCATTAATAACAGCCATCAACATATTTCCTTGAAACTTCACTGAATTTTGCTTTGCCTTTTCATCCATAATTGTCTCATATTCGCCCTGCATTTCTGCTAAAGGCGACTCCATTGTGTATTTTTTCGAAAGCTCAACACCCTTCTTCTCTAAAGCTTCCAACTTCCTCAAATAGCTAAACTTTTCCTTTAACAATTCATCTTTTGACATTTGAGGTTGAGAAGGGAATACTTTCTCTGGATTAACAGGAATATCATTGAATTTTGTGTAACCATCCCATGTTTTACCATTATTATCCGTTTGTGCGGTTGATTTACCAACATTTGGTGCTGGCTCGCTACTAAAACGAACACTTGGTTTACTATCTCCAGCATTAAATAAATCACTTCTAGGTCTAAATGAACTAGAATCTACATCATCACCTACAAGGTCATTTAACTCATTTTCTAAATTATTCAAATCGTCTAAATTAATATCACTGGATGGTTTTTTACTGTCTTTAATTTTATCATTCATTAAAAGTTCCAACCCTCCTCCAAAGTTTGATGATTTTCCTCCCCAGTTGTTGTTATTAGAATCTAAATCCAAATCAGATATTTCTATTATGTCCATTATTATTCATTAATAAGAACATTTAATTTTAAGTATTACGAATAATATATATATTATTTTTAAAATGTCGTTTTTATAAAAAATATCATTTTAATAAAAAAATTATTTCTAAATTTTATTCTTAATAAACCATAACCCTTGTAAAAAAGAATCGGCTAAATCATCCTTCTTTTTGTGAGTATTAAAATAAGTCAACATATTACTAAAGTTTTCATTATGTTGAACTATTTCTTGTGTTTTAGCAATGCCTAATTTCTTCCTATCTTTGTATTCTGTTTTATCATCTGTTTCAAATTCTTTCAGTTTGTTAGATGCTGAAATAAATTCAATATATGCAACATTGATTCCAGACATTATAAAATATTGCACGATTTGCCCCTGAATTGTCTTCATTCTGTTTGCGATTGGACTAATCTGGTTTTCAATTATAACATAATCAATATTTGCTTCTTCTAAAAATAAATTGTCGAATTTTAATTTTATGTTTTTTCCTATGGTTATTAAATCCACGTCTGCTGCGGAGGTTTTTACTAGCTCTTCATAACAATTTTCTTTGGCAAAGTCAGTAATGAGAGAAACAAGGTCGGACTTCTTGGGTTTTTCAGCAATTGACGGAATTTTATACTTTGCTACAATATCAATTAGTTTTTGAAGTTTCTGTTTATTAATGTAAGATGATTTAAGGTCACCTGAAGGCAAAACGTATTTTTCCTTTTTTGCGTGTTTAATACAAAAACATTGATTGTTTTTAGTATATTTTGCGGGTTTTAAACAAGGACCTTTTTTCTCTTTACCACAACATTTTTTGACAACTTCTTCAGAAATAGATAAATCAACCACGTTCCATTTTTTTATTAAAAATGAATGGTTTGTTGTATCATTATTACAAAAAAGGCAAAAGGCTAGATTTTTTATTCCTACATCAATACTAAGTATTTTCATATATAATATAATAATAATTAGCATTTGATTATTATATTGTTTTTTGATAATATAATTTATATAATTATATTATATATAATAATGGAAGAAGTAGACCCATTACACCTTACACCTGGTGAAAGTTATTATTTAGACAAACCAGACTCAAAAGTATTTACTGATAGCCGTGGACTTTCAAGTCGTGGTAAAGGAGAATTTGTTAAATATGAAGAAGGTTGGACAGGTGCCATCTCGGCTAAATTTAAAAATATTGAATCTGTTAATAATAAGCCATTCTATTTTTTGCCAGATTCTCAATATAGACCTAATGAATCAACTTTTCACGTTGCTCCATATAAAAGTATGTATAACATTTATAAACCTCTTCCTCAAGGTTTTATAGATAGTTATCGAGAAAAAGACAAAGAATTACGTGTAAAAGCTGTTGAAAATATGATTAATTCACAATTTCCATACCCTAAAGAAGATGTAATTTCTACTGGTAATATGTTTGCGGAAGAGCCTTTTTATGTTCGCCCACCAAGTTATGAAGAAACACCGCAAAAAACCAATATAGGAACACAATTATCAACCCAAATAAGTAAATATTTTGGAGGTAGAAGGCGCCGTAAAACTAGAAAGTCTAGAAAATCTAGAAAATCTAGAAAAACGAAATCTAGAAGACGTCGTTAAAAATTATTATATATATATAATAATGCAAGAAGTAAATCCATTAGAACTTATACCTGGAGAGTATTACTATTTAGAGAATAAGAGGGATAAAACAATGCGCGGTAAAGGAATATTTTTTAGATATTATTTCAGTGAGATGGGTGGTGGCAAACAGGCTGCGTTTAGAATTGTTCCAACAGAAAAGATTAAGTCTAAAAAAATGGATGTTTACTCAAATGATGTACGCGGTTTTCCCATTGCTTCGTATAAATTTTATAAACCTCTTCCTGAAGATGTTATATTTAGATACCAACAAAAAGACGAAAAAGACCGTTTAACCGCTTTTGAAAAAATGTTAAACCAACAAAAACTACCAATGCGACCACCAACAGATAAAATATCTCTTAGTTCCATGTTTGTGGAAACACCAGAAGAAAAGAATCCACCATTTATCGAGGATGACCAAACATTTTATGGGACAGACCCTGATAAATCAAGTTTAGGAACACAATTAAAACCCATATATGGTGCGTATTTATTGGATAAAAAGACTGCTGGTAGAAGACGTCGTTAAATATTGTTTTATATTTTTATTATTTTTAAAAATATAAACTTTTCTATTGTCTAATATCATTTGCACTAATATGAGGCGAAATCAACTTGGCATTCAATTGTTCACGAGATAAATAAGGGTTCTTCAAATTGCTATCGTTATATCCATATCCTGGTTTGCTTGAATCAAAGGTTGATTTAAACAAATACGGGACATTTTCAGACGGAGTTGTACCAACTTGTGTATGCGGGTCAAGACCTAATTCATAACAAGCTTCGGCAGTATTATATTGCATAATTTGTAGACCATTTTGTTGCATGTATTGTCTGTAACTCCAGTTTGTAGTGATTTTTTCCTGTTGTTGAATGCGTTTATTAACAACTGCCTCTGGTTGCCAAGAAGCAAAATTGCGACCATCACTCATTATAGGAGGAGAATTAAAATGTATATTATTAGAGCCAGAATAACAGGTTCCCCAAGACATATTATACTATTAAAAGATAAAATAATATAATACAAATTTTAAATAGTTTCTTTCATTTTCTTTTATTTTCTTTTATTATTTAACACCTAGTAAATTCAAGAGTTCATTTTTCTTCAATTTTGATGAATCTTTTGTTAAACCCTTTTCTACAACTACAGCCTTAAGCTTGTTAAGAGATAATTTTTTATAATCCATTGATTCGTTATCATTCACATCTTTTTCTAAACCAGAAATACTAATTTGTTTAAAATCAATTGCGTTCAAATCAATTTTGGATGTTTCCTCAAAAATAATTCCATCTTCCTTTGTTTCTTCTAAATTATCTGGGACAATGTTTTCTTCTTTTAATTCATCATCAGAAGAGCTGGAATCATCATCAATTTCATTCAATTCATTTGTACTTGATTCATCGTCATCATCATCTGAATTTTCCCCTAGTTCTTCTAATTCAACAATTTGTTTAAATTTAAATTCATTATCTTGGTCATCATCATTTGCTTTGTTGTTAATATTAATTTTTAAAATCTTGACATCATTTTCTCCTAATTCAATTACTTCATTTTCTTCTAAATCAGAATCAGAATCAGAATCAGAATCGTTTGAATCAGAATCGTCGTCAGAATCATCGTCATCATCGTCTAATTCCTCTTCCTCGTCATCAGAAACGTTAATTAATTCATTATTATCCGATTTATTAATAAAATTAGTAGAATTTAAATTATTTAAAGGAAAATTATTTGCTGAACTATTTTGTCCAGCTGTTATCACGTGAATTACTTCCATTCTTAAATTATGTTGCTCTTCTGCTAAAGAAGATACGAGGCTTAACATAGAAGCAATTTTATGATTTTGTTCTCTCATTTTGCTTTCAAAATATACTACTACTAATGCGGTTAATAATACTAATATTCCTAAACACATAAAAAATGAAGGATTAAAAATGTCTGATAAAGATGGCATATTACAAAATAATTATATAATTAAATTTATTTATTAACGAATAAACTTTATTTTTTATTTCTCTATTTCTCTATTTCTCTATTTCTCTATTTGTCCTGATTTTTAATTGTATTATCTATAATTTCCTTCGGATAATTCATATCACTTAATACATTTATTCCGCCTTTTACAAGAGAAATCCCTTCAAGCAGCAAATACTTATACTCAATTTTATTATTTTTTTTACATGCTTCCATATGAAAATTTTCTATGTTTTTATTTTTCTGTAATTTTTTACACACCTTAATAAAGTGTGTTGTTAAAAGACAAGAAACGTTTTTGTTTTTCACTAAATACTCCATAAAGGCTACAGCACTTATAACTGCTTCATCTGGATTCGTACCCGAGTATAATTCATCAAACACTGCTAAATGGTCTTCTTTTTTATTGTCATCAATAATATCTATAATTTCTTTACAACGTCGTGCCTCTGCTTGAAACAAACTATCACGACCAGATGTATCCGGAATGTTTAAATAACAATGAATATGTTTATATGGCTTAAGTTTCGCTGAATCATAGAAACCACAACCAAATTGTTGAGATATTATAACATTAATTAATACTGATTTTAAAACGGTTGTTTTACCAGAAGCATTGGGTCCAGTGATTATTAGATTTTTCTGTAATTTAATGTTGTTTTTTACAGGATTTGAATCTTTCAAAGCAGCATAATAATTATTTTTAATAGTATTGCGTTTCTTAGAATCAATATATTCAACAATATTGATTTTTCTCTCTTCAATGCCTTGAGACAACCCTTCTAGACAATCAATGTAGCCATTGAATCCAAAAGAATATAAGAATGCATCGTTATAGTGTGGTTCAGTATGTAATTCATAAAAATACTTTAATATGTGACCAATTTCAAATATCTTTTTAAATGACAAATCATATGGTGTAATAGTTGCGATTTTTTCTTTAAATTCGGTAAGTATGCTCATTTGCTTTTTCAAATTATTATTAAAATCCTGATGACTATTTAATTCGCCAGAGTGCTTCAAATAATTATTCATAGAATTTATGGTGTATTCTAAATATACATTGATTTCACTAAAATAATTGTGAATTTTTGTCATATTATTATTAAACTTTCTACAAGTTAAAATATTCTGATATATAGAAAAAACATAAAACCCTGCTGAAACAAGAATATAAACTTTTTGATTGAATTCTACTTTATGAAATTCGGTAAAAAGTTTTCCAATTGAATGATTCGAAATAATCGTTTTTAAAACTTCAATGTATTCGTCAATTGTTAAATTTAATCCTTTCATTCTTATTATAAAAAATGGTATAATTAACATTATAATGGGTATAAAAAATGAAATAATCGGTGAAGCAAGACTGTATATACTTGTAAATTGTAGGAACTGTTCTGATTTATTAAGAAATTCAAACATTGGCCAGTCAATGTAATAGTATTTATCTTTGAATCCAGTATCATTCTTAATTTCATTCCAGACTTCGATAATTTTACTGTAATTTTCAGAGATTGCACGGTATTTGTAAGGAAGACTCTTATAATTTTTAATTAAGGTTTGATTATCCTTTAAAAAAATTGTATCCGTTGTATAATATTGAGTTGTTTGCTCATTAAGTTTTTTAGAAAAATCATTGTCATTATTAAATAAAAAATTATACATAGGTGTTCCTGAAGGGTCTACCGTTTTTACTAATTCTAAATCATTGATAATATTATCTTTTAGCTTAACTTTGCTATTGTTATAATATATTGGTAACTTAAAATGTTCATTAAAATCAATTTGTGCCATTTTATTATATTTAATTGTGAAATATAATAAATTAATTATACGAATTTTGTTTGGAACTTTTTTATTTTCATTTATTCCTTTTTTCTTTAAACTTTATGTCTTTTTATTTAAAGATTTTTAAGGTCAGAAGGCAATTCTTTTACTTTGATTTCATAGTGCTTCTCTATTTCTCTAAGTTTGAAAAAGTCGCGTCTAGTGATTAGATTAATACCTACACCCTTTCGACCCCATCTTCCACTTCTACCGATTCTATGAAGATAATTGTGAACACACTTAGGAATATCAAAGTTAATAACTGTTCCTACTTGTTGAATATCGATTCCACGAGATGTTACATTTGAAGAAATTAATACTCTAAACTTGCCTTGTCTAAAATCCTTAAATGAGTTTTCTCTAACTGTTCTATCCATATTACTATGAATACAACAAACCGGAAACCCATCTTCTATCATTGCGTCATATAGCTCAGCCACTCTCTTAACACTATTTGCGTAAATAATACAAGATGAAACAGACAAATTCGAATAAATATCCTTTAATGCCATATATTTTTGTCTGTCATCATCCACTGCTACATAATATTGATGAATACCTTCAAGCGACAATTGCTCAAGCTTTACAGAAATTCGAACAGGATTTCTTACAATCTTATCTATAATTGGTTTAATACTTTCAGGAATTGTGGCGCTAAATAGTGCTACTTGAATATTATTGTTGAAATACTGGAAAATTTGATATACTTGTTCCTTGAATCCACTAGATAACATCTCATCAGCCTCGTCTAAAATTACCATTTTAATTTTTCTCGAAGTAATTCTGTTACGTTGCATCATATCTAAAACACGACCAGTGCATCCGCAAATAACATGTGGATGTAGTCTCTTTGAAAAATCATTGTTTCCAAAATCTTCCATATTTTGACCTCCATACAATGTTTGAACTCTTAGACTTTTCATTTGATCACCTAACGACTTATATACATTGGATGATTGAATTGATAGTTCCTTTGTTGGTGATAAAACTAAAATTTGTGTAAAATTATCCTCTTGTTTTACAATGGATAAACTTCCGATGGCAAATGTGGCTGTTTTACCAGTTCCAGATTGTGCTTGTGCTAAAATATCTCTTCTATCAATAAGTGGACGAATTGCCAGTCTTTGAATAGGACTAGGTCTTTCAAAACCATAACTATAAATTCCTCTTAGAAGTTCATCATTCAAATCTAATTCTTCAAAAGTGGTAATTTCACTTTCTACATTTTTATCTAAAATAATTTCGTCTTCAAAATTTGTTTCGCATTCAATATTATTTGTTTCGCATTCAATATTATTTGAAGCGTTATTATCAATAAATATTTCATTATTGTTATCATTATCGTGTATTTGTTCTACAGTTGACATTTTATATATATTATATATATTACAAAAATTGTATTTAAGCGTATTTAAAATTATTTATATATTATAAAAAAAAATTGATATAAAAATAATCACCTTATTATAAACTAATAATATAATGGCAACTACACTCAAGTATTCATTGGAAGATTTTAGAAATATTCGTTTTGAAGGTTTTAACTTTGTTTTACCTGAAGATACCATAACATTGATATCTAATTTGTCATTAGAGGTTGGTTCTCCAACTTATGTTAAGACACCTAATTTTCAAAAACAAGACCCTTCAAAAATGCCTGTAGGCGAATCAGCGCTTAATAAGAATAATAATAGAAGAAGAAATAAACCTCGTGAAATGGTAAATGACGAAGACTGGGAATCAGTTAGAAATTTTCAATCTACTAAAATTGAGCAAAAAGAAGGAGTTGAAATTAAGATTAATGATATTAAATTGTTATTAAATAAAATTACTGATAAAAATTATACTGAAAATAAGGATAAGATAATCGCAATTATGACAGAAAATAACGAGTATGATGAGCTGTTTAAAATAGGAACAACCATATTTGAAATAGCATCAAATAATAAGTTTTATTCGAAAATTTATGCTGATTTGTACACTGAGATAATGGGTAAGTTTGAAATTATGCACGAGATATTTGAGAAAAGTATTAGCGAGTTTCTTGAGTTGTTTAATGTTATTCAATATGTCGACCCTAAGGTAGATTATAATTTGTTTTGTAAAATTAATGTTGACAATGAAAAGCGTCAATCGCTTAGTTTATTCTTCGTCAATTTGATGATAAACGGGGTGATTAAAAAGGGAAGAATATTGAATATTATTAAGAATCTATTGACTCAAGTAAAGACCTTTATTTCGAAGGAAAATAAGAAGAATGAAGTTGATGAATTGACTGAAAATATTTCGATATTGTACAAAAAGGAATTATTTGACGACGATGATTTTGAGGACACTGAACTAGAGATAAACGGTACAAAGATTAATGATTTTATTGATGTGCTTGCTAATAGTAAAATAAAGAATTATTTGAGTTTTACAAATAAATCGTTGTTTAAATTTATGGATATGGTTGAAATGTAAGAGAATCAAATGTAAAGAAATATAAGAATATTTATAAAAAAGTAAAAAAGATAAAAAAGAAAATTATTACTTAAATGATATTATTTAAGTAATAAATATTATGAGCGAGAATATTAATTTTTTTTTAAATGATGATGATGATTCCAACGATGAATTAAATAATAATATTAGCTTAAATGATATTTTGAAAGAAATAAATGCTGATGAAGGGAGTTATTTACAAAATACCGATAATTTATTTCATGAAGTTGTAAACTACAATATAAACTATACTGTAAAACAATTGCTTCAAATATGCGATTATTATAATATTTTAAAAGAAGTTAAAATGACAAAATGCAATAAAGAAGAAATAATAAATACGATTGTTTTATTTGAAAGTAACCCAGACAATTATAACATTTCTTGTAGAAGAAAAAAATGTTGGTTTTATATCAATGAATTAAAAAACGATAGATTTATGAAAAAATTTATATTATGGAATTAAATATTGAATTAAATATTAATATTTAATGCTAATAAAATATTAAATATATTCATAAATTATATAAATATGGTATTATCAAAAATAGATAATGAAATAAGTTATCCTGAATTAAAAAGTGTCGATTCTGATGATTTTAAAAAAGAAGCTAATTTGTATCAAATTGAAATCGATGGTATTGAAGTTATTATTGCTGTTGGAAATTCTAAAAACACTTTCGAAGAGAAGAATATATTATTTTTTCCTGTTTATTTAGTGAAGCATAATAATAAGGTCATTCAAATAGGAGTTTATGAAATGAAAGCAAGTGATTATATTTCTCACTTAGATGATTCTAATAATTTAGATGTTGAAAAACTTAACGACCCTTTAATTTATAATTTTGTAACAGATAGTATGTTAAAGAAAAATAGAATGGAACCAGAAAAACCTTTAAGGAAAATTGATAAGGAAAAAGAAAAGGAAAAAGAGGATGAAGAAGAAGATGAAGACGAAGAAAGTAAGAATGAAATCGAAGAACCGATTGGCGAAATACCACCAGAGAGAAAAGGGTTATTTGTTTTTACAAAAGGTGTTCCTGTTCCGCCACTATTGAAAGAAGAAACTAAGAAAAAATCAGCTGAATTAACTCTTGAATACAATGGTAAATCAAGGGATTTAAAAAAGGACAACTGGGTTCAAAAATTCATGGAAAATAAAAATTATGATATTATTGATAATGAAGGTGGAGGTGATTGTCTGTTTGCCACAATTAGAGACGCATTTTCAAGCATTGCTCAACAAACATCTGTAGATAAACTAAGAAAACGATTATCGGATGAAGCTACTGAAGAATTATTTTTAAATTACAGAAAAAATTACGATGATGCTAAAAAAACGATTGTTGATGAAACAAATCAAATCAAACAATATGATATTGAATATGCCGCAATAAGACAAAGTTTTGCGAATGTGATTGACATGCACGAAAAGAAATTATTAGCTGATACTGCTACCGAAATAAAAAAATTACACGATAATCTAGTTCAAAATAAAAAAATGTCTAAAAAACTATTAGATGAATTTAATTTTATGGAAGGCATTGATACTCTTGAAAAATTAAAAAAGAAAATCAGACATTGTAGTTTCTGGGGTGAAACCTGGTCAATTTCTACACTAGAAAGAGTATTAAATATAAAAACTATCAATTTATCTAGTGAGAATTATAAATCAGATGATTTAACAAATGTTTTAAATTGCGGTCAATTAAATGACAATATTTTACAAAATAAAGGTGTGTTTACACCCGAGTTTTACGTGATATTAGACTATACTGGGTATCATTATAAATTAATTAGTTACAAGAAGAAACAAATTTTTAAATTCAGTGAAATTCCTTATGCTATTAAGAAAATGATTGTTGATAAATGTATGGAGAGAAACGCAGGTCCATTTGCCCTCATTCCTGATTTTCAAAGATTTAAAACAGGGAATGTAAAACCTGTTTTTAAAGAGCCTCAATATGAAGAGCTTACAGAGACTAAATTACGAGGGTTGTATGATGATGAGATCGTGTTTCATTTTTACTCTAAATCAAATGATAAACCACTTCCTGGTAAAGGAGCTGGAGAGAAAATACCGAATAATATGGTTAAGGAATTCACAGAATTGGCAAATATTAAAGAATGGCGTAAAAAACTATCTAATTTCTGGGTTCAAAAATTTACATTAGATAATCATCAATGGGCATCCGTAGAACACTATTATCAAGCTTCTAAATTTAAAAATGGTTTTCATGATTTCTATTTGAGTTTCTCTCTTGATTCTGGAACAGATTTATCAAAAGATCCTTCAATGGCTAAGGCGGCAGGAGGTAAAACAGGACTTTATAATGGTAAACTATTGCGTCCAGTTGAGGTGGGTATTGATGCCGATTTTTTCAGTAAAACTACAAATAGAGACAATAAAGAAATGTATGCGGCACAATATGCTAAATTTACACAAAATAAAGATTTAGAAGAATTGCTATTAGCTACTAAAAATGCTAAGCTGACACATCACGTTCGAGGAGCTGAGCCAGTTATTTTCGATAATTTGATGATGATTCGTGAAAAAATTAGACGACATAAGGAATAAATGTTTTAGACTTTTATTTTTAGATTTTTAGATTTTTAGATTTTTTAAAAAATATATTATTAGTTATTTTAATTATACTAATAATATATAAATGTCTGAAGCACAATTTGACGAAGTATTTCGAAAATTAGAAAAGGTAATTAAAGAAATTATTACCAAACGAGAATATGAGAGTATTACAGGACAAAAATTTTATGATAAATTTAAAGTTGAGTTTGGTATTTTATCGAGTCCAGCATTAAGAGCTGGTATAAAATTACAAAAACAAACAATTATTGACATGTTTGATGAACATGTTAGTGAGTTTAAAGAGTTTTGTACTTTTTATCCACATGATATTAATGCTGGTGTAAAAACAATTTTAAATATAATGATTGGTTATGCGAATAATAATGAACTTGAAAACGAATGGAAAAGATATAAGGAGAAATCACATGGTGGTAAAAGCAGAAAATATAGAAACTTTTCAAAAAATCGAAATAAGACTAAAAATAACAATAAAAATAAGAAACCTAGAAAATGGTCTCAAAAATATAAAGACAGTATTAATTGTAAACGACCGAAGGGTTTCTCTCAAAAACAACATTGTAAATATGGTCGTAAAAAATAATTTAAAAACTATTCTATAAATTAATACATAATAAATAAATGCAGTTTAACTCTGTAGAAGATGCCATCACTCATTTGGAAACGCAAGTTTATAATTTAACAAAAACTTGCGATAATCAGGCGAAAAAAATTGAAAATTTAGAAGATGCTCTTTATCATTTACTAGCTTTATTAAATAAATCTGAAAATTCTGATAAATCACAAGAAATTGATGAATTAATAAAAATATATGTCCATAATTGTAATTTATATTCTAAAAAAGTTTAATGACAATTTGATCCTTGTTGGTCTGCTTTTGGTATTGTACTATTTGGACAACAACCATATCTGGTTCCAGCACAACCACCAATTAATGGTTTATTAGGACAATTTGAGCCTTGTTGATCTGCTTTTGGTGTTATATTGTCAGGACAACAACCATATCTAGTTCCAGCACATCCACCAATTTGTGGCTTAGAAGAACAATTTGACCCTTCTTGATTTATTTTAGAATTTATTCCATCTAGACAACATCCATACTGTGTTTGAGTGCAATTACTTTGAACAGAAGACGAATCTGTATTTGTATTTTCAGTATTAGAACTAGTAGCGTTATTTAATGCTACAAATATTATTAAAAGTGCTACTAATATAATTATTACTATTGATAATTCCATTATATTAAAAGTAAATAATAAAATAAAATAATAATAAATCAATATAACAATTTTTAAATAATATATGTAATTTTATTTAAAAATAAATAGAGTACTATAATAAGAATGAAATTAACAGAAAAAAGCAAACATTTAATGTCATTTTTTTTAAAAAATAAATTACTTACTGAAAGCAAACATTCAAACAAAACAGATTCTATATTCTTAACTCTTTATGACGATATATTAAACGCATACGTATATTTATCAACTCTTAAAAAGAATAAAAGAGAGAAATATTACAAATTAACTATTAAAAAGATTCTTTCAGCTCAACAAATTACTAAACCGAAAAATTTCAACTCAAATAGTTTCCCAAAAGAAATTAGACAAACTATTGATGATAATTCATCAACAGAATTTTTATATACTTTTTCTCTCTTTGATAGGAATATAAAATTGTTTTTTGTAGTTGAAGAATCTATCGATAGAATAAAGATTGAAACTTATAACAAACATGTTGATAACATAGTAATATGGTTATATATTTTAAATGAATATGGTTCTAAAAAGTGTTCGCCTAATTTCACGACTTATTTTTATTTTACTAAACTTGAGAAAAAAATACCTGTATCAAATATAGATATTATTGACCAAATCCATGTAAATACTGGATTCACAACTACTTGCCCTGTAGATTCTGAAATAGTTATATTTAGAGAAGAAGAATGGTTCAAGGTTTTTATTCACGAAACATTTCATAATTTTTCACTCGATTTTTCAGATATGAACAACACCACTTGTCACAGAACTATATTAAATATTTTTAATGTAAATTCTCAAGTTAATTTATATGAAGCATATACTGAATTCTGGGCAGAAATAATGAATGTATCAATTTGTAGCTTTTTATCATTGAAAAAGAAGGATGATGAGGAAGAATTTTTAACCAATTGTGAATTTATAGTAAACTTTGAGAGAACACATAGTTTTTTCCAAATGGTTAAGGCTCTTGATTTTATGGGACTCAAATACCACGATTTGTATCATAAAGCCCGTGAAAGTGAGGTTATGAGAAGCACATTATATAAAGAAAATACAAATGTGTTAGCATATTATGTAATAAAAACAATAATGTTGAATAATTACCAGTCTTTTTTGTCGTGGTGTAAAACAAACAATCTTTCTCTCTTACAGTTTAAAAAAACAGCATCAAATCAAAGTGAGTTTTGTAGGTTTATAGAAAAAAATTATAAAAATAAGACTATGCTTGAAAATGTAGACAAAATAGAAAATTTTTATTATAATATTAAGGATAAATCATTGACCTCTAATAAGGGTTCTGGTAAGAACGATGTTTATAATTTTATATTTAATAATATGAGAATGAGTATTTGCGAAATGGGTTAAGAGATTTTATTTATTATGTTGAAAACAGTAATCACAATCATTTATACTTTCTCTCTTACATTGACTTCCAGACTGTGTTTGTTGAACACATCTTCTACTTGTATTGTTGTTTGTAGTATGTTTTATAAGAGTATTTAATTTAGGTGTAATATATTTGTAACTACCATTACCAATATATTTTTTATTTGCCCTCCAGGCTTCACTTGCCTCATCAAAGTCAATATTGACTTCATAGAGCGCTTTATTTTCGTATGTGGTTTGACTTCGAGTGTTCATTCTAATAAGTATTTTATATTAATTTAATAACTACAAAATGATTTCAATTTTTTAATTTTATTTTTTCCTTCTAGATGACTTGGGTTTTCTCATATTATTTTTCCTTGTTTTATTTTTGGCTCCTCCAATATAGCTGTCTCTATCATCAGGACCACCTCTTATACCTCTATAATAATCTACAGAGCCATTTGGATTATAAACAGGACCTGTATTCGATGTTGGTTTACTAAACATACTAAAAATCCCTCCCATAGTATAATATATATAGATTAACATATAATTATTTATTTTAAAATTGAAATTATAAAATTAACTCTTATACAAATACATAACTAAATATATTTGTATAAAATGGGCATCAAACATTTAAATCGATTTCTAAGAACAGAATGCAGTAATTCAATCAAATTTGTATCAATCGCAGAACTAACTGGTAAAAAAATTGCCATTGATATAAGCATATATATGTATAAATTTCACTCTGATAACGTGCTGATAGAAAACATTTATTTAATGCTCTCTATTTTCAGGCACTATAAAATAACACCTATCTTTGTCTTTGACGGTAAATCCCCTACTGAAAAAAAGGCACTACTCGAAAAACGGCGAGCTGATAAGAAAGCGGCAGAAAAACAATATAATAAATTGAAAAAAGAGCTGTCTGAAAATAACGACATTGATGAAGCAGATAAACAAGAAATAATAAGCAATATGGATTTATTAAAAAAGCAATTTGTATATATAACTAGAGAAAAAATAGAAGAGGTGAAAGATTTGATTCGAGCATACGGGGCTACTTATTATGACGCTCCTGGTGAAGCAGATGAATTATGTGCTCAGCTTGTTATAAAGAATAAAGTGTGGGCGTGTTTAAGCGAAGATATGGATATGTTTGTGTATGGTTGTCAACGAGTAATTAGGTATATTAGTTTATTGAATCACACGATTGTTTTATATGACAACAAAGAAATACTAAATACACTTCAAATGGAGCAACAAGAACTGCGTGAAATTTGCGTTATATCTGGCACTGATTATAATATGTATAATGATAATAATAAGAATGCTCCTAATTTAC